TTGTGAAGGTGAATCAGATCAACCAATTTGTATGTATGAACTTGGTAGAAATATTTGTAGAATGCAAATGAGATTTCCTACTGATTGGGATATAAGATTAATTATTACATCAGAATATAATTACAAAAGAGCTAAAGATGTTTCTATACAAACAATGCTTGCTACTGATCGCATAACTATAAATTCTAATATTGCTCAACATATAGACAATATATTTGAAGCTTTTATATATATTTCTTAGATAATGGATTACCAACTTCGTAGAATACCTCTATAACGCTCTATTTTGCCTTTTAAGGCCTGTTTGGTATATTCTTGGTAGATTTATACCTTGAAATATGAAATGGGCCTTTATGGGCATTGTGGTGCGTTACAGAGGCATATAAATATGGGATTATATTTTTTTTGAAAAAAAAAAGAAAGGGAGTAAAAGTACCTCCCTGAGTTTTTATTCCATGCAGTTTCCTACAACACCCATTATACGTGTTAAGCAGCTGCTACAAATGTGTCTCACTACCTTATTAGTAATATTACAATTTGTGCCTTCCCACTCAATCTTATAAGGGAGTTCATAGGGCTTACTCAACTCGTGAATATCCTTTACTCCTTCTTCAAGTACTGTACCACATAAATCACAACGATCCTTTAATAAATTTGTTCCAAGTGTCATAACTTTATCCTCCTTTAAAATAAGTTTTATTTGATTTGTGTTACTTGTTCCTGTCTATAATATGAAATTTCTTTCTCGCGTCGCTAATTTTTACAATCATAATATAGGAACCACAATATTAAATTATGGAGGTAGAACATTATGACAAAAAGGGAAAAGATATTTTTAGGAATCATCATTTTCTTACTGTTGGTATGTTTATCAGGGTGTGGTAATGAATTACCAAAGGTAGAAGATAATTCTATAACTGAGGAGATTGTTATCAAACCTATCGAGGTAGTACCAATAACAATCAAGGAAATTGAGATTGTTAAAGATGAAAATGTAACAACTTGGGATAATGCAAATATCCAAACATGGGATGATATTAAGTGATTCTAATAGACCTTAGCAAGTCTTTAAACTGCTATTTTTTTCAAAGATATTTACAAAAAAAAAAGAAAAAGAGCCGTTATTTAAAACAGCTCTACATCGATTTTGTAACTGATTTCATAAGAACCAGTTTCGGTCTCATGAATACCAACATCATATTTAGCCCAATCTTCAAGAGCTTCTTTATAATGTCTTAATCCTGCTTCTTTAGTTCCATATATTTCGGTTACTTCTTTCCATGTTATTGTATTTCTCATATTTACTCCTTTCCTATAAAGAGAGTTTATTATAGTTGTCTCTCTTCTATAATAGTTCATTTCTTTTACGCGAGTATTTATACGCATATTATAGCAACCTATAAACAAAGATATTTAATCTTAATGGAGGTAGAAAGATGACAAAAGAAAAATTTGGAAAAATTTGTATTTATGTATTAAGCATTTGTTGCGTTATTCTTATGGTTGTAATGGTATGGGGTATATTTACAGCATATAAAATGGGTATCGATAAGGGACGAGAAGAAACAGTCCAGATGGTTACCGATTTTACTGATAAGTATAACTTCAATGAAATACAAAGTAAGGAAAATGGCGGTATAATGGCATGTTTTGGTAGTACAAAATATTTCCCAAATAGTAATAATACGTTGTTAAATTGCTACTATGATTGGGATGGTAGTTTAAAAATCAGTTTAAAGGATGTGACAAAGTAATTTTGGTTTAAAAAATCAAAATGGGTAGTAAAGAGATTTGCTACCCTATTTTTTTCGCTAAAATCTATGTTCATATTATGCAGCATAATAAAAGATATTTATCACAAAATTATGGAGGTAGAAGAATGAAGAAGATTTCAAAGAATCAGATTTGGGCATTGTTAGTAACAGTATTCTGCGTAGCTATCACATTAATCTTAATGGTAAGTGCGTATAATGTAGGGCGTCAAACTGGAAGAGAAGAAACAATCCAGATGATTGACGAAGACCTGAGTGTATATACATTTACAATTGAAGATAAAGGTGGATGGCGTTGCGGATTAATGTCACATGAAACAACTTATACAGACCCAGGTGAACTTTGGGATGATGCAATTCGTACCGAGTATAATTGGGACGATGGTAAATTACATCTGAGTTATACACATCATTAAGTTGATGAAAGTCGTTAAGGCGCGACTTAAAACAAGGCCTTATTTTTTTTAAATATGACGAGAAAAAAGAAAAGGACTATATTTCAGTCCTTTGTTAATTTTCCAGCCCATATGCCGAATAACAAACTTGGTATAATAGACCAGAGTATAGCATTAATTGTTTCCATATGAAGCCATACTTGTAAAGTTCCAAATATTGCAAAGAATGCTGCTCCACTTCCTATTAAAAATAATGTTATTCCTGCTAAAATTTTTAACATTTTTTTCATATTTATATCCTCCTTTTCCTTTCTATAATATAATATTTCTTTTACGCGAAAACTAAAGGGACTTTATTTTGTCCCTTAGTCGAAGATTGTTAATCACAGACTTGCTATAACCTGCAGACCTACTAAAAGTCCGTAGATCAAAATCAGACCTAAAGCTGTGTTTAATAAACCTTCTACAAATTTTTCATTACTTAAAATGCTCATCATAAAATACTTTATTCTTGTCATAAGCATTTCCTCCTTTCTCTTCCTATAATAGGGTATTAGTTTTTAGCGTCGCGTAAAAATAACCAAACACTTTTTTTAAAAAACTGAAAGTATTATTTTCAAAACGCGTAAAAATAACCAAACACTTTTTTAAAAAACTGAAAGTATTATTTTCAAAAACGCGTAAAAATAACACATTATTATAGACAGGAACAGATAAAATTATAATCTGTACTGTCAACAAAAAATATAAAAACAGGAGGAAATTTTATGAGCGTACAGTTTAATGAAAATTTAGGAAAGTGGGAAGTAACAACACCTAGAAACGATATATGGTTTTACCCTGGAAATATGACTTCAAATGAAGCATATGAACAGGCTTGGGAAGACTATAAGGAACAGATGTATTCTAGATAGTTATTAATCCAAAAATGAAATAACATTAGTTGGCGCAAAGGGGAAATACGTCCCCTTGTTTTTTCATTTTTCTTACTTTATTCGATCTCAAAGATATTTCGCAAAAAAATTTACTCTTATATTGGAAAGGAAGATAAAAGGGAGTTATACCCTGTTAATATCGTATAATGGGAGATTACGCCGATATTAGATCGGAGACGATAGTTCGAAGCTATCTAAGGTCCTTTCTTTTTTTCTTAGATGAATATAACGAAGCTAAGGATGAAATGCAGTCTGCTTTTAGCAGAGTGTTTTTTTTAAATATTCGCATTAAAAGATATTTATATAATGAAGAATAGGAAAGTCTAGTAATAGATGAATTGGGTAATGATTTAAAATTCATGCCGGTTCGAATCCGGTTCTATTCTTTTTTTCGCTAAAATCTCCATTCATATAATGCAGTGTAAGTAATACAAAAATAAAACATATGGAGGTATTGAATATGAAGAAGAGAACAAAAGAGTATATTGGACTTTTTATTCTGGACATGACACTTATCATTTATGGATTTATTTTGGGCAGGATTACAGCACCAAGCAAGAATGAAAAGGAGGATGAAGATGAAGAATAGAAAGAATTCAAAAGGGGCTTAATGCTCCTTTTCTTTTTTCTCGCATAAAAATAACATTATATTATGCAGACTTGAAAGTAAAACCTTATAGGTTTGATATAAATTATGTTGATAGGAGGTAATATGATTTATTGAAAAAGCTATAAGCAAGAACTATAACAGTCGTAAAAGAAATAGAAGAGAAGCGATACAAAATAAATTCTCTTCTAAAATTTTTATACGCGAAAATATAGTAATCGCACTTTTCATAAATGAAAACTGAAGTTATTATTTTTTAAACGCATAAAAATAGCATCTTATAATGAGAAGGATACAAACGAATAATTTCGATTTAAGTATTTGAACGATCAATCAAGTATTTAAACCGAAACTGTTCATATGTCGTATCCTCTTGTTGGCAAGGGAATTGAGATTGCACTAGTTTAAAGACTGAAAGCAGTTTAGTTCCCTTGCTTTGTTTTTTAGATTGAACGAAGTGAGAACTGCAGTTTTCTAAAAGAAAAGTACGCTAAAATATTTATTTATATTATAGCAAGTAAACATTTTACATAATAAAGGAGGTAGCTTATGAAGAAAGTTATTGAAGAGTATTATTGTGATTGTTGCGAAAAACAGGTTGAAAGTAAAGATAAACTTTATTATCATGATATATATTTATATGATGATGAAATAAATAGAAGATTATTTGCAACTCATGGAAATTTCTGCAAAGAATGCAATAATAAATATAATAATGACTTAAAGAGTATAATAAAAATACTTTCTAATCATTATGGAAATGATATTAAGAAAGATAAAGAAGAGGAAGATGACCTCTTATAAAAACATCAAGTCCTGAGAGTGGACTATAAATACTCTCGCAATTTTTTTGTCTCATAATATGGTAACTATAAAAAATATTATGGAGGGCTTAGCCTATGTTAATGAGTACTTACAGAGAATTGACTACAAACAAAGCAGTGAAGGCAGCGCAACGTGATTACTATGAAATTATGGAAACTAAAGAAGATTATGATTTAGGTCTTCGGAGAGTTGATCATCATTTTAGGCACGTATGCAAGAAAGCTAGTGTTTATAGGCATGGAAGAAGGAACGCGTTATACAGCAAGTAAGCCAGGTAATTTGTAATAGAAACAAAATGAGTAGGACCTTATGGTTCTATTCGTTTTTTAAATAGTTTCGCTAAAAATAATGCCTCTAATATGCAACAGTAGTTATTATACAACTAATTTATGGAGGTAGAAGAATGAAGTTTAATTTTAGTTTAGAAAGTGATAACCTTGAGGATGATCTTAAGAAGATTATCGAGACAGTAACTGAAGCAATTTGCAGAGATACTGATAGAGAGCTTACGAGAATGAAAGCACTTAATCAGGTTAATGCAACTGAACAGGTTAAGGGACTTGATAACCGAATTGATGGAGTTGAATCTAGGTTGAATCTTTGTGAAGTAGATTTAAAGAAAGTAAAAGAATCTACTAAAAAGAGTGATAAGTAACTAACAGGCGGTCCTGAGCAAGACCTAAAACTGCTCTTATTTTTTCAGATCGAATATAGTGAAAAGAATCGCGAAATTTATGTTTTATATATTGGAGCGGTAGGGCTCGTGGATGTAAATTTTAGATGGTTTATATAGATATTTGAAATGATCAAACAAGTGTCTATACAAGCCAGATAAAGTTTGCATATCTACATATCCCTACCTCTTCCAAGTCGAGAGGGCTGCAAATAATTTCGGTCCTCTCGCATTAAGTTTTTAGAGAAGGACGACACGTAATAAAATGAAGTGTTGTGCATCTCGCATTAATTTTTGAGCAGAGTGATTAAGAAAGGAGACTAAAATGAAAACTTACAAGATTTACTTTGTATCAGGAAAAGAAATAACAGTTGGTGCAGGTTATGTGCAATATTTACATGAAGCTAACATAAATAAAAATATGTTAGTTTTTTATAATGATAAAGATGAAGTAATTGGAGCGTTTGATTTAGATAAAGTACTTGGTGATATGGTAATGGCTCCTAATGATGAAAATGAACAAAAAGAATCCAAACCAATAGGATTCCAAGCACCAGAAACGCCAGAAGAAAAAGAACCTGAAGTAAAAGAGAAACCTAAGAAAAAAGCACCTAAAAAGAAAGGAGAAAATGATTAATATGACAGATTCAAAAGACTACATTCTTGAACATATGATTAAAGATTTTAAAGAAGCTAGATTTAGAGGTTTTTATATAATTCCTACAGACGAAGAATATGACCAGGATTCGGGTTATAATTTAATACAAATAGTTGGATATAATTATAATGAGGATAACACTAAAATATATTATGATTTCGGTGATTGTCATGATGTTATAAATTTAATGAATTTTGGTATGACTGGTTTATCAATGGATATAGAACATGATAATGGTCTTGTTAGGGTTTTCTGGAATGATAGGAAACCAAGAAAAATTAATTCTATAGATGCATTCTTATCAATATTTACAGTATATGGAGAGGAGATTATTTAAATCGGTACATTAAGACAGGAGGATAAAATGACACGAGACTTTGAAGTTTGTTATTCTACGATAGCTAGTAATATTAAAAAGTTAAGAAAGTTTCATGACTTAACGCAGGTTGAGATGGCTAAGTTATTAGATATAGAGCCACAATATTATGCAAGACTTGAACGTGGAGATGATCCAGATAGGAAATTTACATTAGAAAAGGTAATAATAGTTTGCAGTATTTTTAGAGTAACACCAAATGACATAATAACAAAGTTACCAAATGTAACACCAATTACAGAAAGAAATTATAGATATTCTATAGAATCAATGCTTAAGGATTTAAGTCAGGAACAACTAGAAAAAATTTATAAGGAGATCTCATCGTATGACAACAGAAGAAATCATGCAGAAAATTGTGGAAGCTAATATTTTTGATCAGCATGACATTGCAACAATTGAACGTGGATTAAAGTTCCAGGAAATGTACAATATTATGTTAAATGAATGTTTATTTAAAGATACTAATACAAATATATTTAATTTTAAATATCAAGTAGGCCAGGCATTCGGAAAAGTTAAAGGTCATTGTCCTGATTGTCTACATTGTATGAAAATCTCATCTGTTAATACAAAAAATAACAACAAAACAGTAAAGTATGCTTGTAACAGGACTAATAAAGATGTATATGAATATAATACTTGCGAATTCTTTGAAAGGATTGAATGCTAGGTCTGTTCGCGAATTTGTACTGCGCTATAATGAGGTGGATAGCCCCTCGAGTGTGAAGAAAGTGACTTAAGAAATTAATTAGGTTGCTTTCTTCTTTCTTTGAAAGTTAGCTCAATCGGTTTGTGATTGGGTAGACTTTCTTCTTTCTTTGAAAGGAGATAATAATGGATAAATTTTTAGAAGAATTAAATGAAAACCTTAACAAAGTATATCAAAAGAAACTCAAAGAAGGCAAGCACTTCATATCAACTTCAGAGTTATTTACTGGAGTAAAAGAGTATATGGATATAGGTGAATATTTTGAGAGATTCTGTAATGATCATACTACCGGATGGAAATTGAATATGTGACTGAAAGGAGAAAATAAATGTATACAAAGACAGTAACTTATAAAGATTATGCAGGAAAAACTCATAAAGAAACATTAAATTTTGAATTAAATACTATTGATGTACTGGAAATGCATTATGGAATGCCAGGTGGTATTGTTAAAGCAATTGATTCAGCGCTTAATGATAAAAATCCATATGGTTTATTAATGATGCTTAAAACATTTGTATTAATGTCATATGGTAAATTAAACAAAAGTAAAACACAATTTGATAAGTCAACAAATGTTAAAATGAAATTCATGTCATCAAAAGCATATCCTGCATTTATGGAAATATTATTATTTGATAAGACTGGTAAAGAAGTTAATGAATTTATGGATAAAATAATTCCAGAAGAAATACAAGAAAAAGCTGAGAATAATAAATATAATATTAACTTAGATTTAGATTTAAAAAATTTAAATAAGAAAACTATATTTGATGATTTAAGTAATTTAGGATTTAAACTGAAAGATGATTAATATAAAAAATAATAACTATAAGGAGAAAGAATTTATGACAATTAAAAGATTAAAAGAGATGATTGAAAATTTACCAGATGATATGCGTATATATGCAGATGATGGTAAAACAGGTATGTTCACTAATAATAGTGAATTTGTTCTTGCTATTCCTCATGGCGATATGTGTGTTTTGCAAACTAAAAATAATTTTGATGCAAATAATGAAATTACAGCTTGGTATGATACTGCAAAAAATAATGGCATTGATGCTAATGCTTTCTGGAAAAGTTTTTATGAATCAGGTTATGATTATGATGATTTTGTAGATCCTAAAATGCAAGAAGAAGCTCTTAAATTTAGAAAGGAGAATTTATGAAGCGAGATGTCTTAGAATCAATTATGAACAAATGTAAGTCACATAAACCTTTAACTATTGATGAATACGACAAGTTAGGTAAAACATTAAATTTATTATATGGTGATTTAAATAATTTGGATGATTTTGATATACAGTTAGATTATCCTATAAATTTAATCTTTTGTATATTTGGTGAACATAAACAGGTAGCTATTAATGATGAAAAGTCTGTAAAGGAAGTCGAATCAAATATAGACTACATCTTATGTAATTTAATGGAAGCTAGAGAAGCAAATGTTCTTCGTATGAGGTTTAAAGGTAAGTTATCTCTTGATGAGGTTGCAAAGATATTAGATCTTACAAGAGAAAGAGTAAGACAGATTGAAGCTAGAGCTTTGAGAAAAATGAGACATCCAAGTAGAGCTAAGGCAATATTTACACCTTATAGACTTTCTCAGGAAATAAAAGAGAGAACTGAAGTACTTGATCAGAAGAATAAAGAACTTGCAGGACTTATCACAAAATGTTTAGATCAGATAGATACTTTGTCAAAAGCACTTGATAGTGTTGGTATTAAAGTAAGTACTGAGAAACCTAATACATATGTAACAACTTTAGCAAGAAACATTAATGAATTTGAATTTTCTGTAAGAGCATATAATTGCATGAAGAGAGCAGGTATTAATACAATTGGTGATCTTACCGAGAAAACAGAAGAAGAAATGCGACAAGTTAGGAATCTTGGTCGTCTTGGTTTCGAAGAAATAAAGGATAAGTTAACAAGTCTTGGTTTAAGATTTATGACTGATGAAGAAAGAAAAGAGAATCCAATTCATACAAGAGATGAAATAAAAGATATTTGTAAGAATTGTGAGTATAACTATCATGGCGAATGTCGTAATGAATTTGTATGGTGTGATAGTTGTGAGAATGGTTGTGTGAACTATAGAAATTCGGATGAATGTGATGCTGATGCCGATGATAATGATAAACCTAATCTTTATTTTTGTGAGTCTTGTTCAGCATTCAAAGGTAGAAATAATAAATGTACAGCTGGACATACTTGCAATGTCGAAATAGAAGGTTGTAAAGATTATGTTCAGCATCCATATTATTGAAATACTGTAGAATAGCCCTACAACGCTCTATTTTGCCTTTTAAGGCCTGTTTGGTATATTCCAGGTATATTTTATCAAGGAAATATGAAATGGGCCTAAATGGGCATTCTGGTGCATCTGAAGGGTATTTCTAGAAAGGAGAAAAATAAATGACAGAAGATTTTGAAAATGAAGAATATGGAAGAGGTGAAATTCATACTACATATAATTTATTATCAGATGGTTTCTTTGGTTTTTTATTATCTAAAGACATGGAAGCAGAATCATTAGAAGATTTAAGTGCATGGATGGAAAAGAATAGGCCTTGGATTGATGATGTTGTCAGACATACATGTGAACGAATAAAAATAATTAAAAGAACAGAAATTATTGCAGATAAGGAGATTGGTGAAATATGACAAACGACGAAAAAATTGAAGAGATATTTAGAGAGACCGATGAGTTTTTTAAAAAGAAAGTAAGAGAAACATTTGGACTTGGCGAGCAGGCTAAAATAGTAGATATTTGTGATGGATCTATTACGGATATTTATGATGTATTGAACGATTGTTACTTTGACGAAGATGACGAAAGATGTAAAACATGCTCCGGTTTTAAACTTTGCCAGAAAATGGAAGAATTAGGTTATGATGAATGGAATGAACTTGAATATGAAGAACCTGACGGATATGCAGATGAAATGGAAACTACAACAACAATATCAAATAATGGTATTTCCTGGTAAATTAAAAAAAGGTGATAATAAAATATGAATAAAGTAACATTAGAAGAAGTTTTAACATTTTATGAATCTAAAACAAATGAAGAACTCTTACAAGAAGTTCAAGATATTTATTATAGCTATCCAGTTTCTGGCGGAATTAGAAGAAGGAATTTCTATAATAGAATAAAAATGAATGGTAAAACTGTTAGAACAGTTGTTGCTGGTCATTATAAAAGAATTAGTATGGAAATATACATTAAATTCTTACTTGTAGGTCCTTGTCCGGAATGGTTGATACCAGAGCATACTGTAACAGAACAAGAAAAATTATCCAAGAAACAAAGAAATAAAGAAATTGCAATAAAGAATAAAAAATTGTACCAGCATATGTATTATTTAAATGTAACAAAAGAGAAACGTAGACTTCAAAAAAATTCGCAAAATAATTCCTTTATAATATAGAGGAGGTGACAGCCTATGAGTAAATATAAGGGAAATAAATACCTTGTGGATAATGAAACAGGTCGTAGCACTTTGGTAGACGATGATATAGAAATCATTACAAATGATCTAGAGGAATATATGTATAATAAACAATATTTCCTTTTAGGTAAGTATGACGATAATATAGTCTATACCAAAACAGACTATAACAAGAATATTCACAGGAAATATATTCTTAGATTAGTTTAAAAGTTACAAAAGGAGTATCAAAGATATTTGGTACTCTCTTTATTTTCAGATTGAATGAAGTAAAGTGAGGTAATTATGTTAACATTTATAACAGTAATGGTTGTCTTTATATTTTTTATAGGTTGCGCAATATTTAATAAAGTATGCAGAATGTTTAATATTATGATGGCAAACCAGAGAATTATAACTGACAACCAAAAAGTAATTATGGAAAAGATAAAACAAATAAATGGAGGTAATAAGAATGGAACTTCTAACAATAATACTATTAACACTGACATTTAGCATTACTATTGTAAATTTAGTAGTATTAAAATGGATTTGGAAAGATATTGATCATATTGATAATAAATGCTATGCAACTATGTCGATAATCCATGACGAAGCAGAAAAGACTAGAGAATATTTAAAAGCTGAAATAATAAAGTCAGAGAATGGATATGTATACTATGAACCAAATGAAGAAAACGAAACTAGTTGATGCAAGATGCATTAATTGTAAATTTTATGTTAAATACAAACAATATTGTGAGAAACATAAAATGCCAACAAAAAAGACAAGTATGTGTCTACAAATTGAAAGGAAAGATATTTAATGGCGTATCGAGTTGAAGAATTTGATTCTCAAGGAAGATTTCTTATATGCGAGATATATGATACTATTGAAGAAGCTAGGGATTTTAATAGAGTACACCTAAGTAGAAATCCTAGTCATTATATCAAAACATATAGATGTAATAGTAAAGGAAATAGTTACACACATAAGGAAGTTGTTTTATAAGGAGGTATTAACATTGGTTTACAATGATGATGAAATAAAAAACTTAATGAAAGAAAAGAACTTAACAGAAAAACAGGCAAAAAGAAAGATATATTGTCGAGAGTGGTATAAGAACTTTTATAGTGAACACCGAGATGAACGGTTAGAATATTATAAACAACATAGAAAGGAGAAAAAGGAGAATAAAATACTAAACACTTTGCTCTAAAATCTGAGCAAACTGAAATCTCATTTTAAGAAAGGAGAATAAAATACTAAACACTTTGCTCTAAAATCTGAGCAAACTGAAATCTCATTTTAAGAAAGGAGAAAATTAAATGAAAAAGATATTTTGTTTAATAATGATTATATGTATTTTAGTTTTTACAGGATGCGATGATTATAAAGCAAAAATTACTTCAGTTCAGGAACAAAATAAAGACAACACAAGTATGTTTATACTTATTGAATCAGCAGATTATTGCTATGACGTAGTTTATCATAAGGATACTAAAGTAATGTATGCTATAAGCAGAGGTACTTATAATCGTGGAGTATTTACACTATTAGTTAATCCCGATGGTAGTCCAATGATATACGAAGAGAATTAAATTAAAGGAGGAAATTGATTAATGAAGAAAAAGCTTAAAGATTGTACAATACAAGAACTATTTGATTTATGTAATGAATTTGGTAAATATTGTTCTTCAGAATGTCAGTTTGATGATATATCATTATGCCCAACAGATGGCGGTTGTCCTATTGCAAGATTAATGAACTATGAAGATAAGGAAATAGAAATAAAATAAATAATAAACACTTTGCTTTAAAATCTCATTTTATGAAAGGAGTATAAAATGCCATTTTTAGTTGAATATTTACAAGATATTCCAAAAGATTGTGGAGAATGTCCTTGCAGTATACATATAACACCAAAAGAAGTATATTGCAATGCAAGACAAAAACACTTTGAAGTAACTGATGGAAGACCTGAAGAATGTAAAATAATTGATTGTAATGAGAAAAAAGAAGCAGACCCTTCAAAATATCATATTTGTTTAAATTGTATATTTAATAATGGTGAAGCAATGCATAATAAGATCATATGCGGTTATATTAAAGGTAATCATACAACTATGTATAAAAATGAATTTGATACTTGCGTAAATTGGTTTTATAAAGGAGAAACAAATGCCAAATTGGATTGAAGGAACATTAAAAATTCGTTCTAAAGATATTAATGATATTAAAAATTTTTTAAAAGAAGCTGTTGGTTATAGTTGCCATGCTTGTCCATTGTCAAGAGAAGAAAAAGCTAAATGTTATGAAATAAATTATAAAGAACGACCTTGCGAAACTAATAACGAAATTAAACCGTTTAATAAAAATGTTAAATATGATGAGTCTTATGACGATGGAGATTATGTAATACTAAAAGATTTATTATTTGTTAAAGATGGTCCAAGTAGAGCATTTATTAATAAAGAAGACGAAACAAATGAAGAATATATAAATATTGAATCTCCTATATTAGTAATGCGTGTACAACAAGCTTGGGGATTTGATGCTGAAGGTTGGCTTGAATTAGCAAAGAAGTATCATATAGATATTCGTTTATATGGTATTGAACAAGGTATGCAATTTGTACAAGAATTGGAAATAATTAATGGCGAAGTAACTATTGACAGAGAAATACATTATAAAGATTGGGATTGGGAATGTCCTTTTCCAAGAATGGGAGGTTAATATGAGTAATGAAGAACATTATTTTGAAAATTTAATTCATCATGGAAGCGATGAAGTTGCGGGTAATTGTAATAAAGATAATATTAAACCGGAAGTAAGACAAGCTATAGAAACATGTTATTATTATGTTTTATTTAATTTATTTAATTCAAGAGAAAATTTAGATGAGTTTTTAGAAGATCGCAAATGGTAAAGGAGGCTATTACAAAATGAGAAAGGCATTTGCAATATTATTATGTGTATTGCTTTTATGCACAGGTTGTGGCAATCATCAGTTTATCGATACTACTTGGACATATAATTATGCGATCATCGAGTTGCCAAATGGTGAAATTATAGAAGGTAAAGTAGAGTCTTGGAATGATTATGAAGGAGAACAATTACAGGTAAAGATAAATGGAGTAACTTATCTTACAAATTCATTCCATTGTGTTTTGATGCAAAAGTAAGGAGAGAATAATATGAACGACGAAGTAAATATTCAAACTGAAGGTTTATGCAAAGAAGTAACTACTTGTGTTATTAATGCTTATGAAAAAGGATACAAGCAAGGATATAAACGAGGTTATAAAGAAGGGGAAGATATAGAACAATCAAATGCTGCTATTACAAAAGAAGAAGTTGCAAAGCTAGAATATGAGCATGGATTAAATGATGCTTGGGAGTGTGCAAGGAAAATATGGAGAATGTCACCTTATGAAAGAGCAGAGATATTTCATGATAAAAACTGTATGCTTGAACATACCGCATCTAAAGCAATTCAGATGATTAAAGAGTATGAAGAAAAGAAAGAAATAGGGAATGATATTAAGATTGGTGATGAAATTGAATATGAATCTCATGGTAAAGGCATCGTTACTCGTATATATGATAATACACTTACAATTACTTGGCTTGAAGATGGCACATTTAGCATAATTCATAATTGTATGGCCAAGAAAACTGGTAAGCATTATGATTGTATTGCTGAAATATTTAAAAATGGAAAGGAAAATTAAAATATGCCAAAAATAAATGTAGAAATGGAAATTGATGAAGGGAAAGCATTTCGTATATTATTAGAAGCTTTACATGCAGATCTAGATGAAGATATTAGAGAAGATGCTTTTGACGTAGAAGATGGAGAAATTGTAGTAAGAAATTATGATGATAGAGGCGAACTTTACCTTGCATTATATCATCTAGCTACAAAGATATTTCCTAATACTTATTTTAGAAGTATGTTTGACGACCCAAGGAAATTGATGACTAAATTATATAAAGAAAAAGAAAGACAGGCGAACTAAATGAGAGAATTTAAACGTGGAGGCATTATAGTTGATACATGTAATCCAAATGATGACACACATTATTTAATACTCAAAGAAAGAAAAAATAGTTTCTATTGTCTTGACACTATAGATTTTGAACCAGTTACTATTGGTAAAGATTGGATCAATCAGTATACAATTGTCGATAGTATAGATATTAACAAGGTCATAGGTTTTCTAAAGGAGGAATAAATATGGCAAGAATTCAAGTAATAATTCCAGACGAAGATGAGAATATTACATATATTGTTAGTGATGATTTTGCTAACTATATATGTCAAGAAATTGAAGAAAAAATCAATAAAGAACATCGAATTGATTTTATAAGAAAATTAGGAGAAATAAATGACTAACAAAATAAAATTTATTCTAAATGGATGTGATATTTCATTTATAGCAGAAGCACCAGAAGATATGACGGTAAAACAACTTGTAGAACAAGCAAATCGAATACAACCATATTGGTGCGCTTGCGGAATTTGTAGAGCAGAAGATGATGACAAAGTTGAAATAAGTTTTGATTATAATGATGTTATAAAGGTTAATGATCTTGTTGCTTGTAGTATAAAGGAGAAAATAAATGTCTAACATAATAGAAATCTATAACAAAGAACTAGAAAAACAAGCAATGCAAATAACTGAAATATTTCTAGATGTCGCAAATAAACAAAATAAAACTTTAGAAGAAGTTGTTGAAATTTATTATAATGTTATAAAAAATAAGAAAGATAAAATAAAGGAATTAGAATTAAAAAATAAGATGAAAAGGAATAAAATAAGTGAATGAAATATATAAATTGAATCAAGATTTAAAAATACATCATGAATCATATGGTAATATTCTTGGTTATGGAACTTATTATAAAGGAACATTGTTTAAAATTGTAGGTGAACCAAAACCAGAAAAGAAGAAGTATAAATTAGAATGTTTAGATAATAAATATGAACATAATCCATTGTATATTAGAAAAAGTGAATTAAAACGATTTTTTGAATTGGCAACAAATGATGAATTACAAGAATTAATAAATGAATAAAAAATAGAAACGCTAAAATTGGAAAAGGTAAAAGAGGTGAAGTAAATAAGAAATGAAAAATCCAATAAAATGGATACTTGACAGGGTTAAACAAGAACGTAAAGAAGAAATAGCAAACAAATATAATTGTAAAAATTGTATGCATTATGGTAATTTTGAAGCATTTTATGGAGAAGTATATGCATGCAAACTATATGAATGCCATTATAAACAGAAGGAGCGAGCAAATGACAGCATTTGAATTAAGTGAAAGTAAAGTTAGATTTCAAAGAGTTTATGAAGCATTTTTTATAAAAGAATCTAATGATGATACACAATATGTTTTAACACAGGAAGAATATAATATTTTACTTAATAAACTTCAAGAAGGAATAGAAATAATTAATGAATATTTAAAAGAAAAGGGGTAAATAAATGCAAGAAATAATGACTAAATTAGTAACTAAAATGATAGCCGGAATGTATATGGTTTTAATTTTAGAAGGATATATTACAAGTCCAGATCAAATTCCTGGAGATGTTGATCCAAGAAATTTACAACAACTTGCTGGTGTAATTATGTGTGAAAATGGTAGTTGCCCGGAAATTAAATGTCAATTTTTAACGGGAGTAGTTCCATTAAATAGACTGCATTCTAATCATTGGGATGGTGATAGTATTGAAGAAGTTATAATGGCTAAAGATGGTGGTTATATACAATATGCTTATCCTACAAGAAATAATTTTAAAACCGTTAAATGTAGTGATTTATCCTTAGCTATTGCAAAGTATTTATTATTATACTACGAACCAGGACTTCAAAGCCCTAAAAACTTAATGTATCAAGGGATGAACAAATATGCAGGAAGCGAAGTATATTGGCCTGATGGACATGGTGAATACTTTTGCTTGGAATAAAATAAATAAGGAGAAATAATATGGGAGCAATATTTTATAAACAACCTAATGGAAGGTATTGTAGATATTCTACAGTAGTTGATTGTGTTACAGATTATAATATGAATAAATATGATATTATTAAAATGTTTGTAGAAGACGCAATTGATAATGCAGAAAAATTTATTAATGATGAAAAGAATTTTCATAAGTTTGAAGAATTAACTGAAAAATATGAAGACTTAGGACCTGATGAATGGCCACTTGGTGATATGTCTGTTGAAGAATTTGAAAAAATACGAAAACGTATGGAAGAACCTGAAAGCTTTAGAACATTTTGGGAAAGGACCTAAAAAGGAGAACATATGAAAAAAGTATATTCAGAAATGATAAAACCTGGTGATCTTAGTCATGAATTATATTTACTTCAAGGATGTGGTTATACAATCATTAATGTATTTCAGGATCATATAAAAGATTTTGCAGATAAAGAAGTAACAACATACACAATTATTTATGAAAGGGATGAATAAAATGACTAATTGTGCAGTATTTTGGATATGTTTTGTAGTTTCCTTTACTATATCATTTATAACAGGTATAATCGTAAAAATAAAAACTGAAAATAAATACCGTGAAAAATTAAATCAATCTAAATCTTATAACGATCGTATAAATAATGATGATGATTTTCCTGGTTTATTATCATGTCCAAGTTGCAAAAATGTAAAAATAACTTTACAAAGTTCTACATATGTACCAAATGTAAACATATATAATGGCAGAATAGAATTTTCAGCATGTGATATTGCTACAAAATATAAAGTAATATGCCGGCAATGTGGCATGCAAACAAAGGACTTTAAATATGCAAGTGAAGCAATAATAAACTGGAATGGTAGAAGTGAGAGCACTGAAATAGTTAAAACGGAGGAATAATAATGGGAACAAGTGCAGCTATAAGATTTAAATATGAAGGAGATAATACAATTTTAGTTAATGTATATCATCATTATAATGGTTACATCGAGGGAGTTGGACATGACTTAGCAGAGTTTTTATTATCTAAAAAGATAGTTAATGGAATAACATGTTTTGATGATATGAATACAATTGCAAATGGTTTTTCATGTTTAATAGCACAATACATTAGTAATGTAAAAAAGGGTCCCGGTAAGATATATATTTATCCTCAACATTTTAAAGGAGATTACAATTATGATGTAGTATATAATGGTTGTAAAAATGAAATATATATAAAAGTTACTACACATTATGGCAAAGTCCTTTTTGAAGGTTCTCCTAAAGAATTATTAGAATATAAAGAAGAATCAGATGAAGATGAAGGTATAACACAAACTAAAAACAAAAAAGATCTTAAGTTATTAGATATTGTTAATACTGCTATTTCAATGTGTGAGAATAAACTAGAATATACTCTAGAAGATATTATATCATATGTAAAGAAAAGTTTAAAAGAACTTGAAGAAAGTGAGGAAAATAAATGAAAGCCGTTAATGCTGATGATGTATTAAAAATACTGCATAAATATGGCAAATACATTTTTGTGACGGATGAAAAAAGGTATTTCTCTATGGTCGATGAAATAGCAAATCTCAAAGCATTAGAGGAAAAGATAGAGTGGATTCCATTAAAATGGGAAAATGATTCAAAAATGGTTTGTGATTTTCCGTACGAATTAGATGGAAGTTGGGTTTTTGTAACAAATGGAAAACTTATAAGCGTTGAACGAATTAAAAAAGATGCTTATGATCACTTCTTTCCAAATGGACGATGGTTTGAATTACCTGATGTAATTGCATGGGCGCCATTACTAGAGCCGTATAAGCCAGAAAGTGAGGAATAAATATGGCAGATGAACTTAAACAATGCGAGTATGACAGAGGCTATAACAAGGGCAAAGCAGATATTCTGGAAAAGGTAAGGGCGGAAATTGAAGCGTTGTACAATACAAAAAACTACCTTGATGGACGAGGAATTACAGTATTAGATTGCTTAAATATTATTGATAAGTACAGAGAGGAATAATTATGGCAGAAATAGAATTAGTAATCAAAGTAGACGAAGATGAATATAAAGCAAGGCAACGTTGGATTGCTAATCCAAGAGTATTAATAAATGCAGTAGATAAAGCAATAGCTAATGGTACTGTACTCCCAGAAGGGCACGGAAGGTTGTTTATTCTTGATGAAGAATTAGCAAAGAAGTATTTTACCGAATTTAGTTTTAGTTGTCAAAAATGGATAAGTGAAGTTGGTATATCTAATGCTACTTTAAAAGTAATTGAAGCAGACAAAGAGGTAAAAGAATGACAATAGAAGAAGCAATTAAGATAGTGCGTGGAGAATCTGTTGGCTATCCCGTTTCATGTGACGAACAAATAAATGCTGCTAAATGTGTTGCTAATTATGCTGAGAAGTATTTAAAGCAAAAAGAAGTGTTAGAAAAGATAAAAAAAGAGATAGATGACTCAATTTTAATTTGTCGAGAATCTGCTCAAAATAATACTTGGTGTGACGGTGAATTGGTAGGCTTTTTACAGAGCAAGGATATAATTAATAGAAATTTATCGGAAGTGAGTGAATGAGTAGAAAAATAGACAAAAAGAAAGAAGGTAAATAAATGACATTAGACGAAGCTATTAAACACTCAGAAGAAATGGCAGAAGAGCAGGAGAAAATGGCCAAAGAATGGCACGAAAATCAGGTTAGAAAATGTGAAATCATCCCTTTTGCTGTAATGGATTATACACATGAAAATAAGTGTAAGGAATGTGCTTCTGAACACAGACAACTTGTAAAATGGCTTAAAGAGTTAAAACTATTGAGAGAACAATGTACTTTATGCAAAAAAGTGTGAAAAACCAGAAAGTGAGAAATAATATGATTATTGATCAAGGTATTGAATATTATATAGAAGATGACAAATTATATTCAAGAGAATGGTGGCGAGATGACAAGTTTAATGATAAAGATGCTAAATTTGTTGGTGACAGAAAATTAATACTTACAAAAGAAGCTTTCATTAAGTGTTATGATGCTTGGATACTTAACAAGGAGGAAAATGATAAAAATGGAAATAGCAGTAATAACACTTGAGTTAATATTTGGTTTAAGTATACTGTATATATTAATATGGCTTGGACTTTATAAATTAATAGAATGGTTATGGATTGAGAGGTAAAAGAATGAAAAATGACTTACAACAAATATGTACAAATATTGGTATAGCAATACTTGCTTTAGTCATGGTTGCATCATTTATATTAACGCCAATATCATTTATATATAATTGGGATGCCTTTTTAAAAACAGTATTTATAATAATGGATATACTTTTTTATATTGTTATATATGATTTAATATATGCTAAAAGTTTAGATGGAGGTAAATGAATGAAAAATAAAGAAAAAATAAATGACAAAAAGTATTATACTTGTGGAAGATGTAAACATAAATATGGACCTGAAAATGAACGTCCATGTATTTCTTGTATCTACGATACTGATGAAGCCGATTTATGGGAATACAAAAAAGAAAAGGAGAACTAAATGAAAATCGGAGAATGTACTCGAAAAAATACTTGTTACGATTGTGATAATAAAGAGTGCTATCTACATGGAAAGAAAGAATCTGATTGTCCCAAGTATTATTGTGATCGAGAAGGTAATGGATTCCATAATTGTAATCATTGTCCTTTTGTAGATTGGTTCATTAATGATGAAAGACAAAGATATAAGTCAGAAAGTGAGAACAAAAAATGACAGATATAAAACAATATCTTAAAGAAACTAATACTGTACTACTTACAAAAGAATCATTCGAACAACTCAAAGAAAAAGCAAGTGTGCTTGATAAAATTAGGGATGAAATAAAAGAAACTGCAAATAAAATAAGAAATATTAGAAGTGATAATCTATGTTTTTTCACAGAACAAGATATATTAGAGATTATTGACAAGTACATAGGAGGTAAATAAATGTTTTTCGATGAATTAAATATAATTATTCAATTACCTTATGTAATAAAATCTCAACGCCAACAAGATAAAGCATTAAAAAGAAGAAGAGAGATTGAAAAACAACTTATTTATAATTCATATGGTATTATATGTATAAACATTGATGAAAACTATAAGGAGATAAAATAAATATGGAAACTTTTTATTTTAATAATAAACCATTATTTACTGGTTCAATTGAAAGTATTGAATATGAATCTAATACACGCTCTTTGGATTTGATGGATCGTGGCTATTTATGTCATATGGTGCCAGAAAGGCCAGTAGTTTTTAATATAAAAAATGGAGTATTTAATAAAGATATTATAAAACTAATGACTAATTCAAAAGAAACAATAGATCCATATATTGATACTATATCATTGAATCAAACAGTAATACCAAAAAGAAAACATCATAAGAAACGTATTCAAAAGAAATGGTTGAAGAGATATGGTCATTGGACTGAAGAAGATGTATATAAAATAAAATATATTTCACCAACATTATCTGGTAGTGAAATAATGAATTTTAATGCAGAATTGGAATTTCTTGAAAGGAGAATTAGATAAAGGAGGTAATATAATGTGTTAAATCAGTATACAGTATATAATAATACAGATATAACTTTATATTTAAATAGTAAAGAAATAGCAATGAAACCGGGAGAAAAAAGATGGTTTTATTTCGATGTATTTGATGCAAGATATGTTCTCTCAGCCATTGGTTTCTTAATAATAGGTCATAAGTATGGAAAGATATTTGTTGAAGGAGATGGACAATTAGATTTTACTATTGATCAAGAAAATGGTACAGTGTATGTAACCAAGAAAAATATAGAATGTAATTGTTCAGGATCCGAAAAAACAAAAAATTGTAAAACTTGTAAATGGTATAATAAGAAAGTACCACATATGGCCTATTGTGCTAAACCAACAGATGAAATAATCAATGAAGAACTCATACCAAATCCAAAGAAATATAGTTGCGATAATTTTGAAGATAAGGAGTAAATAATGAATGAACATTTTTTTAAAATAAGAGAAGATTTATGCCCTTATGATCCTTATACTGGTAAAAGAAGAAAAAATAAGATAACTCTTCATAAAGGTGATATAGTTTTACAAATAAGTGAAAGTAAAGAACATATGTTTGGAACATATTATGAAGTTCAATATGGTCTTTGTTATTATGATGTAGAAGTAGAATACCTTATATACATAAAAGAAAATACTGAAGACTATAACAAAGCATATGAAGAATATCATAAAGTTTTGGACAAACAAATTAAAGAAAGGGATAAAGAAATGAAAAGATTTAACTTGGAAAAAGAAATAGAGAAAAGATGCAAGAAAGATCCCGAGTTTAAAAAGTTGTGGGAAGAGAGTGAAAACTATTATGATCTTATCTTTGAATTTACTGGATTAAGAAAGAAAAATAAGATTAGCCAAGGTGAATTAGCAAGAATATCTGGAGTTGATCCGTCTGCCATATGTAGATATGAAAAAAGGGAACGTATTCCAAATATATTAAACTTTACAAAGATATTAAATGCAATGGGTTATGAACTTTGTATAAGAAAGAAGGAAAAAGAATGACAAAAGAAAAATATCTTAGAGCAAGTGAAATACATTCAATGCGGAGTTGTTTAGATAGATTATATGGTGCTATACATATGCCACATCCTAGAATGTTAGCTAGAGATAATGATATAGTAAGTTTTATTGGTCTTGGAGAAAAGTATGAAAAAGAATTAAGGGATTTAATTGTGAACTTTATCAAAGAAAAAGATGAAGAATTAGATAGGGAGTTTAAAGAGTTATGATAATTTATAAATTAGAAGTAATATATAATAAGGAAACATATAAACAAGAGTATAGTGATGAAATAGATATTACAAATGTTCTAATTGCATTACTTGAAGAAGGATATATTACAGATGATGCTTTCAATGAAATAAGAGATTTTCTTGCTGAAATGTCAGAGACAGATTTATTTACTAATGCAATGATTCATCCAGTTAATAATATTAAATTAGAAATAGAAAAAATAGATGATAATGATGATCATACTATTGATGCTCTTTTAAGGAGGTAATAATGAAAATCTTATGCACTCTGCAAGCAGACTGTCATCTATTTTATGGAGGTAATAATGAAAATATATGAAATTCGTGAACATTTAACAAATGATGATTCATGCAAAATAAAAAGATATTTTTGTAGAAATATTGATGAACTAAATCAATTTATTATGAAATATTCTAATAATGCTTTAGAAATAAAAGAATATGATAAATCTTGTGATTTATGTAATTCAGTACATAAAGGAAGTAAAGAATGTTTAAAGAATCAGAAAAAAGAAACTAACTCAACAATAAGTCCATGTCAATATTTTGAAATAGGAGAAATAATATGAAAATCTTATGCACTCTGCAAGCAGACTGTCATCTATTTTAAGGAGGTAATATGAAAATCTTATGCACTCTGCAAGCAGACTGTCATCTATTTTAAGGAGGTAATATGAAAATTTATGAGGTATTTTCTTGGCCAGTAAAAAATAATGTACCACAGAAACCTAAAAGATATTTCTTTACAAATAGTAAATCTGCAAATAAATTTGTGGAGTTTCTTAATAAAATAGAACCCGATTATCCTCATTATGGTATGGAATTAACAGTATATGATCAATGTAATGATTATATCGATGGTGTATTGTTAGCAAATAAAGATAATGAAGGTCTAATAGTTTATCCTGATGAAAATGATGTGGAAATGAGACATGATTGTCATTATTGTAATTATAGACATAGCATGTGCGAATATGGTAAAGCTCGTAATGAAGATATGGATAAAAAATACAATGAAGACAATGATATTCCAAAAGAACATTACTTTGAGTTTTTAAATGAATATTCTAAAAGATATCCTTGTGAATACTTTGAAATTGGTAAGTGTATGATTTGTCCACGAAATGATACTAATAATGAAGAATGTAAATCTCATCAGGCAGCATTCGATTGGGAAGGATGTGATAATTATATAGCAGCATTATACCAAGCTCGAAAAGAAAGGTATTACAAAAAGCATAAAGAACAAATCGGTATTCAAAATAAAAAATATTATCAAAATAATAAAGAGAAATATAGAGAGCGTAGTAAAAAATATGAAGAGGAACATAAAGAAGAAAGAAAGCTTTACAAACAAAAATGGTTCCAAGAAAATAAAAAATGAATAAATGCTAAAATTAGAGAAAAAAGAAGAAAGAAAAAGGAGGAATCTGAATGATATTAATTATAATATTCTCGATGCTCTTTTTGCACATAATAGCTGATTTCATTGTTCAAAATGAGTTTATGGCAAAATTCAAACAAAAATCAAAATGGAAAGATGCTTGTTTAGATGAATTTATAAAATATGAAAAAGCTAGTAAGATGCACAATAAATACAAACATGATTACATACCAGTATTATTTGTTCATGCATTCTCTTGGGCATTTATTACATATTTACCATTATTATATTATGTATTTTATTCAAAGATATTAATGCCAGAAACATGGTGTATTTTTGTATTAATTCAAACATTTGTACATATGTATATTGATGATAAGAAGTGTAATAAATTTGAGATTAATTTAATAGTAGATCAGTTATTACATTTCTTACAAATATTAAGCGGAGAATTACTTATATGGATGGTGAATTAATTGCAGAATATAGTGTAAGAGATGCTGTAACAGATGAAGGTATGTTTTTTTATTGTCATTCTTGCAAAAATAGAATGTATAGTGTAAGGAAAGATAAAATGTTATATAATGGTGCAGAATGTCCTAAATGTAAAAAGATATTAAAATACAAGGAGGATTAAAATGGGAAAAGTAAATATGGTTAGAAAATCTAAAAACTCAGATTCTTTGTGTAGAACATGTCCTCATATAAATGAATGTGATGTATATCGTAAGTTTGGTAGTACATTTGATATATTATCATGTCCATTTACAGGACCTCAACCAGAAGATAATGTTGAAGAGTTTAAACCAAGGAAAGGAGAATAAAATGGTATTAGGATTATTTTTATTTATATTAGCATTTATTGGATTACTATTTACTGGTTTTATGTTTTGGCTAATGATAAAAGTTGCTAAAGGATTACTCGGTGGTATTATATCATTTATTATTTGTATAACTGGTTTCATATTATTGTGTATAGCAATATACTTCTCCTTTCGTGATTCTATTACCAGTGATTATCGTAGTTGTGATGTTATTGCTACTTATGATATTTTTGATATGACCAGTATTGATGAAGATACAACATTAATTAACTATGTAGATGATAATAAGGAGTTAAAGCATATTAAATCAGATAAAGTAAAGATATTTTATGATTTGAATGATGACAAGGAACCATATCTTAGGAAAGTAGAATATTGGAGATGGTTTATTTACTGGACCGAAGTAGAGGTGCATATACGAGAGTAAATGGAACTATGTAATGAAATGGAATGGTAACATATACAAGAGTAAATGGAACTATGTAATGAAATGGAATGGTAACATATACGAGAGTAAATAGTTATTCATTTGGTTTTGCGATTGTTTTAAGGAGGATTAATTATGTTAAGTTTAGAGTATATAAAAGAACACAATAAAGATATTGAGCAGGATAAATTCCTTGATGCAAGATGGACTAAGAGAATTCTTGACTTTTTACCTTATGAGGAATGGGAAAAGTATGGTTTTAAGGCAAGTGAAGACTTTGATCCTTCTACATATAAACCTAAAGAGTGGACAGAAGAAAATCTCATGGCTCAGCTTGATGAAGATGTGGAATTTGCAATTGAAAAAGCAAGAAATCATAGAGGTATTTCTGCTAGTTTAATGAATGATGTACTTAGGTCTTGGTGTATTGTTCTTGAGAATGGATTAGAGAATACTGAATATGGTTGGTATGGTGACAAGTTAATTAAAGCATTAAATGAAAAGTATAATCTTGGTTATAACACGGATGAGATATTTGATGAAGAATTCTATGAGGAATGGTAATAAATATGATCGAAAGATGTAAAGAATGTCCGCATTGTCAAACAAATAATGTTTATCCTTTATCTAATAGAGAATATTGTAATAAATGGCATTTTGAAGTGGAACCAGAACGCAATGCTTGTAAATATGCCGAACAATTTTTAAAAACAGAAGACAAACCAAAATTAAAAAAGAAACTATTTGATTGTACTATACAAGAAATTTCTGAAATGTGTGCAAAACATAATAATCATTGTAAAGATGAAGAAGGTAATTTCTGTCCTTTGATGTCAACAAATGATCCATTTAATGAATGTATGTTAATGTGGTTGGCTAAGAATCCGTCACATTGGATAAATTTTGCAGATAAGGAGATATAATATGTTAGGAATTGATAAAACAACATTAATAGAAGCAATTAAAAATGCAGATGCAAAGATATTTACAGAAAAAAATTTAGAAGATTTGATTTGTAATTTAGGAAGAGCATGTGTATATGATCATGGTAAAGTTGTATGGTATAATAAAGAAGAAGACGAAGACAATAACTATGACTTTGATAAGGATCATATACCTAAAGATCCTAGACATTAAAAGATATTCGCGAAATTGTTTGGTCGTACTATAGGAGCGGTGGCTCTAATATTTTTAGTAGGAGGAATAGAGATGGCTGAAGAAACAAAAGAAACTAAAGTAACATTCAAGGAAAAGTTTAAGAAAGCATTTCCCTGGATTGCAGGTATCGGAGTAACTATTGGTGGAACTGTTTTAGGTTTCAAAGTTGGAAAGTTAGTAGCAACACCTACTGGACATGAAAACGATGACTACATTAACAAGTATTTATTAAATGTTGTTAATGATGTTAAGCGTGGTGAAAAGTTCGGTGTTGGTATTATTGACGAAAATGGCAAGGAAACTTATGCAGAACTTAATGTAGTTGATGAAAAACCTGAATGGTGGGATAATTCGTATGAGGTTACTGATGAAAGTTTTTTCTGTAACACAGTAACTTCAGTTAGTACTAAGACAGACTAAAAAAATATTTAGAAACAAATATGAGGAGTTGATAGAAATATTGGCTTCTCTTGTTTCTTTTTTAAAAAATAACTAAAAAGAGAAGATATAAATTTAATGAAGATTGTTTGTAATGAAAATATTTTTAATAAAGGCCATAATACTAGAATTAATTCATAAATATTAAAAAGGAGACGAACAAATGACAAATGGAGAAGTATTTATACAAGTTATGAATAACACATTTGGCATACAGGTTGCTCCTGAATTCTTTCAGAATCGGGCATACTGTAATATGTTCAAATGTGATATGAAATGTCATACTTGTGAGTACGACAAGTTTTGGTTAGCCGAATACAAGAAACCAACACTAGAAGATATGAATCGAGAATTGATTGATAACTTAGTTGGCGATTTGGATCGAATTCTTCAAAAAGAAGAAGAGAAGAAAAATTCTGTTGACGGCATCTCATGGTAAGGTAGGTGATATTTTTATGACGATTGATTATGTATATTTTAAAGATATCGATAAAAAGATTATACTGCCATTTAGTTTAGAAGTTCCGGATAATTTAAAAGGAATCGAACTACAAGCATATTGCTTCAGTAAGATTATAGAGAAGTATAATGAGATGCTTGGTTTTACTGAAGAAGAGGCTCAGTATCGTGATGCTTATATTCAGGGTTGTAAAGAAACTGTAGCGTTAACAATGGATGAAATAAGTTGGTGAGGTGATCTGATATGAAATTCGATAATATTAATGCTACAGGATTAGGATATGGCAGAATATATTTTCCATTCTCAATAGATATACCGGATGAAGAATGTCAGAGATGTTCTGAAGCTGATAGAAATTATATAATTTTAGTTGAAGCAGTGTTGAAGTTTAAAGAAATTTGTGAAAAACAAAAAGAATCTATTGAAAAGAAGAAGAAAATAATAAATAATTTCTATGGTTCTAAACATGTTTATGACGAAGCAATTGATACATTTAGAAATTATGTAACATCAGATAGTGCTCGTGATCGAACATACAAGGATTATGTAGCAACATGGGAAAATTATGATTACACAAAATGTTGCAATAGAATTGATGTAAAGAAAATAAATAAAAATGATACTGAAAGTACTGAAAATAATCTTAAAACAGAAGAATCAAATGAAGTAACGGCATTTACATCAGGAGAAATCTCTTGGTGATGCAAATAAAAAAAATAATTTTAAAGGAGACAAAAAAATGGACAACATGATTAACAACACAACAAGTTTTATGAACGGAATGTTCGGTAAGTTAGGTAGCGGAATGTGCAGGATTACTGCAAACGGAAACATCGCTGTAAAGGCAGGTAAGGATTACAAGTATTATAATGTCAAGACAGGTAGACTTACTAACTGTGCAAACTTTGTATTGCCGGTAAGCGATGACTTCTTCTTTGTTGTTCCTACAAGTAAGGTAAATGTAGGTGATGTAATTCTTGTAGATGATCATGGTATCAGAAAGCCAAGATGTGTAAAGGAAGTAAAGGGCGATAGCATCACAGTTATTAACTACGAGACCAGCACCATTGAAACAATCCTTCCCGAAAGGCATATCTTCATGGGTAACGTATACTTCTACGGTAAGATCGTAAGCATCTTCGGCCAGAATCTGAATGGAAAGAAGAGTGGTAACAACATCTTCAAGTATATGATGATGAGTGAAATGTTCAAGGGAATGTCGGGCAATAATACTAATGCTGGAAATGGCTTTGGTAATATGCTGCCTATGATGATGCTTATGAATGGTGGAAATGGTTTCGGTGATCTCTTTGACTTTGATCTCTTTGGAGAGGGTGCTCTTCCTACAGATATTCTTGAGGATGCAGAGGAAGAAGAAGAGGAAGAGGAGACAATTGATGAGCCTGCTCCTGCTCCGGCAAAGAAGAGCAAGAAATAATTAAGATCATTCTATGAGGGTAGCTAAAGATATTTTGGTTACCCTCAAATTTTAAAAAAAGCATATTGAACAAAGTGAGATATGAAGTTTACTACTGAAAGGAGTAAAGTTTAGATTAATATGGGCGCATAAGCATTTAACCAGGAAGAACTTCAGGAATACGTAGAAAAGAAAGATGCTAAAGCAATAACTATTGACAATATTAAAACTGCAATTAAGGAACTTAGATCTTATGGATATGAAAACGATGAAATTGTAGATCTTGTTAGGACACTTACAAAGGAGGCGAATGTTTAATGGGCGGAGGAAGTTGGACAAAAAGAGATTTTGTAAACTATACTTGTGCAACTAAGAGCACTGCAACTATTGATCATTTAACTGGTTCTTATACAGTCTCAAGTCACCAAGATATTTACAAGTCAAGAACAATGGCGGCAGAGCTTAATCCTAGAAATGTTACCAGGGAATGCTGTGATTCTGAAGAGCATCCTAATACAATTCCTGTAATCTTAGCTCTTGATGTAACTGGTTCTATGGGGCAGACAGCTCAGGAAGTGGCTCAGAAGCTTAATGTCATCATCACAGATCTTTACAGCAAAGTTAAAGATGTTGAGTTTATGATTATGGGTATTGGTGACTTTGCATACGATGATTGTCCTCTTCAGGTAAGTCAGTTCGAGTCGGACATCAGAATTGCAGAACAGCTTGACAAGATATTCTTTGAAGGTGGCGGCGGTGGAAATAGCTATGAATCATATACTGCCGCTTGGTATTTTGCATTAAAGCATACAAAGCTTGACTGCTGGAATAGAGGAAAGAGAGGAATCCTGATTACTTTAGGAGATGAGAATCTTAATCCTTATATTCCTTATAAGTCTTTAGCAAAAGCAACTGGTGACACACTTCAGGGAGATGTAGAAACAAAAGATATTTATCCTGAGGTTATAAAGAAGTATGATGTACATCACATTTATGTAGATCATCATGGATATGACTATGCGGACTTTAATACTTGGACAGAGTATCTTGACGGTCAGCATTTCCACAAAGCAAAAGTAAATGACATTGCAGCATTGATTACAGACATCGTTACATCTGCAGATACTAATGCAGGATTTGAAACAAGCGATACAACAAATGATGGAGGAATTACATGGTAAAAGATGTGAGTATTATTATCGGAGCAAATTACGGTGACGAAGGTAAGGGCCGTATGTCCGATTATCTCGCCAACAAAGCTATACAAGCAGGACAGTCCACAATCACAATTTTGTCTAATGGCGGAGCACAAAGAGGTCACACAGTAGTGCTCGATAATGGTTTTACACATATCTTTCATCATTTTGGTTCAGGTACACTGACTGGGGCGGATACATATCTTCCCCAGTCATTTATCGTGAATCCGATGATATTTATGAAGGAGTATAATGAACTATTGAATAGTCCACTTGGCAGAGATACAAGTTTATGGCCAAAGATATTTGTGGATCCAGCATGTTTAATCTCTACTCCTTTTGATATGATGAACAATCAAATTATCGAAGAACACAGAACACATAGACATGGTTCTTGTGGTGTTGGTATCTGGGAGACCATTTTAAGACAAGGTGCAAGTTTTCATGATTTTTACATGATGACTAATGAGCAGTTGTTTACCTATCTTAAATGGGTTCGCGATACTTACTCTGCAAAAAGACTGTCTGATAAGAACATAAAGTCATTTGGTGCATGGAAAGATATTTACTTCAATGATAATATGATACATAACTATATTAAAGACTTTAGACAAATGTCAGCACTTATAAATGTGGATATGACCGGTGGAAGTTTCTTAAAGTCATATGACCACTTAATATTCGAAAATGGTCAAGGTCTATTAATTGATTATGATTCAGATCCCGTTTATAGTACGCCAAGCTATACTGGATTAAAAGAACCATTAAAGATAATTAATAGGCTGAAAGAGAATGATTATAATGTTAATGTTGAAGCATACTACATATCAAGAAGTTATTGCACAAGACATGGCATGGGTAATCTCCGGTTTGAATATGATCCTAAAGATATTCGAGGTTTACAATTGAATTTGAATTCGGAAACAAATAAATTTAATACAAATCAGGGCATATTTAGGTATGGTAAAATTGATAACTTTGATGATGTTAGAGCTTCTATTGAACAAGATTTATATAAGAATAATTATGTTGTAGACAATAAGAATGCAAATGTTGTTATAACGCATTGTGATGAACTTGATGTACCATTTAATAAGATATTTGGACTTGGTAAGACATATAAAGTATATGGTCCAAAGAGAAATGATCCTGTAAATATAGTAAATTAAAAGGAGAAAATATGACAACTGAAGCATATGATGCGAAAGGTACAAAATATAAAGTAGGAATGGAGGTGTTGTTACCAGGTGGAGCGGACCTGTGGTATATTACAAAAATTGAACTTGGACAGGATAATAAAGTTGGAAAACTATATTTAATAAATAGCAAATTTGATATGTTTGAAGAGATTCAAAGTATGAGACATGTAACTTTAACAGGATATTTTAAACCAGAATTTAGTAAGATGGCTAAAGAACTTGATAAAAGAGATTATTGGGAGGTTAAAAAGAAATTATGATTAAATTTGATAGTGAAAAAGGAAGTCTTGAAATAAGTGGTAATGTTATGGAACTTTCTGCTGAGGCGCTTGCTTTGGTAAGAAGTATATATGTATCTATTGGCAAAGAAAATGAACAAGCTGCAGAAGCATATAAAAATTTCTTTGAAGAAATGATTGAAAGTGCTTTCCTGTCGAGTGAAGAACTTAATAAAAAAACTGAAGAACTTGAAAAGCGAAATTTTGAAATGATGAATTCTCTTGAAGAGCTTCTTAATGGATTGAAAGAAAAAATGGAACACATGAAAGACAAACATGATAAATCTAAAAATAGTAGTGATACACTTCATGATGAATTTGAAAGATTTTTACATGGGGAGGAGTAAATGCTGATAGATAGATATATAAAAGAATTAAGTAAAATGGATGATCTTGTAGTATCTGTAGATATAAATGACAAAATTACTGTAACTTTTGAGAATTTAGTTATAAAAGATGGACCTGGATTAAAAGGTGTTGTCGGACGAGGCATTGATTTAGATAAAGCGGTTGCAGATTTTATAGAACAAATCAACGGTCAATTATTAGTAAATGAAAAAGATCGTGAAATTCAATACAAAATATTAATACTTACAAAGGAGACTTAATAACAATGGCAGAATTAAAAGATTCAGGTGCTAGAAGAGAGTTTGCTTCTGGTGCAGTCAGAGATATTGCAGAAGGAAAAGGCAGATGTGATTTGCTGCCCTTAGATATTGTTGCAGAATTATTGAATATGTATCACATAGATAATGAAAATTCTGATGAACTTCATGATATTGCAGGTGATGCACATGAAATATTAAAAAGCATAAATGAATTCGTTCGAAAAGGTAATACTCGAGATATTTATAATGCTATAGGTTATTTTATAGAGATTAGTGGATTCAAAACTATTCCTATAGCAATGATGGAAGTCTCTAAGCATTACGAAGATGGAGCAAGAAAATATGCAGAGCGTAACTGGGAGAAAGGAATTCCTTGTCATTGTTATGTTGATTCAGGCGTAAGACATTTTCTCAAATGGATTGACAAATGGGATGATGAACCACATAATAGAGCATTTCTTTGGAATATGTTAGGATTACTTTGGACTGTAAAACATAAACCTGAATGTAATGATCTTCCTTATGTATTATTACAAAAAGAAGCTAGTGAGGCCGAAGACAAAGAATGGGGTACTGTTGAAGAAAGATTAGGCTCATTAAAGTGAAGATTTAAAAAATACTAAAAAGGAGAGCTAAATATGTATTTATATTTTGGACTGGGCATTAATGACTTAGAAGATTTTTGCCAATTGATGGACAAAGAAGAAAATGAAGCATACACTGTTAATGATAGAGTTTTTATAAATAAAAGAGATGGCGTATTTATAAGAACATTTATAGCTAAATTAATTCATTTGACTGAAGAAAATTTTGTAATAATTGGTTTTGATGATAGATCTCAAGCGCTTAGATCATTAGATTTAATAACTTTAAAATCATTTAAAGATTGTAATAAAGAGATTAGAGTAAAGTTATTTGATGCTGTATCAAATGTTAATATACGTGATAATTTTAAATACACTGTGCGTAATGGTTCAACAAAGTCAGAGGATGATACAAAAACTAATAACAAACAAACATATTACTTTACTTTGACTAAAGATGATTATAATCGTTTTGTATACAACAGATATGATGGTACCAAATCAATTATAACTGCTATTTGGAATGATGATCATACTAATTTTACTTTAGAGAATGTTCTAATTGAACCAGTTATAACTGTTTCAACTTCTTCAGATTTATTAACGTTTCGTATCGTAGATTTTGATAGTAGGAATTTCCATATAAGTAGAAACTCACATAATGCATATGAAAAACAAATATATTTTTATGAGAGACAATATCCTAAAACTGTAGAATTCTTTACAGATTTAGATGATTGCATTCGCTTTACAAAATCTAAGAAAGAAAATCCTAAAATAACAAATAAACTGGAAGAACAATGTAGTTGGGATTGTAAACCTTTAAATATGTCAAAAAAGGAGACTAAAATGATTGAAATTAAAGACATTAAGTTAAATGGACCTGCAACTATCTTATTTATAACTGATGACAAGAAAGTAGTTGTTAAGTGTAGACCTGGGGATAATTATGATCCTGAAAAAGGTATTTTAATGGTTTTATGTAAGTATATTATTAAAGGAGCTCTTCATTGTCAGAATTGGACTGAAATATTTGATATTCCTTATTCCGATGAAATAGATGTTGAAAAAGTTATAGCAATGTCTATTGTTAAAGGATATTTTTATAAAAAGGATAAAGACTGGCATTATAACTATGTATTAAAATATATGTATAATGCTGTAAATCTTCAAACTGAAGATAGAGTAAAAGCATTAAAAGCTCTTAATTATTCAGTTGAGAGAATTTCAAGATGTCTTGGCATCACCAAAGGTGAAGTTAAAGATATTCTTGAGTCCAAAACTATTTTAGAAAAGGCAAAAGAAAGTTTATTATCCTATTTAGATGATTTAAAGAAATCCACTAATAATAAATCAAAGATTACTATTACTGGAACTAAGGATCCATATATTGAGAGTTTGTTAAAAGAGAAACCTGAACTTAAAAATAATACTAATCCTTATGAAGTTCCTGATCGTAATCCTGATAATAAACCTAAGAAACAGAAAGATGTTGTATCTGATCAGGATATTATTGAGTTATTTAATAAAGGTTATTCCATTAGCAAGATTTCAAAAGAATTAGGATTGACTGAGTATTTTGTAAAGAAGTATCTTGATGCATATACTAATCCTAAGACTGAAAAGAAAGCCGCAAGAATTCTTAAGAAAGCTACAAAAGAGAAGATAGTTCATAAAAAGCATGTATTACGTACTGAGATAGATTTTCCCGATTACTTGGAAAAGGAAGAATGCGAAAAGATATTAGCTGCAACAAAGTTAAAGTATGCAGATAATCCTAGAATTAATTGTATGTCAGAACTTCAGAAATTCTTTATTAGAGAATGTAAGATCTACAAGATTAAGCAGTTATATGGTAAGAATGGTTATTCAATGTATGAAATTGCACAGATAATTGGAACTACTGCAGCTGGTGTTCAAAAGATGTACAATGCTCATAAAGAGGAAATAGAGTCATAAAAAGCGAGGGAGACCGAACTATGTGAGGACTCAAGTCTGAATGAAATGAGGAGTGTTTTTTTATGCCTAGTATAGTAATGATAGTTATAATAATTGTATTATTCGTTGTCTTAGCTTCTCTAATGGAATGGAAAGCTGACAAGGATAAACGATTATATGAATGTTACACAAAAATGATATTTGAAAGTCGTGCAAGTGGCTCGGGGTGTACTGGAAAAGGTATGCCCCAATGCCAACACTGTTACTACCATAAAGTTTATTTAAAGAAAGGTGGTTTATAATGCTAATACATCAAGAAGCAGATGATAATGTATGTGAAGGTTTTATTAATTTGGATAACATTACTTATATAAGTAAACATGAGTATAGTGACGGTACTGTTATTTACAAATGTTATTTAGTTGGTGATGATGATCCATTAACTATAAACCAAAAAACATTTGATAAAATTACAGCAGAGAAAGGTGTTATATAATATGGTAGCATTAAATGAACATCAGGTAAGAAAACTTCGACCTGGAGATTTTGTTTATTACAAGGAAAGAGATGGACAATTAAGTACACATTTCTATGAAGCAACAGTTTTAGAAAAATATCCTAGATTTATTTTGCTTGAATGTTTAGCAAATATTGATGGAACAACTTTTAAAACTTGTTATAATTATAATGATACTGTAGAATATAGTGGCTATAGATTGTATCAATAAGGAGAAACTCTATGAATATTAATGTCTTCTTATCTACCAAGATTAATGGTATTACTGAAGAAGAAAAGAAAGATATTTATGAATTTGTTAAGATTACTATATTGAATGAATTTGAAGATGTGTATGAAAAAGATAATATTATAATTTATAGTAATCTCGATGAAGGACCTGCACCGGTTGAAGTAAAACATAAGAAATTATATCATTTAGAAAGGGCATTATCTAAGATGTCTAATTGTGATGTATTTTTCTTACTCAAAGAATTAGATAATAGTATTAAACCTGGATGTATGGTAGAAATGAATGCTTGGTTGACTAGTTGTAATAATGCAATAATTGTAAGAAATAAAATTGAAATGAAAGCATGTCTTGGTTTAAAGAAATGATATTTGCAGAATGCCTCTCAAACGCTCTATTTTGTTCCACTACTCAGTACCTTCGTAGACGCTCAGATTTGCCCGTAAAGGCCTGTTTGGTATTTCTAGGTAGATTTATACTACTTTATACCCAAAAAGCCGAATATGGGCATTTTGGTGCGTTACAGAGGTATTCTAGAGTTTGAAATTCGCGAAAATATTTAATTGTATATTGGGACGGTATAGTCCTGTATATTTTTTAGTTTGAACGAAGTAAGAACTACAGTCTGTGATTGGGTTTGAACAAAGTGAGAACTACAGTCTGTGATTGGGTTTGAACAGAGTGATAAATGCGAAAGGAGTTAAATAAAATGAATTTACAAAAGATATTTGAGGACGGTTTTAAAGATATGAAAAAGAACAGTCCTCTAATTCTTACGGGTCTGGCATGCTTTGGTGTTGCAGCAACTTCCGTAGTATCAATCTTTGCAGGAAAGAAGTTAGCTAAGAAAGAAGAAGTAGTAAAGCAAAAGATTGAAGAAAAGAAAGCAAAAGGAGAAGTAGTAACAAAGAAAGATAGTATAGTATTATATGTAAGAGAGTACTTCCCTCCGATTGCTCCAGTTATTCTTAGTGTGGGTTTAACAAGTGCATGTGCAATATTCTCATATAAAGAAAGTGCAAAGAGATTATTGGCAGCAACAACTATAGCAACATTAGCTTCTTCAGAAAGAGATATGTATAAGAAACTTGCTGAGAAATTAATGGGCGAAAAAGAATTAGAAAGAGAAAAGTTAAAGAAACAAATCGAAGAAAATCCTATGCCCAAACAGATCGAAGACAAGGTTAAGAAAGAAGGAGCTAATAATGTAGACCAAGTTTATAATACAACACAATCTTGGTATGAACCTACAACGAATCAGTATATTGCATGTACAGAAAGTGAAATAGTTAAAGCATTTGAAGAGATTTCTTCAAGAGTTAAATTTGGTGAATCATTTGTATCATTTGATGAATTCTTATGGGCATTGCCGGTACAGGTAAAGCATCCAAAGATTGCAGAAACATTTGGTTGGCCTTATGAAAGATGTAAACGTGGTATTGTATATGATTTAAGTGATGGAGTAAAAGCAGAAAATGGATTATTTGTTGGTAAGATAGGTTATCAAGCATATGTAGAAACAACAGAATATCCTATTGACACAATACATAGTTAAGCTGTCTCAAGGAACTTGTCTGGTCAGTAAAATGGCTGGATGAGTTCCTTTACATTTTATGAAAGGAAACATATGTATATAGCTTTAATTATATTAATGATATTAACTGGATTTATATGGTTTACAGAACATTGTGTAGAACAGCAAAGAATGTATGAATTTTGTAGAGAACATCGTAAAGGTGTATGTAAAGATATTTTAATTGATAAGAAATGTAATAGGTGTCCATATTTAAATAAAGGAGAATGATTATGAGTTCACCTGATGAATTAATGACAAAAGAATGGAAATATGATTTTAGAAATAGTTGGGAACAAGCTACAGCTGATTTAAGATATATATCTTATATGAAAAAGATTGATTTAAAGAAAATTGGATTTACTAATGAATTATTAAATAATACATATATTAAAGTGAAAAGGAGAAAATAATAAGATGAGAAGTTGGAGTTTTACATTTGAGAATGAGGAAGATGCAAAGAAGGCTTTTGTTGGATTTCAGAAGATGTTTAAGGATTGTGAAGATTTTGAAAAGAGAAAAATATTCTACTGTTCAATGAAAGATAAAGATAAAACATATAAAATATTTTTAGGAATTGAGGATACTGTTGCAGGTGCATTTACAATCACAACAATGAATGCATTTGATAAGTGTCTTAAGAATGTATTTACAGTAACTAAAGCAGATTGTAAAGATATTAAGGTTGAGTTCCCGGAAAATTGCAAGATATCAAGTTGGTGGGAAGCAGATAAAGTTCCTAATAAATCAAAAGAGGAAACAAAAGATGGCAAAACAAATTGATTTTATATTTTTAGAAGAAAACGATCCTGCATATCCATACAGTATGGAAGCTTATGAATATGAGAAACCATCTGGCGGATGCAGGACAAGAAATAAAGAAGACTTAAAAGCAATGTACCAGCTTTGGAAAGAAACATATGGTACAATTAATTTAAAGTATATTTTTAAAAAGAATGAAGAGGTATTGAAAGGAGTAGATTAATTATGGTACAGCGTGATACAGAGTATTTAACAAGAGAAGATGACAGGGAATTAAATGAATTCCTTGAAATTATGCACAATAGTCAAATGATATTTGAAAATTGTGTATTTAGTCTTTGCACAAATAAGCAGTTTAGAAATTGTACATTTACAAATTGTATCTTTGATCATGTAACAAAGGAAACATATTTTACAAATTGCACATTTGATGCTCCTACATTTTATGCAGGATTCCATGGCAAACTTGATAACTGTAATATTACAAAATATTCAGGAGTAATTGGAGAGTTAAAGGAGAGAATGCCATGAGTCAACACTTAGTGGAATTTGAAAATTGGTGCAAAACCTGTAAATTTGGTAAGCAGGAAGAAGAAGATCATCCTTGTTATTTATGTCTTGATGAACCGGTAAATATTGATAGTAAGAAACCGGTTTATTATGTGGAAGGTGAAACTAAGAAGAAAGAGCGTTATGGCAGAAAGGAGAAAACTGATGCAAGGCGCCGTTGAAAATTTTTATAAAGCATTCGATGAACTTAGAAGAAGGCATGTAAATGTTGAATTTAAGTTAAATTACAAGACATATTGGATTATGGAATTACTTGTAGATAATAATGTAATCTTTAATCTCAAAGGAAATGATACAAGTATATTATTTGATAATGCAGCAAGTAAATTATTAAACTTCCTGAGAAAGTAAAGATATTTAGGAGGTAAAATAATGAGTTTAAGTCAAGCATTAGTATGTGCAAGTGTATTTATTGCAGGTATCATTATTGGTATTGTAATACATTCAATTCATGTAAATAAAAGAGTGCCTTGGGCAGGTAATGTAGTAATTGATACAAGAAATCCTAATGGTGATACAATTAGTATCGAATCTCCAAAGAATATTACAAAATGGGATAAGTACAAAGAAATAAAATTCACTGTAATAGCTTTGTGGGGAGATAAGAAAAGAAAGGATAAGTAATATGCCAAGGAAGCATTATAGTCCTATTAATGTTCCAATGAATAAAACAACAGATCCTGAAGGAAGATTAGTAATCGATTCAAGAGGTGTACAAACAACATTTGATCCAGATGGAACATTATCATTCAATGTAAATAATGGAATATTAACTTGGAATTCAGGAGATATAATACATCTGAATTTTACAAGTGATGATTTTTCAATAATGTATGATGCTGAGAGTAATTTATTAACTTTAACAGCAGGTGATAAGAATATTTATTATCAGCTAGATACATTAAAAGAATTAATACAAGAAAAAGGTTATACCATTGAAGAAATGGAAAAAATATTGGAGGAAAAGAATGAAGCAGAACATGACGAAACTCTTAGTGATAGTGGACATGCAGAATGATTTTGTAACTGGTTCGCTTGCAAATCCCGATGCTGAAAAAATAGTTCCTGGTATTGTAGAACTGATTAAGAATTGGGATGGAAATATTGCAATTACAATGGATGTACATGCTTCTGATTATCTAAATACACAAGAAGGAAAAAGATTACCGATAGAGCATTGCATTTGTGGTACTAAAGGATATAAACTTGTAAAAGATATTCAAGATGCTTTAGAAGCTTTTGATGAATTACCAGAAACAAATCTCGATTCATTTTACAAAGAAGATACTTTTGGTAGTGATCGTTTAGGTTGGCACGTTGAAGATTTTAAATATGATGAAATCTACTTCTGTGGAACTTGTACAGATATTTGTGTAATAAGTAATGCAATAATCTGTAAATCATTTGCTCCAGAAACAAGAATTATCGTATTAAAAGACTTATGTGCTGGAACTACACCAGAGAATCATGAGAATGCACTTAAAGCTATGAAACAATGTCAGATTGATATTGAATGACATCGAATGAAAAACCATTCACAAATCCGAATGGAAATTCATTTTGTAAACAAAATAAAATTAAAAAGGAGACGAAAAAATGGCAGCAAAGAAGAAAGTAACTGAAGTAGTTGAAGAAGTAAAGAATAATGTTGAGGAATTTGATGAGAAGGGCATTGTTGAAGAAGTAAAAGATGATATTGCTCTTGTTGACGAGAATGATGAAACAAAAGAGGAGACACCTGGCGAGACATTAAGTAATTCAATTGATAAGCTTGTAAATGCTGTAGCTGATAAGATTAATAAAGATGTAAATACACCTAAGCCTACACCTGAGAAGAAACCTTGGAAGTTAGGTTTCTGGGGTTATCTTGGTTTAGCAGTAGTTGTAAAGGGTGCTGTTGAGATTGCAAGAGCTATAGCAGATTCAAAGAAACCTAGACGCTAAAAAATTTAATCGCTTTATGAGCGGAATAGGGCTCGTACATTTTCGAAAGGAGAAAAAATGGGCAAAAAGAAGGAATATGTCGAGACCCCTGAAAATGGGGATGAGTTTGAGTACTATGAGGAAAATGAAGAGACCGAAGAGACAGCAGTAGAAGAACCTAAGAAGGTTGAGAAGAATGATAAGAAACTTGAAGTCGAGTTGTTAAAGGCTCAGAATGAAGCAAAGAAGCTGGAACTTGAAACTAAGAAATTAGAATTTGAAACTAAGAAGCTTGAGAATGATCAGAAGAATGCTGAGGCTAATAGAGATCTTGAACTGAAGAGAATCAATAATGAGAAAGAGATTGAGGATAAGAAAGTTAAGATTGAAGAAGGCAAAGCAGAAGCTGAAAAGAAAGCATCTAAGAGAGATCTAATAGCAAAGTGGGGAACAGCAGGCATCGGTCTGATTGGAACTGGCTTGGGTATCTATTTCTCAAGAAAGGCATTCTTAGAGTCAATGTTGTTTGAAGAAAGCGGTTCATTCAGGACTTCAGTAAGTAAGAAGTCTCAGGCAATGACAGACAATGTTGCCAAGAAATTGGAGAATGTAAGAAAAGATATTTGAAATTCATAATTTGAATTGAGAATGGGGATCAGAGAAATCTGGTCCTCTAATCTTTTTGTAGGGACTGACATTGAATAATGGTGGTTCCTCTAATCTTTTTATAGTAAAAACTATAAACTTAAAATTATAAAAAATACTAAAAAGGTTACTACTTTGCAAAATGCAAACTAGGTACCATTTTTAAAAATACTAAAAAGGAGACCACAATTATGACAAAGCAGGAAGCATCAAAGAAGGCACTTAATGTTATGGAAAACCACATTATCAATGTTCACAAGAAAGACAGAAATGTTACAGACTTTGTTACAACTGTTACTACAATGGTAAGTATGGTTGGTGTTGGTATGATTATTGAAATGTTCCTTCATGGCAGACATTGGAATAAGGAAATGGATAAGGCTAAGGGTGAACTTGAGGGCATATTAAAGGAAATGGAGCCTGAAGAATCTGAAGCTGAAGTTAAAGAGGAGGCCGTAAATGAGCAGGCAGAGTAATTATGCAAAAAAGAATTTCTTTAATGCTTCTATGCAAAGAGCACAGTTACTTGCAAAGAAGAAAAAAGATATTCAATCTATAAAGAATGGCAATTTTGTAGAACCAGATCCTAAGAATGTTGTACTTGAAACTGAAGATTCCGTTGAGCAGGATTTGGAGGTTGTTGATGAGTGATATTGCTTTAATGTTGGAAGAAATCAGAAATAAACTTGATGAACTTGATCATAAGGTTGATATAATACATCAGAAAGTCGATCGATTAAAGATATTTCCTCAAATGTCTGTTTGGAAAGATTATGATATTGTCGATAAACCAACAGAAAATTTTCCACGTCAAATCTCAGAAGATGAATATGAAGAAGATGGTAGATATGCTAAAATAGAAATAATATATTATGAAGTAGATGGTGTATTTGCTACTTTTGATGGCAAGTTAGTTGAATATTTGAATGAAGAATATTTTGGTATTGACAATTTAAATTTATTCAATGAATATTGTAATATTTGTTTAAGAGATGAAACAATACATGTGGACTATCATATGGTTTATGAGGGATGTGCTAGTTATTTTGTAGAACATAAAGGAGAATAAAACACACACATGAACAGAAATGGTAAGGCAATAGAAAAGTTCTTAGCTTTAAGAGAAGTTAAGAGAGATGCGGCAGCAAATGCAGCCGGTAAGAAGAAAGAAAATGTTGTATTTAGTTCAGTACCTGCAAGAAGAAGACAGAGAAAAGGTTAATTATGAATATCACTTTGCAAAAATTCAAACTGAGACCTAAAAATTCGCTAAATTCTTTACAGCACACTTATCAAAGATAACTGATGCTCGGAGAACCGCGAAAATCTCCATTCATATTATAGCACGGAATGAGTAGTGTTGTACGAAAATAATGGAGGTAGAAAAATGATTATTTTGTTGGTGTTACTCTTCTTGGCAATAGCAATGATTGCGATAACATTCGTATCATTTGGCATATGGGTAGTAATCCCGGCCTTATGTATATTCGGAATTTATAAAATCATAAAGCTGTGTTTCAAGAAGAAGGAGAAACCTGACCTTGTAATTATGGACAGGAAGTTATTTGAAAGTCAATATGAAAAGAAACCGGAACAAACAACTGTAGCTCAGCAGTAATAATTGAGCAAACTTTAAAGGGGATTGAACAAATGTTCAGTCCTCTAAGTTTTTTATAACGAACACTTCGATTTTTAAGTGTAATTAAAATATTTAGGAGGAATATAAAAATGGAATGTATTGATTGCGCAAAGAATGCAAATTGTACAAATGAAAAAACTGAAGTATGTAATGATTTTAAAGCTAAAAAGAAGTCTAAACTTAAAAAGATATTAACTATTGCAGGTATTGCAGCAGGCACAGGTATTGTTACAGGTGTTTTAGCATATCTCAAGGGTAGACAGGATGGTAATGAAAAAGGTTTTGAGAAAGCATTAACCAGTCCTGAAGTAAAATTAATCACAAATACTAAAGCATATGATGCTATGAGTGATTATAATGAAAAAGTACTTTATATGGTAGAAAATGGCAACTTTGCAACAGAATTCACAAATGATGATACTGGAGAAAAGAAATATATGACATATACAGTATCAAATGAAGCTCCTGATTGGTGGGAGAATGATGATACACAAAGATTTGATTTAAAAGAAATAGTAGTAAACGATCTCGAACCAAAAGAAGATGCAAGCCTATGAGAATCGATTGGTCCGAATTTCAAACAAAAGTGACGAATTGGGCAGAAAAAGAAACTAATGAATTATCTTTCAAATTTACTGTTAAATTCTTTGATGATCATGTGTTAATAATTTCAGAAAAGAATAATAAAATACAAAAAATAAAATACAGTAAAGAGAAATATTATAAAGATAGAAACAAGTTTTCAGATAAAGATATTATTCCAATATTGTTCCAGATACTCAAAGAAAAGTATAAAACTGAAGTAAAATGGTCAGTAACTGGAGCAGGAAGGAGAAAGAAGTATGCAGGATAATATTATTAAAATAGATCTCACAAATATGGAAAATGCTAGAAATTGGAATACTTTTGTCGAGAAATGTTTTAATGCTACAATTAATAGGAATGAAGATGGTGCTATAAAGCATAGTAAATATTTATATACATTTACTTATGCACCTGATGAAGTAACTATTACAAATCATGAAGTAATAAATGATATTCCATTTGAATTAAAATCTATTACATTAGGTATTGACGAGTATAATCAAGGTAATAAATCTGATAAAGATATTATTGAAGGATTATTTAATTCGGTTGAACCTAGTCGCTAAAATATTGTTCTCCTTAATGCAGCGATAAATGTATATTAATTGATTGGAGGTTAAAAAATGGATAGAACTGAAAGCAAGCTTAAGATATTTGGATTTATTGGAAGTGCAATTGTAGGTATTAGTGGTGCAGCAGTAGCAACATGGAAGACTTGCAAGGAAACTGACAAGTTACATCAGGATAAGCTTAAGCAGAAGGAACTGGAAGAATCTAGTAATAATGAAACTTCTGAGAAGTAATAAGATTAAAATGCAGGATTTTGGGGATTGAACAAATGTTCAGTCCTCTAATTCTTTCGCGTAATTATATGACCTCTTTATAGGTAATAACAAAATATTATTTATATGGAGGTAGCAAAATGAATAATGGTTTTGAGAAACAGGAATGCATCTTAAGAATTGGACAGAATGTCGGACAGATAGTTACAGGATTATGTATGACGGCAGTTGCAATATTAGGTGTAATAAAGTTTATGAAAAACATTAAAGAAATAAAAAACCGTAATAAAGATATTTAAGTAATACCAGGTTTAGGGGAGTCTAGAATTTAGGCTTCCTTAATTTTTTCAGTTCCTAATTTATAGGAAAGTGAGAATAAGTGAGTGAGGTAATCACATGGACGACAAAACATATAACGATATACAGCTGTTATTACGTAAAGGTATGGAACCTAAAGATATTGCATATGAATTAGAAATACCTGAACGTTTAGTATTTGCTGTAATAAGAAAGAAGGGATCTAATGCCGAGAGTAAGAATAGACAGACAAACAATTAAAGTTCCATGTACAAGATGTGGAAAAGAATATAGTAAAATGCTTGCTGGTTCAAGTGATATATCGTCATTTAGATTTCCTCAATACATGATACAAAGATATCGTGATTTTGACTCTCCACCACGAGAAATTAATTTGTGTGAAGAGTGTTGTGACAAACTGGATAGATTCCTGTACATCTATACTGAAGGACAGGACTATTATATTAATGAAGAAAATTTAATGAATGAAGGAGAAAAAAGTAATGAGTGCTGAAGTAATGAACGATGTTTCAACTGTTGAAAAGAAGATTGAGAGTATTGTTTTTAAGATATTAAAGGATAAGATTAAGGGTCGTATCTTTGTTAAGATGGAAGATAAGGCTGAAGGTGAAGTAGATACTCTTTATATTAAGATTGAATCAAATAATTTGATTTATACAGAGTATTTACAGTTACCTGGTAATACTTTCGAGATGGTATCAACAAATGAAGACTTTGCTAGTACTCTTGGATTGATTGTATTTGACAACTTTAAGAAATATGTAGATAATAAGTTCTATGTACAGGATAAACCTAAGAGATACTTTAACAAGCGTGAAGCTAAATAACGCGAAATTCTACAGGCATATCATAGACGGAATAGTCCGTTGATTTTGATGAAGGAGGAAAGTGTAATGACAGAGAACGAGAATGTAGTAGATGACATTATTAATGACGATGTTAATGATACCCCGGAGACAGAGAAGAGAACAGTTGATAAGATTCTTGACTGGGCAAAGGATCATAAGAAGGAATTGATTGTTGGTTCGGTGGCAGGAGCTATTGGAACAATTTTAGGAGCTAAAGCACTTAGCAAGACTGAAATTAAGGAAGTAGAGAAGCTCCCGGATCCGACTATCATGGACAAATATGATCGTGTCCCGGTTGAGGAGCATTCTTATATTGATTATAAGTATGTTCTCAAGCCTGAATATAGGGAAGATGATGATTGACACGTGATGGTCATCCAATAACATTTGGGGGAAGCTGAAATATATGCTTCCTCCTCATTTTTTTAAATCAAAAAACTATTCAATACATGGAGGTTAATATGTCGGAATTTATAGTATTCTTTGAAAATGGCGTTACGACTAAAATAGAAGCAGATAAGATAGTCGATAGCGACAATTATATTAATTTTTATAATAATGTTAAAGTAAAAGATACTAATGTAGATAGTTTAGTTGCACAATTCTTAAAATCTAAAATTGCTGGATATGGTAAAAGTTCAGCTATAAAAGAGGTGTAATTATGAAATGCACAATTGAATGTTATGACAAGAATAATAAACTTGTAGAATATATTGGTGCTAAAGATGAAAAAGCAGCAATGGAATTTATGAAAGAGCATCAAGATATTTTTCCAAAGATTAAAATAATACATGGTTTAAAACCCGATTGCACACAGATGCTTGAAGGATACTGAGAACATCAGTCCAAACAAAGTGAAGAGTGCCAAGGGAAAGATATTAAGGAGAATTTATGAGAGAAATTAAGTATTATTGTGATATATGTGGTAAAGAAGCAAAAAATCCTAAAGAAGAAAAGAGTTGTGTTAAATTAGATTTAAATTACGTACATAATTGGGAAACAGCTTTACCTTTATCAAAGAAGCTACAAGATTTACAATTATGTAAAGAATGTGGCGAAGAATTAAATAGTATTATTAATCTTGCTATTGATGTAAAAGGTTTTACAAAAATTAGTTATAAAGGAGAAGAATGTATATGATAATTATAGCATATGATAACGGACAGAAATTAGAACTTGGTGATGAGTTTATACATGATAATAGAAAGTGGGTTATAACTCATTTTGATTTAGATAAGAAAGATAGATTAAAATATTTTTATGCAATTGATGAAGATTTAGCAGAGATTGCAACATTTGATTCGTTTGATGAAAATGCTATTCAGTTAACAGGAGTAAATCATAAGGAAGTATATAATCTTAAAAAGATATTAGGAGGTTGACTTATGTCAGAACCTATCAAGAAAAAGATTAAAGATATGACCAAAGCAGAAGCAGAAAGATATTTTTGTGATAAATATCGAACTTGTGAATCTTGTCCTTTAGATAGAAATAAAATAGGTTGCAAGATGGATGTTTATAACAAACAATATGACAATGAGATTGTAGAATTACAACCTTAACTTTATCCATTTCATGTCTAATTGATTCGCGAAAATATGTCTTTATATAATGACACGGTGACGTTTCGAAGTGAGACAAGTCACCTTGACATAAAAATTGACATAGATTAAAATGAGAAGAAGGAGGACGAAAATGGGTTTAGTAATTGTAGGTTTTATGATGTTAGGTATAGGAATAGCAGGTGTCGGTTTGATAGTGAAAGGATTTAAATCGATATTTGGCGACAAAGATTGATGACTAATAATTAAAAAACACAAGAATTAGAGGACGAAAATATAGTCCTCTTCTTCTTTCGCGAAAATTAATGATAATATAATAGGTGGGAACATCTAAAATATTATAATTATATAAAATAAGGAGGAAATAAAATGGCAGATTTTAACGTGGACCTTAGTGAGGTTCAGCAGGCACAGGAAATGGTAGCACAGAAGGAGACTAATGAAGTTGTAGAGTCTGATGATGATGAAGAAGAAGGTAACAACATCGTATTCTGGATTATAATGGGCGTATTAAGCGTCTTTACAATCGGAGTACCGATTTTGGTATACTTCCTCGTAAAGAACGTTAAGCAGAAGAAGCAGCTTCAGAAGCAGATCGATGATGCAGCTAAGACTGATGATAAGTCAGCTGAAGAGACCAAGACTGAGGAAACAAAGCAGGAAGCTGTTCAGGAAGAGAAGAAAGATCCTGAGAAGTAATATTTAAGTAACACCAAAAAGGGGGATCAGAGAAATCTGGTCCTCTAAATTTTTTATAGAAAGGAGTTGACAGTTAGTTGGTTGAGAAAGTGCAAGGCGAAGTTGTGAGCATTGGTAATAAGAATGTTAAAGATGAAACATTAGCACCAGTTATCTCAAATGCAGCAACAGTAAAAAAGACAAGTGGATTAAAGAAATTATGGAGAGGATTCTTTGCAGAAGACTTTAAGACAGTTCGCGGTAGTGTAATGGAGACAGTTATTAAGCCAAGTATTAAGTCAGGTATAGCAAATGCAATCACAAGTGCAGTATATATGTGGTTATTTGGTAAAAATGGTTATAGTAATGCTCCAGGAGGAATATTTAGACCATTATTGTCAGGTGGTGCAGTATCTTATAATGGTATCACAAGAATCCAAAATGGTCAAGTTGTAACAAGTCCTAAGGTAAGTATTGGTAATGATGCAAATTTTGGAAGGTATACGGCAGCTGAAGTATATGATCCTGAATATATAAGATATGCAAGTTATCAAGATGCAGTAAATGTTCTTGAAGGATTAAGAGAACGTATTGGTAAGTATCAGGTTGCAACAGTAAAGAACTTATTTGATTTAAGTGGTCAAATTGGATATGAAATGGTTCTTCAGAATTGGGGTTGGTATGGTATTGAATGGTATCGTATTGTTCCAGTAGGAGATGGTACATGGATTCTTAGATTGCCACAGCCGACAGCTTTGAATGGAACTATGACTAAATAAAGATATTTAAGGAGAGCTAAAGGCATATTAAATGAAAACATACAAGTATACAGCTATTAGAAAGCGATTCTTACAATTTTGTAGGAGATATAAGGTTAGCCCTGAAGAAGTGCTCGGTTATTGCGAGGGAAGACTGAGTAACTTTCCATATTGGTACGTAGATTATTTAAATTATACAAGAGCTGAAATAAGAAATAGAGTTAAGACAGGTGTAGTGCATGAAATCAAGTTGTGTGATGTATGGAGTTAAAGATATTTATGGAAGAATTGTATAAAGAAGCAATGTTTATGGCAGAAATTTATGGTATTCCAAAGATTGTTGTAGATGATTATTTTGAAATGTTTGTCCAATTCGTTCGCGAGGAATTGAACTATAGAATTAAATATGGTCGTACAAAGTTTGATATACGTCCAGAAATATTTATGACAATCTTATTGCAACAAGCAGAGGTAAGTTAAATGATGGATGAAGCATGCGATAATGATTTAAGAGATTTAACCATGATAACTACAATAAATGGAGAAAACATTATAGATATTCTCTCAACAATGGGTGATTCTGAAATGGCAGATTACATTTGGTGTTGGAAACAGAGAATTAGAGAAGAGATTCAAACAAGAATTGAAACAGGTGTTGTTACTCCATTAAATGTATTAACTTGGTGTATTAGAGGAATCGGATGGGAGACATTGCAGGAGGTGAAAGCATTTGAAGAAACCACATCAGGAATTTAGAAATATTATTAAGTATTGTAAGTTAATGAATTATGATGTAAATGATATTCTTGAAATGTCTGACCATGAATTAAGATTATGGTATAATAGAGTATTAAAGATGACTGAAAATGAAACTGAATTTAGAATTAAGACAGGTTTAAGTATTGATGAACAAGGTAAAGAACATAAGTTATTAAGTATAGTACAAACTAAATGGCATTCAAAGGAGAATCGTTATAATGGAAAATAGTGATATTAGGTTAAAAAGTGTGCCTAAAAAGTATTTGACAACTAAACAAAGACGAGCTGCTTTGAAATTAGTTTATAATGGTCCAGATTGGTCGGATAAAGTAGATAAAATGTCAAATGCTCAAGTATATGCAATATTCGACAAATTTAGAAAGAGCGGCCGAATAAGTTACGATGATTATGGTAATCTCATCTTTAGGAATGAAGATGAAGTAAGAAAATTGCAAGAAGCGCGCAGTGGTGTTCATCAAGTAACTTTAGATGAATACTTAAAAGAACTCGAGTTCAAAGAAAGAGAACAATCAAGAAAAGCAAAAGATATTCAGAAAGGAATGGTTTAAAATTTATGGGAAAGTTTGCAGATTTTCGTGAGAATTTTATGCATAATTTTAACGATATGAGAAATAATCTTGAGTCTAGAACAGGATTATTAACAGGTATCGGTGTTGTTGCAGGTTTAGCAGGAACTGTATTAGCTTGTAGAGCAACATTAAAGATTGCAAATAAAGCAGAAGAGCATAAGAAACTTGTAGATGACACAAAAGCAAATTGTACAGAATTAGCTCTTGATGATAAGGCAACACATAAGGAAGTAATGAAGGCATATCGTCATATTGGTGTTGATTATGTAAGACAGTATTGGCCTGCAGTAGGTTTATTAGCTGTTGGTTATGGATTGATTATTAGAGCACATTGTATTGAAGTTGCAAAGAATGAAGCTTTGATGACAGCATATATCGGTCTTGAGCAGCTGTTTAATAAGTATCGTACAAGAGTTGCAGAGCAGGTTGGAGAAGAAAGAGAAGCTCAGATCTATAAGCAAGCAAAGATTGATCAGGCAGAAGAGAATAAGATTGGCCAGTATTCCGGCGAATTTAGAAATGGTTCATATTTATTGTTTAATGATTCTTGTAGAGATTATCAGGAAGGTTGTCCTCAGGCAAATGATTTCTTGATTAGTACAATTGAGCAAGAATTAAATATGAAATTTGACACATTCACACCAGTTTATTTGAATGATGTAATGAGAGCATGTGGTCATGAAGAAGTAAATGGTGGATGGAATTGGGTTAAAGCAAAAGGTTTGACTGATAAGATTGATTTTAAGATTCATGATGTAGACTTCAATCCTGAATTTGCAAAAGGATATGGATTTGTAAAAGGTCAGGAACCGATTGCAAAGTTATATCTTGATGGTTTCGTTCATGTATCAAAACTTTATAGTGCAGAATATCGTCAGTATCTGAAGAAAGATAAAGCTGATGGTGGTATTATGGGTGGCGAGATTGGAAGAGATCAGGTTTTAATTGGTTAAATGATATTTGGGGTTTCAGTAGCTCGTTACCCAAGATATCTTTAACATAGAGGAGCTCGGCGGGTCTGATTAACCACTCGGCTCGCTGAGTTTCTTTTATTTAATTTTATAATAGGGCTCCTAAGAGAAAAATATACCCCAAAAATAAAATACTCATAAAAAATAGACTCCTGGTTTTATGACTGTTCAAAAATTACACTTATCACTCTTAGGAGTCCTGTTATGAAATTAAATAGGAGGACTACAAATAATGGAAGAAAGTACTGCAACAAAGATAATTGATAAATATATAGAAATGTATGATGAAATTATAAATGATAAAACATCTACAAGAATTCGTAAATCAATTGCTGAAAGTAATAAGAATTTATTAGAGAATGTAAAAGGAGATATAATAAATGCTGAAGAAGGTAATTAAGTATTGGTTTAGATTTACTTTAATAATAAATATTTTATCTTGGATAACCGGTTTAGCAAATAATTTAAAAGAAAATAAAGATATTGTTAATTTATATTATGATGATATAGAAATTTAAATATGTATTCTAAGTCTCATAGTAGGGCTCTTAGATTATCCGTCTTTTTGATGCTTGTGGTCTTTAATGACATGTGGACTCCTTTCTATGATAATATTTTTCCTATCTAAGGGCCCCATTATGAGACTTAGAGATTATATTTGGAGGTAATTTATGAATACACCTTTAGTAACAGTAATAATGCAAAATTATAATACAAATAAAGATATTCTTGACATTGCAATTAATTCAGTAATTAATCAAACATTTAATGACTTTGCTTTTATTTTTATTGATGATTGGTCCACAGATTATGATGTTTCTTCATTTTTTGCTGAAATTGAGACTAAATGGAAGAATAAAAGGCCTGATATGCCGATACATCTTATAAAGAAACCACAAAATGGTCCTTTAGATGAAAGAGATCATAATCATGGTCATTCATTTTGTAGGAATTGGGGATTGGATTTAGTAAAAACAGCAAAGATATCTGATTATGTCTTTTTTATGGATTCAGATGATGAGATTATGCCTAATTGTCTTGAAATATTATGGTCAAAGATAGAGAAAGATCCTGAAGTTGAAATCAGTATAGGTAATTTTATAAGAGATGAAGTAAGATGGTGTCAGTTAAAGGATACTTATCATGATGCAGAAGTAAATGAAGGTACATTAGGTCCTCATGACAATAAGACTTATACAAATCTTGAAGCATTGGATATATTATGTGATCCTTATATGATTCCTGGTCATCATCCTACAATGCCGAGTGTTGCTTTTTGTGCCACATGGAATAAGATATTTAAAGTAAGCCTTTTTGATAATGTCAGATTTCCTGATTATCGTACAAAAGATGATAACTTCACAGCACATAGATTATTGTGGAATGCTAAGAAGATAGTTTTTACATTTGAGATAACCTACTTCTATCGTCCAGGTGGAAAGTTAGCAGACGCCAATCTCTACAAGACAATGGATATAATAGATGCGCATCGAGATAGAGTTGAATTCTTTGAAAAGATATTTAACGTGTATGACAGAGAACACTATTATAATGAAAATATTGACTTTTATAAAGAAGAATCTGAAATAAAGATATTCTACAATGAGTATTTAGTATTCTTGTATACTTTTATGAGAGTTATTGATGCTTCAAATGATAACTTTAGAAAGAAACAACTTGCAAATTTATTAAATGAAAAACTTATTACTGAGTTATCTCATATAATATTAATCGATCCAAAATTTGTAAAAAGCGCGTATGAATTTGCAAGGAGGATTAGAAAAAATGAGTAAGTTAAATATTGAGTTTCTTTATTCAATCAAAGATATTTGTGATTTTTTTAATAATAATAAAAACTTAATTAATGATAATCAAATTAAAATTATTGAAATTAAATACGAAGATTTTGATGTTGGCAAAGCAATGATAATAAAATATAGTAAAGAGAAATCATAAATGAACTGTAATACCTTCTACAATACCTCTGTAACGCACAGATTTGCCCGTAAAGGCCTGTTTGGGTATTTTATAGTATATTTATAGGGTAAAACATGAAATAGGCCTAAATGGGCATTCTGGTGCGTCAGAAGGGCATTCTAGAAAAGGAGATAATATGACTTTAGATAAAACAATAAAGATGTTAACACAAGATGATTATGGTAATTGTGATTGCGGGGATTGGTGTAGAGCATATGATAAAGCAGTTCAAATAACAAAACAATTATCTTTTCTTGAAAGTGAGTATAATGCTTATCATATAGATAGTGATTATTGGAAAGGCATAAAATATGCCATAGATGTTTTAAATCATGAATAATATACGGAGGAATTAAAATGAAAGGATATATACATATTGATAACATATATGGATTAATATCGGGACATAGTAACTATCATGGAGACAATATACTTTCGGCATTAACGTGTATTGCAGAAGGTAAAGATGTTACTAAGCCAATAATGTCATTGGATGAAGAATATTACTCAAATAAAGAATTTAATAAATTCATTAATGATATAAAAAGTGATATTAATCAAATAATAACAAAGAACAAAGGTATAAAAAGTGTTGAAGCTCAGGAAAGAATTAGAACAGCTCAACAAATACTTGATATTATTAACAAGCATACAAAGAGGTTAGTATGAAACAAATAACAATATATATTGATCATATAGTTTATGCAGATGGAATATTTACTTGGATATGTAATTTCTATCAGTTAATGCATAAAGTATATGACATCGAGGTTATGACAAAAGTCATCAAACCTGAATTAAATGATATTTTTGAAAGATATAGTATTCCGGTAGTTAAGTGGAATGCTAATGTAAATTATGATACTGATATTTTGATGCTAATGTTGGATTTTGTTGTATATCCTACTAATTTCACTTTCTGGAAAAAGTATAAGATTGTACATTGTAATTATGAGATTCTTAAGTCTGAGTTTACTAATCTTAATGATGGTAGTGAATTTATTGCAGTATCAAAGCAAGCAGCAGATGGCTTTACAAAGCGTTTCAATTTACCTTGTAAAGATATTTCATCATTTGTCATACCATACACACCAAGACCTGTTATGAAGATTACTTCTTGTTCAAGAGTATATAACAATAAAGGTTTTGAGAGAATGTTTCATTTAGCAGATGACTTAGATGAATGTGGTGTACGATTTCAGTGGATTAATTATAGTGAAATTGATCAGAATGGTGTTAAGTATCTACAAAGTAAAAAACATAACTTAATAACTTTCTTACCTGCATTGGAGCATCATCATTTAATGGATATGATTGCTGCAAGTGATTACTTAGTTCAATTAAGTGATAGAGAGGGTTATTGTTATGCAGTTCATGAGGCTTTAACTTTAGGTACTCCAGTCATTGTTACAGACATAGACGCATTTAAAGATATTGTCATAGATGGCCAGAATGGTTATAAGTTGCCTTTGGAGATGAATTATAAGGAAGATACATTATTAAATATTATAAATAATGTTCCATCAAATTTTGAATTTAAAGAGGATTTGTCAGTAATTTATAGGCAATGGACTACGATTTTAGGACATTGAGTATCGGTTTATAACAAAGTTGGAAAGTGATTAAAATGGAAGGAAGTGCTTGGTTAATGAGAGATTTAAGAAGTGAAATGTACGCAAGTGGTATTAATGATGACGATAACAATGTGCTTGGTAAAACAAAAGGAATGGAAATAGAAAATATTACAAGAGAAGAATTTAACCGAAAAATTAAAGAACTTGAGAGGAAGATTGCTTTATTAGAATCTAAAATTCAGAATCTTACTATGGTATATTGAAAATAAATGAGGATGATTATATGAAAGCTTTATTTATTATATTGTGTATAGTTTTATATATTATAATCGGTATAATAACTGGAATGATATTTGTATATGTTGATAAGAAACATGGTGATTTTGATCCATATAATGGCGATGCTAATTTTGCTTATGTACTTGTGGCAATATTTTGGCCAATAGCACTTGGTGTTGTTATAATAGCATATCCTTTTATCAAATTATATGATTTTTTCATGTGGTTTGGTAAACATATTAACAGTGATGATGAATAGAAAGGAGAGGTAAAAAATGTCTTTAGCAACAACTTATGATGGAAAGTTGAGAGTAATAAATGATATTTTAAATAAAATGAGTCCTGATGAGAAGAGGATAGTGCTTCAAAGCCTTATAAAAGAGGATATGAAAACATATTTTGAAGTAATCTGGGATGAACAGAAGCGTCTTGAAACTGAAGCTGGTGTTGAAGGAGTATGTGAATTTACTTCTGATAAAGCTTGGGTTGATGGTGATGAAGATAAGACATTTGACGATATTGAAGGTAGTAAAGATTCTGGAATTGAAATAAATTTAGCTGGTAAAGTATCTAAAGAAGCTGAGAATGCATATTATTTAGATGAGAAGATAGATAAGAAACAGGGAAATGATAAGTTTGATGGTTTCTTAGGATATGTTAACTCAAGTGCTAGTGATGATAATGAAAAAGAATTAGAAACTGAACAGGAAACTATATTAGAGCCTGGTGAATTTATGGATAAAGTAATGGATAAGATTGAAGATAGAATCCAGGAAATTGAAATGAAGAATAAAATGAAAAATGCGAAGTTTCCCGATTTTGGAGGTGATAATAAATGAGAAGAAGCACCCAATTTGCAGCAATTTTAGGTACATTTTTTGGTGGTTTACTTGGTTCTACAGGAACTATTTTAGTATTTAAAAAACTTGATAAATTAGAACATAAAAAAGATTTAGAAGCTGAAGCAGAACATATTGCAGAAGTTGCTGAAACATATGAAGCAAGAATAAAAAAGTTAAAAGAATATTATGAATCTAAAGAAATTGAAGAAAAAAATGATATTTCTGAGACTAAAAAAAGTGATGAAATAGTTAATGAAAAAGCTAAAGAAGCACATAAAAGAATTACTTTAGATAAAGTTATAGAAAATCCTGATGAACCAAAAATACTTAATCCAAAATTTGTATATCAAGATAGACTTGCTGAAGAAGATAATGCAAAACCTACTGATTATAGCAAAATTAGTAGAGATAAATATACAGATTTAAAGAAAGAATATGAAAGAGAACCAATTATTGATGAAGCAGTTAAGTTCCCTCATTTAATAACACAGGATAGTTATGAACATGCTGGTGGTTATGTCAAAGAAGAAGTAATATATTATGAACAAAATGGTATATTTGCAACTCTTGACGATGATACAATTGTTGATCATATAACTGAAGAATATATTGGTTTGGATAATTTAAATCTATTTGGTAGTCAGCAAGCAAGTCTTGATGGTAAGAGTAGTTTGTATGAATTATATCTTCGTGATGAAGTCTTACATATTGATTATCATATTATTTATAACGGCACCGAAGACTTCGACCATTTAGGCGATTGCAGATGATTTAAAGATATTTGATAAAAAGGAGACGAAATATGTATAAACAATTTGATTTTGATACTTATAATTGGATAAAACAAAATTCAGGTCATGATGATTTGGAATATGAAGTAAAATATACTGATGGAAATGGAAAATTTGAATATGATGGCTTTATTGATGAAATGATTTATACTAAAGATGGAGAAATAAAACCATTAAAACAATTTTGTAAAGAAATTATTCAACAAAATAAAAATGGTACATTATTTAATTATGATAATATGATTCATGAATATTACAAACTTATGAATAGATATATTCCGCCAACAGATAATCCTGAAGATTTTGCTTATCCAGTATTTTTATGTCAATCTTGTAATTCTCCTGAAGATTCTATTGTTGTAGCACCATTTTATACAATAATTTGTATACCTCGAGGAGAATGAATGTGACGCGAAAATAATTTATATTATAAAATGGAAGGCCAGGAGTTGGTCTTTTAGTTTGTCCAAAATATGACAAAGAAAGGAGAGAAAAATGGTATCAATTAAAGATATTATCCTTGTAAATTTTTTAGACAAGGAGGCAAATTATGGATGAAAATGTTTTGATAAAATTATATTATGATTGGTTAGTTGATCAGATAGATTATGATTATAAAGCTAGTATGTATGAAGATTTATTAGAGTATTTATTTAATATGGATTTTGTATGGTTGGATACAGTTCCATTAGATGAAAATAGAGCAATTGACGGGTTAGAATTAAGAACAAATTATGCTAAAATTATAGGTGAAAATGATGGCGATTTATTGTTAAATTTATTGAATAGAAAACGATGTTCTATGTTAGAAATGTTTGTAGCTTTTTCTGAAAGATTGACGGGTCTTTCTGACTTAAATGGTGATATGAATGCAAGGGAAAAATTCTTTTGGATGTTTATAGATAATTTAGGTTTAAGTTGGGCTACAAAGTATGATTTTGATATAGATATTGTGGGTGAAATTTTAAATGATTTTTTGTCTGGAACAGTACATGGAAGAGATCCAAAAGGTAATGAAAATCCTCCTGTTTTATTTCCTTGTAGAGAAGTTTATAATAATATGAATTATGATCTATTTATGCAAGCTAATTTATACTTAAAATCGTACCTTTTGTGAGGCATTTTTGGGCGATTTTGGTAGTATTTTTGATGGAATTTTTGTCTTATTTTTGTAGGTAAAAATAACATTAAAAAAATCTTTATGAAAAAGACACTTTTTTTAAAAAAGTTTTAAAAGTATGCTCTAGCACGATGCCAGAGTAAAAAAATGCCAAAAAATGTAACTTTTTCGCGAAAGGAGGAATATAAAATTGTATGGATTTTTTATCAGTTAGAGCAAAAAGTAATACAAAAAATAGACATACAATTACACTTGAACCACATATCAATTTGGATGACTCAGAAGACATCATAATTAAGGGTGGTGGAGTATATGCAATTTATGATGAAAATAAGAAAATTTGGGTCACTGATATGGACAAAATCATGAAGGTTTTAAACAATGATTGGGTTAAGAAATATAATGCAAAAGTTAAGGAAATTGAAGAAGCAAATAAACGTCTTCCAGCAGCTGACAGAAAGTTCATTACAAATGATATAGAATTTGATAATTATACAAGTGATTCAGGGTATTTAGAGAAGTTTTTACAGTTCACAAAGAAGGTTGAAAAGTATCATGAAAATATTGATTTAAATCCTCATGTTATCTTCAAAAATATGGATGTAAAAAAAGAAGATTATTCAACTGGAAAATTGCCATATTCTTTAGAAGAAGGAAGTACTGAATCATGGGATCAAATGGTTGGTTATTTGTATGAACCTGAAGAGAAAGAAAAGATAGAATGGATGATTGGAAGTATTGTATCTGGTTATAGTACAAAGATACAAAAGTTCTTTGTATTTTATGGTGATCCAGGTTCAGGTAAAGGTACAATAATGAAAATCATTGAATCTATGTTTAAACCTTATTATGCACCATTCATTTCAAAGAGAGTTGTAAGTAATAGTAACTTTCCTCTTGAATGTTTAGCTATGAATCCCTTAGTTGCAATCGATGAAGATGGAGATTTATCTCAAGTACAAGACAATACAAGATTAAATAGTATTGTGTCTCATGAAACAATTCCTGTAGAAACAAAATTTAAAAATCCTTATCCTGTAAAATTTAAAACTTTATTAATTATGTCAAGTAATGAGCCAGTACAAATGACAGGACCACAATCAGGTTTCACAAGAAGACTTATAGATATTAATCCTGTTGGCGGTGAACCAATTCCTACAGATGAATATGATATTCTTTTAAATCGTATAACTAAATATGAACGTGGAGCTATAGCATATAAGTGTTTAGAAACATTTAATAGATTAGGTAAAACATATTTTAATGGTTATGTTGCTGAAGATATGTTCTCTCGTACAAATCAGTTTTTTCAATTTCTTGAAGAAAATGTAGACATATTTAGAAAACAAAATTATACATATCTCGATCAGGTTTGGAGAATGTATAAGATATTTGTAGAAGATAATGGTATTAAACATTTTCATAGGAAAGCTGAAATACGTGAGCAACTTAAAAAATATTTTGAAGAATATTATTATGAAACTCGTATAGGTGATGATAATCATAATCATTATCATGTATATAAAGGTTTTATAGTAAAGAAATTTGATGATGTAATTAAGAAAGCAACTAAAAAGAAAAAACCTAGAAAGAATGTTATAATTAATAAGGAATATGCTGAAGAAAATAATATTGATGTTGTAACTGTAGACGATGATGTTGTACATTGGTTGAAATTCGATAAGAATTATGGTGAGTGCAAGTCGAAGCTGGATATTTATCTTCAGAATGAGAAAGCACAATATGCTACAAAAGATGGAATCCCTGGAAAGAGATGGGATAATGTTGAAACTACTCTTAAAGATATTTCTACAAATAAGTTACATTATGTCCAAGCACCTGAACATCTCATAGTTATTGATTTTGATAAGAAAGACGAAACTGGTAATAAGAGCTATGAGTTAAATCTTAAGGAAGCAAATAAATTCCCTCGCACATATGCAGAATTAAGTAAGTCCGGTGCAGGTATTCATTTACATTATATTTATGATGGCGACATAACAGAACTTAGTAGGATCTTTGGAGATGACATTGAAGTAAAGATATTTACTGGTAATGCTTCATTAAGGAGGCAACTAACAAAATTTAATGACGAAGAAATTGCAACGATATCTGAAGGTTTGCCTCTAAAAGAAAAGAAGGGAGGTAAAATGTTAGATCAAGAAGTCTTGCAAACTGAACAAATGATGCGAAGAACTATTGTCAAATGTTTAAGGAATGAGATTCATGGTCATCACAAACCTAATATGGATTTCATCTACAAGATATTGACAGATGCATATAATAATGGTATTCATTATGATGTTAGTGATATGTATAATGATATTTTGAATTATGCAATGGCTTCATCAAATAGTTCTGAATATTGTTTAGAGTTAGTAGCTAAGTTGCCTTTAAAGTCAGACGAACCTAGCGAGGCGGTAGAAAGTGAAGAAAAAGATTATAATAATGACTCAATTGTATTCTTTGATGTAGAAGTTTGGCCGAATTTATTTATATTTGGTTATAAGTTCTTAGGTGGAGAGAAACATATTTTATTAAATCCTAAACCCGAAGATGTTGAATATTTGTTAAAGCATAAACTTGTTGGATTTAACTGCAGAAAGTATGATAATCATATTGTATATGCATTCTTACAAGGTTATACAAATGAACAATTATTTAAACTTTCACAAAAGATAGTTAAAGCAAAGAAGGGTGAAAAGGATAATGGAATGTTTGGTGAGGCATATAATTTGTCTTACACCGATATTTATGATTTCTCAAAGAAGAAGCAGTCATTAAAGAAATGGGAAATTGAATTAGGCATTTATCATAAAGAGATGGATGCAAGTTGGGATGAACCACTTCCTGAAGAGTTATGGGATGCAGCAAAAGAGTATAACGGTTATGACTTAGACGCGACTGAGGCATTATGGTTATCTAAAGGCATTCAAGTTGACTTTACATCAAGAATGATATTAGCAGATATTGCAAATGGTACACCCAATGATACAGATAACACATTGACTGAACGATTAATTCTTGGTCCTAACTATCAGGAAAGAAAAGCAGCAAAGAATTCATTCCATTATAGGAATCTTGCAGAACCCGTTTATCATTTGGATGCAGATCAAGAGGAATTCTTAAAGGAAATCTTTCCGGAAATGATGGCTGAGACACATGGTGAAGCGCATAGTTTACTTCCTTACTTCCCTGGATATACATTTGATAAGTATGCAAAGACAAGTATATATAAGGGTGAAGAGATTGGTGAAGGTGGATTAGTTCGAGCAATTCCTGGTGTATATGGTTATTCCAAAACATTTGATGTAACATCGATGCATCCTCATAGTTTAGCTGCAGAGTATTATTTTGGTAAATATACAGAAGGATATTATAATTTAGTTAGAGCAAGAATAGCAATTAAGCATGATAATATGGAGTTCTTAGGAAAGTTATTTGAAGGTAAGTTGTTAAAGTATTGTACCGATGATGATCAGAAAAAGAAATTAAGTACTGCTTTAAAGACACCTATTAATGCAGTTTATGGTTTGACAGCTGCAGCATTTGAGAATAACTTAAGACATCCTGATAATATAGATAATATTGTTGCTAAGCGTGGTGCATTGTTTATGATGGATTTGAGAGATGCAGTATTAGCACAGGGTTATCAGATATTCCATATTAAGACAGATTCATTGAAAGTTATAAATCCTGATGAATACATTGAGAAGTTTATATTAGATTTTGGAAAGAGATATGGATATAGTTTTGAAGTAGAACACGAATTTGAAAAGATCTGTTTAGTTAATGATGCAGTTTATATAGCTAAGGTAACTGAAAATGATGCAGATTGGAAGAAGGAAGCTAAGAAAGCAGCTGAGAAGGGTGAACCTGAACCTACAAGATGGACAGCAACAGGTGCTCAGTTCCAGATTCCTTATGTATTTAAGACATTATTTAGTGGAGAAGGAATTACATTTGATGATGTATGTTTCATTAAGAATGTATCTAAGGGTTCAATTTATTTAGATTATAATGAGAACTTAGAAGATGTATCTCAATGGGAATTATTAAAAGAAATGAGATCACAAGTTAAGAATAATAAAGTTGCATTGTCTTGGGAAGAAGCTAAAGATAAAGGTTGGACTAAGAGAGAATGTGAGTTCTATAATCTTAACTTTGATATGAGCGATGAAGAACTTGAATCTAAGATTAATGCAGGACATAGTAGACAGTTCATTGGTAAAGTTGGTAACTTCTGTCCTATATTAGCTGGTTATGGTGGAGCAGAGATGTTATGTCTCAACGAACAGGGCAAGTATAATGCAGTGACTGGAACTAAAGATGTTCGTTGGTTAGAAGCATCTTATGTAAAGGAACATCATATGGAAGATAAGATTGATTATGGTTATCTTGATAAGATGTGTCAGAGTGCAATAGAAGATATTAGTAAATATGATCCAAACTTCTTTGATAAGATTGAAAAATGATATTTATAAAGTGAGGTGATGCTAAGTGCAGTATTATTCATGTGATAAACAAGTCACCTTCAATGTAGAAATACCTCTGTAACGCACAGATTTGCCCGTAAAGGCCTGTTTGGGTATTTTATGGTATATTTTATATGGTAAAACATGAAATAGGCCTAAATGGGCAAAATATGAGCTTACAGAGGTATTTGACAAAAAAAATGATATTTATGGGAACGATAACAAAATCGATATTGGGTGTTATCATATTATAGTTGTATTAGGGTGGGTTTAACTATAATGATATTTGAATACTCGAACAAGAAAACACGAACAAGAAAAGGAGAAAACAAAAATGGCACAGAAGATTAACATCGCAGGCGCAAGAATTACATTTAAGAACTTTGCAGGAAGACCTACTGATTGGAATAAGAAAGGTGGAGCAAGAGACTTTGCAGTTGTATTGGATACTTATGAGGATGTACAGGCTTTGATTGATATGGGATTCTCAGTAAAGTATTTCAAGAAGAAGGAAGAAACAGATCCTGATGTTCCGTTCTTAAAGGTTAAGGTTAACTTCAGATATAATGATGACGGTAGTGAATTACTTAGTCCTCATATCTATATGATTAACAACAATAAGAAAGTTCTCATCACTCCTCAGACAGCTCAGATTCTTGATCAGGCAGATATTGCATATTGTGATATTGTTATCAGACCTTATTATTATGAGGTTCAGGGTAAGGCAGGAGTCGCAGCTTATCTTGACAAGATGTATGTAAATATTGAGCAGGATGAATTTGAGAAGAAGTATGAGATGTATAATGATCCTGAGGAAGAAGAAGCTGAAGAGATACCTTTTGAATAATCATTGGATAACTTGTTTAACCGATGCGTGATATAATTGCAGTTTGGCGAAGACAAAGTGTTTTGAATGATTAAAGATATTCTGTAATATTAGGTGACATGTACAAGCGAAAAGTGTAGTAGCTTAGAGGGTTTCAATTCCTAGTAAGTGATTAGACTTACACAGAATAGCTTTAGAAAAATAATATTTGTTGGGATGGCGGAATAGACGCAGGAACAGCGGTAAAATAGTAGACGCGCACGGTGTGAAAATACTTTCACACACTACGTGTGAATGTCCTGAGATGGCTAGAGTTCCTATAAGCCATAAAACTGAAGCAGGATCTTTCATGTAAGGTGCAAATCCTTACTCCCAATAATATTTGTGGAGATTAACTTATGGATAAAACAATTTATATAGTAATATTTTCAAGTACATATGAAGGAACATATCAGGAACAAAATGTTGCAGCATTTGATACTGAAGATAAAGCTAATGCGTTTCGTGAAAAATATGAAAAGATAATATCTGAAACTAATGAGTTTAAATTATTAAAAGAAGATATTCCTTATTTAAATGAAGATTATTCTGAAAAACTTATTGGTAGAACTAATTGTCATTATCTTTGTCAGGCAATGCATTTACTTTAAGATATTTTAGATATTCTAGAATACCTCTCAGACGCACCAGAATGCCCGTAAAGGCCTGTTTGGGGGTTTTATGATATATTTATAGGGTAAAACATGAAACCGGTCTAAATGAGGCTTCTGGTGCGTTATAAGGGTATATGAGGTTTAAAGATATTTATGAAAATACAGAGAAAACTATTAACTATTGAACAAAAGCATGAAATCTGTACAAAATATTATGATAATTGTGAAGAATGTCCTTTATACTCAAAAGTGTTAAATCATTTCTGCATTTATAATTTAGATCAAGTACAATATGCTATTGACGATTATTTAAATGAAGAAATTGAGGTATAACTATGTTAGCATATAATGTTCATGTAGATAATGATAATGAAGTTTATTGTATTGTTGCACCTACAGAAAAAGAAGCTATTGAATATGCTATAGAACTTTATAAAAAAGATTATGGAACTGAAGTAACTGAAGAAGATTGTAAGGTTATTTGGAACTATGATGAAGATTATTAATCAGGAAATGCCCTTGTAACGATAACACTTCACAAGTGAACTGTAGTTCGTTACTACAATACCTCTGTAACGCTCTATTTTGCCCGTAAAGGCCTGTTTGGTATAATTGTGGTATAAATCTACCCTAAAATACTAAATGGGCCTAAATGAGGCTTTAAATGCGTTACAGAGGCATATTAAGGAAAGGAGATAAATATGGATAATGAAGTTAATATAGAAAGAGTTAACAAAATTTTAAATTTTGCGATATGTTGGGCTGATGATACTGTAGATTTAATACGTAATGGTTATACTGAAGATGAAATAATTGAAGCAGTTAAAACATTATTTAAAGAAGAAGGTAAATAATATGAATATAGAAGATATACAAGAACTTTCAACAAGAGCTAAAAATTCATTAATTAGAAACGGTTATTTAACTCTTGAAGATATTAATAAAACTAATTTTTATGATATATTTGCTTTACCTTGTTTTAAGAAAACTGTAAAAAATATGAAAATTATACTTAAAGTTATGCATGAAAATGGTTATTCTTATTGGGGAATTGGACATCCAATAAAATAATATTTAAGGAGACAATATAATATGAGAAAAATACCTACATTATTGGAAAGAATATATGAAAATAATAGAGTTGTTGCAATAAAAAGTACATTAAGTGATAAAAGATTACAAGTTGTATTAGATGGTAAATGTATTGCTACTGTCAAGATTGATGGTTCTTGTTGTGCTGTAATTGATAATAAATGGTATAAGAGATACGATGCTAAAGCTGGTAAGAAAATTCCAGAAGGTGCAATACCTTGTCAAGATACTCCAGATCCTATTACAGGTCATTGGCCTCATTGGGTTGAACTTAATCCAGATAAAGCAGAAGATAAATGGTATATTATTGCTTTTAATAATTATCGTGAATTATATAAAATTGAAAGTGGCGACAAATGGGATCCAATAACATATGAAGCTATTGGTCCGCATTTCCAAGGTAATCCATATAAATTAGAAAAAGATACTTTGTATAAGCATGGTGTTAGTGTTATTGAAGAATTATCTAATAAGCCATTAACAATAGATATTCTTAGAGAGTATTTATATAATAATGAAATAGAAGGAATAGTATTTTGGTTCACCGATCCTACAGGTAGCTGTCCAATTTGTAAAATAAAAAGAAGTGACTTTGGTTTCAAGTGGCCTGTTAAGGATTAAAGATATTTGAAGGAGAAATAAAAATATGACTTTTGGTGCATTAAAAGAAATAATAGATAAAAATAAAATTCCGGATGATGTTTTATTATTATCTCATAGCGGATGGGAATGCGATGCAACACATATGGATGGAATATGGTATTGCAAAGATAAAAATGTAATTGTTTTTACACAAGGAGATGATCCTGAATTTGATTTTAAAGAATCACAAGATGATCTTAATATAGCACTTCGTGATCATTTTAAAGATTATAGACGTATGAAGTTTGTTAAATTAAATGGTATTGATGCTGTAACAATAAAATGATATTTAAAGGAGAATAATATGGGTTTAAATGATTTTTATAAATATTTAGAAAGTAAATTAATACAAGATTATATTGTTGAACTTCGTTATAAATATTTTTATGAAACCGGTTGGCGTTATAGTAATGAGATTCTTGAATGGGATCCTGATTTAAAAGTTTATGAATGGCGTAATGATTGGGATGAAGGTTATGATAAAGTTGAAGTATTAGGTTACATAGCAATCGCAAATGTAAAAGTTCCGAGATTTGAAGGAGAATAATTTATGGGTAAAAAGAAATTTGATACCGGTACTATAACAATAAATGATAAAGATAGATATGCATATAAGATTGTAAAATGTTGTGATAAAAATGGTAATGATTTAAAGTTTGATTATTTTTGTCATGACATTTATGCCATAATACGTTTGATAATACCTGAAGAAGCAATTATTGTAACTCCAAGTAATATAATTATAGAAACTAGGTCAAGGTCAGATTTATTTGTAAAAAGAAGATGTAATAAATTATATTTTGATAGAGTTATGAGCTATTTTTATATAACGAATACAATACATGGCGGACCGACAATAGCAAGAATTTATACAAAAGATTTAGATAGGTTTTTAAAAGATGAACATTCAGACAGATCATTAATTGAATATCATAGCTATTATAGAAATTTTATAGAAAATTATCATATTATAACATATAAACAAAATACATTAATAAAACCTGCTGAAGGTTATTTAGACATGGATGTTTCAAAGGAATGTGCTTGTGGTTTACATTTCTTTTTTACTTTAAAAGAGTTGTATAACTATTTAGATTATTTAATTTAATAGTCAGGGAGGAATATAATGAAATTAAATAAAATAGATGATATACTTTGTAAATATAATTTTAAATTATCAAATACAAACATGAACAAAGATGATACTGATTCTGTTTATAATGAGTTTCGGAATAAAACACTTGATGAAATAGTACATGATTATGCAAATCAAAGAAATTGTATAAAAGAAATAATGAAAGTTTTATATAATGTTCGAGAAATTGATAGATGATAATTTTGTAAAGGAGACAAATAAAATGATGAAAATTGAGATTGAACTGAGTGAAAAAGATTTTGAAAAAATACGTAAAACTTCCATGTCTATTGACGATATGGATAATACCGTAATTGGCAGAGTTTATACATCGATAATAAAGGGATATAAAAAAGACCATCCTGAGGAATTTGGAGTAACTTCATAAAAATAATTATATAGGAGAAGAAAATGACAGATACAGAAATAAAACAAATAGAAACTATTTGCGAAGTAGCTAATATTAAAGATATTGGTGATTTAAGTGATGGTTATCATACATTTAATCAACTTTATCATCAAAGAGCTGTTTTGTTTGCAACTATTGTAAATCAGAATAAAGATATTTCATGGAAATCATTTAAGCATTCTGATGGTAAATATTGTTTTGACAGTAATGGTGAATGGTTTATTGTTGGCATTGATACACCAGAAGGTAGTTATACATATCATTATGAAAAGAGTTATTGGGATATGTTTAAATGCCAAGAATTAGAATGTGGTAAAGAATGGGATGGACATACTGAAGAAGATGTAACGAGATTATTGTCTTTAGAAAAGACAGATGACGAAGAAAAAGTTATAAAAACAGAATTTATTGATATAACACGTTATTGCCGTAAATATAAAAAGTGTGGTAATTGTGAAGAGGAATTTATGGAACAATATACTTATAGATGGTTCTTTTGTCCAAGATGTGGTGCAAAGTTTATTAATGTAACTCAATAAAAATATTTTAGGAGGAAATGATGAAACAAATTGTTTATACAGTAATACAATATTTTCCTAATACTAATGAAGAACCCATAGTTACAGTTTTTGATAATAAGGATAATGCTGAATCTTGTTTTAAATATTATAAAAGTCTTGGTAGAATGGTGTGCATGGATGAATGTCTTGTATGTAAGACGTTTAAAATACTTTTATAAGATGAAAACATTTTAGGAGAAAAAGATGAATGATTTAGCAATTACAGGAATATTCATTGTTTTAATGACTATACTCACAGTCGGTTATAATCATATTGTAACTAAAATTGAAAAGAAGAAGAAACTAAATAAAAACACAGATTAATAAATGATATTTTGTAGCCCCTTAGCCAAGTGGTGAAGGCGGCGGTCTTTGACACCGTTATTCACTGGTTCGAATCCAGTAGGGGCTGTAATGCGCACGGATGGCCGTGGACACAATGGCAGTTGAAGCACAGAGGAGCTTTTGGTGCGCTATATAAATAAATATGGGCCTCAAGCTGAAAGTGGTATGTCCCTCATGAGTAAGCAATTATCATTCAGGTGGCGGAATAGGTAGACGTTTTTAGTGATAAGGTTAAAGATATATAAAACCATTAAGAATAATCTTAGCAAAACTTTATATCATATAAGGTGCAGATCCTTATCCTGAATGATATTTTAAAAAGGAGAAATAATATGGGAAATAGTATTTATTATGGAATTTATTCAAAAGAATGTAATAATGATAAAGTATTGCCTTATTTGGATATAGACTATATTTGTGTTGATTTAAATATTAGTAAGGATTCGCAAAGAGAGTTCTTTAACATTTTGAGAAAGTATTCTATTGAAAAAGGAGAAACTGTAGAAAGATATTTTGATTTGCATTATTATCATTGTTTTATAATTACATACTACGAAGATTATTTTAATTTTTATAATGAAGTTAATGTAGTTTTACCTGATGATATAGAATGTGATTTTGATAATGATATTTTGATATTTTGGGTAGTGTAAAAGACTGCTCTTCGCGCACGTATACGCGTATGTACGCGCACACGCCCGCCTAGCGCATCCGCGTGATCACGCCCACGCACGCATTATGCACGCACGCCCGGACCCGCGCTACACGCACGTGCGCCTGAGTTTAATGTAATGTTTCTTACGCGCGAGAAAAATAAATAAAAATAATTTTTAAAGTTTTTTACACAAAATAAAAAGGAGGAATAATTATGGAAAATACAATTAAATCAAGTTATTCAATAAGGTTAATAGATGGAAGTGATTCTGTCAATGACTTTGAAACATATGACGATGCAGTTAAATATGCAAAAGATAAATATCCTAACTCATCATACAAAATTGTTAAAATAACAGAAGAAACATTGGTTACCGTACTTCTAAGGAGATAATATGGTTAAACTAAGGGAACACCAGAAGAAAGCACTTACCCAAATGAAGAATGGTTGTATTCTTTGTGGTGGTGTAGGTTCTGGTAAAAGTATTACAAGTGTTGCTTATTATTTTTTAAAAGCTGGTGGCTCTATTGAACCATTCAGATTTCCTAAACAAATGAAAGATCTCTATATTATTACGACAGCAAGAAAAAGAGATACATTTGAATGGGACGACGACATATTACATTTTGGTTTAGCAAGAAATGGTCAAAATTTTGGTGGTAAAGTTGTAATTGATTCTTGGAATAACTTACACAAATATGTCGAACATAAAGAAGGTAGAGGTTGGAAACCATTAGTAAAAGATGCTTACTTTATTTTTGATGAGCAAAGAGTAATCGGTACAGGAACTTGGGTTAAATCATTTTTGTGTTTAACAAAAGTAAATGAATGGATATTATTAAGTGCAACACCTGGCGACACTTGGCTAGATTACATTCCAGTATTTATTGCTAATGGTTTCTACACAAATTTTACAGATTTCAGATTACAACATGTTATATACTCTCCTTTTGTTAAATTTAGAAAAGTTGAGAGATATGTAAATGTACCAAAACTAGAAAGATTACGAGCAAGCATATTAGTAGATATGCCTTTTGATAGAAAAACAGTTCAACATCATGAAGACATATATGTAACTTATGATAGTGCATTATATGACAAAATAATGAACACTAGATTTGACTTTGAAAAAGGTGAACCATTTAAGAATGCTGCTGAATTATGTTCTGCTTTAAGAAAAGTATGTAATATGTCACCTGAGAAATTCGACATATTACTACAGATAATAAAAGATAGGCGAAAAGTTATACTCTTTTATAATTTTAACTACGAGCTTGAAGCTTTAGTAGATCTACTTACAAAAATGGAAATACCGTTCTCGCAATGGAATGGACATAAACATGAAGAAATACCACAAACAGATAACTGGGTTTATATAGTTCAGTACAGTGCAGGTAATGAAGGTTGGAATTGTATACTAACAGATACGATTGTATTCTTTAGTCAAAACTATTCATATAAAGTTATGACACAAGCAGCTGGACGAATTGATAGATTAACAACACCATTTACAGATTTATGGTATTATCATTTTAAAACTAAATCGGGTATAGATAGAGGAATTGCAAGAGCTATTAAACAAAAGAAGAAATTTAATGAAGAAAAATATTATGGATACTTATTTCCAAAGAATAGAGATGAACGTTAATGAATTATGAAAAATGTGAATCATGTAAGAATTACGATCCAATAGATAACAAGTGTTATATTAGTGATGGATTAATTATTAAACAACATTCATTACAAGAGAATTGCAATAATTATAATCCATCAACTTCTAGGATTCGCTCTCGTCAAACAAGTAGACTTTACCTTATTAATCAAAGTGTTAAAAATCCCTAACACTTCGAGATTCGCGAAAAAATTCGCTTCTATTGTAGAGAGGGGTAGAATCAAGCCCCAGGTCATGTTAAGGAGATAAATGAGGTCTTCTTAGCATTCTGGGTGTTCTTGGTTAGTCCTTTAAATTTTTTTGAGAATATAAGCAGACGATTTTATATTCTCTAATTCTTTTTTGTAAATATCAACATAGCAACAAAATTAAAAGGAGACGACTGCATGAAACATTACAAAAAAGAAAGTGATTTCCAAGCTGATGTAATTAAAATGGTTGAAGAAAGGTTCCCTGGTTGTTATTGTGTTAAACAAGATACCAGACAAGGAACACCTGATTTGTTAATCTTACATCAAAAGCATTGGGCGATGCTTGAGAATAAGATTGATGAGAATGCAGATCACCAACCAAATCAAGATTGGTATGTAAATCACTTTAATGAAATGTCCTTCTCAGCATTTGTCTATCCGGAAAATGTAGAGGAGGTACTAAATGAAATGGAACGATCATTTCAAGCTGCCGAGTGATCATGCTTTTCTTGGAGCAAGCACACATGCATGGTTAAATGATGATCCTGCAAAACTTAAGAATCGATATTTAAGATGGCTTGCAAAAGAAAGAGGAACACGATTACATGATTTAGCAGCTCGATTAATCAAAGAAGGTATTGAACTTCCACAAACAACTAAAACTTTTGATCAATATGTAAATGATGCAATTGGTTTTAGAATGAGGCCTGAACAAAAATTATATTATAGTGATAATTGTTTTGGTACTGCGGATGCAATAGCCTTTGATGAAAAAATAAAGTTTCTACGAATTCATGATTTAAAGACTGGTGAGATTCCTGCAAAGATGGAACAGTTATATATTTATGCTGCTTTATTTTGTTTGGAATATCATCAGAAGCCTGGAGATCTTGGATTCGAATTACGAATCTATCAGAATAATGGAATTGATATTGCTAATCCTAATGCGGAGATTATATTACCGATTATGGATAAGATTATATCATTCGATAAATTAATTAACAACATTAAAGGAGAATTGTAATGGATACTAGCGGCATGTCATTTGATGACAAAATCAAAGCTTATATTCGACTCCATGAGACAGAGTCTTCATTACAACATTATGGAACCCCGAGACATTCTGGTAGATATCCATGGGGTTCTGGTGAAAATCCTTATCAAAGAAATGAGGACTTTCATAGGGTTTACAATGATTTAAAATCTCAGGGATATTCTGATAAAGAGATGGCTGAGATGTTTGGTTGTTCTATTAATGAACTTAAAGCAAGACGTTCAATGTCTTCACAGCAAGAAAAAGAAAGACAGAGAGTTCGTGTTGTTAGACTTCATGACCAAAAAGGAATGGGTTGGACAGCTATTGCACAAGAGATGGGATTAAAGAATGAATCTACAGCTCGTTCAATTTACAAGAATGCAAAAGCTCCTAAGAAACAACTCAATCAGCAAGTTGCAGATAGACTTGAAAAGATTCTTAAGGAAAAAGGCGGATATTTGGATATTTCAACAGGAACAGAACTTGGATATCCTTGGTCTGAAGATGCTCCTAAGACTGGTATTAGTTCAAGTCAGATGAGAACAGCATCTATTATGTTAAGAGAAAAAGGATATTCTGTACAGGTAATTAACTTACCTCAGGTTACAAATCCAGGTCAGTATACAAATACAACTGTACTTGCTCCTGCTGGAACAACCAAAAAGGATATTTTCAATAATCTTGATAAACTTCATTCAGTTGAAGATTATACACCAGATGCTGGTAAGACTTGGTGGGTTCCTGAATGGCCTGCTTCAATTGATAGAAAGAGAGTTTATGTAAGATGGCCTGATGAAGGTGGAGCCGAGAGAGATGGTATGGTTGAAATAAGACCTGGTGTTAAAGACCTTTCTCTTGGAAACTCTACTTATGCACAAGTTAGAATTGCAGTACATGGATGCGATGTTGCTGGAAAGACAGATGATTACGGAAATCCTGAACCTTCAGATCGTTATATTAAAGGAATGGCTGTATATTCTGATGAGATACCCGATGGCTATGATATTGTTGTAAACTGTTCTAAAGCAAGATCAAAAGGTGATGCTAAAGCATTTAAACCAATAAAAGATACAACAGATGTAAATGCTGTCTTTGGTGCAAGAATTATGACTAACGGACAGGATCATTATATTGGTGATGATGGAAAAGATCATCTTGGTTTAATAAATAAGGTTAATGCAGAAGGAACTTGGCAGGATTGGTCTAAAACTTTACCTTCACAGTTCTTAAGCAAACAGCCTAAAGAGCTTATTAAGAAACAGCTTAACTTAACATATGCTGATGCACTTGATGAGTTCAATGAAATTAAGAATTATACAAATGATGTTGTTAGACAGAAAGCTCTTGAAGAGTTTGCAAGTCAGTGTGATAGTGCTGCAGTAGATTTAAAAGCAGCTGCATTACCTAGACAGCAGTCACATGTTATAATTCCAATTAACACATTAAAAGACAATGAAGTATTTGCACCTGGATATGATGATGGTGAGGAAGTTATATTAATCAGATATCCTCATGAAGGAACATTCCAGATACCTAGACTTATTGTAAATAATAAAAATAAAGAAGGTATTAAATTTATTGGCAAGCTTGCACCTGATGCAATTGGTATTAATCATAATGTTGCAGACATAATGTCAGGAGCAGACTTTGATGGAGATACTGTTACAGTAATACCTACAAGTAAGATTGTCAATATTAAGAATAAACCACCTCTTGAAGGACTTAAAGGCTTTGATGCAAAAGCTGAGTATCCTTACAGACCTGGTATGAAACACTTGGATAAGAAGCAGACACAGACAGAAATGGGTGTCATCTCAAACCTTATTACTGATATGACAATCAAAGGTGCTACTGATGAAGAACTTACTCGTGCAGTAAAGTATGCAAACACAGTTATTGATGCAGATAAACATAATCTTGATTACAAGAGAAGTTATGCAGAGAATGATATTGAAAGTTTAAAAAAGAAATACCAGCAGAAAGCTGATTGGAATGGTAAAGGTAAATCATATGGTGGTGCTGGAACTTTACTTTCAAGAGCTAGTTCAGAGCAACATATTTTAGAACAGCAGTTAGCACAAGTAGATGAGAAAACTGGAAACTTAAAGAAAGCTTGGAGACCTGATTCTTCTGGAGAATTAATGTATATGCCTACTGGAAGAACAAGAATGGTTCCTGAGAGAAACAAAGATGGTTCTATAAAACTTGACGAAAATGGCAAGAAAATATACAAGGAAGAACTTGTAAGACAGAAAGTTTCTAAAATGTCACAGGTTGAAGATGCAAGAGAGCTTATGTCTAATCCCGAGAAAGGTTACATTCAGGAAGAGTTGTATGCTGAGTATGCTAACAACATGAAACACCTTGCTATTCAGGCTCGTAAAGAAGCTTTCTCTATTAAACCCGAGAAGTGTAACCCTGAAGCAGCTGCAGCATATAAAGATGAAGTTGAATCACTTAATCGTAAACTTGAAAATGCACAGCGTAACGCACCTAAGGAAAGACAAGCTCAGGTTCTTGCTAATGTATCTATGAAGGAGCTTAAGGAAGCTAATCCTGGCATGGACAATGAGAAGAAGAAGAAGCTTGCTCAGCTTGTAATGACTCAGGCTAGAGCTTCTGTTGGTGCTAACAAGAAGGATGTACAGGTAGAAATCACTCCTCGTGAATGGGAAGCCATACAGAAGAATGCTATCAGCCCTAGTAAGCTGCGCGAGATACTCAAGAATACTGATACCGATAAGGTTAAGAAGCTTGCATCTCCTAAGGTTCCTGCTAATACATTACCCAAGACTAAGATTAATCGTATCAAGGCTATGGCTAATAGTGGTTACACCTTAGAGGAAATAGCAAAGGCACTTGATATTTCAAAGAGCAGTGTTTCGAAGTACATCAAAGGGAAGGAGGATTGAGAGCTATGAGAGAAGTAATGTTAACAACAGTCGACAATCCGTTTAATCCATTTGATAATTTTGAAGAGTGGTTCAAAATTGATATGCAGTTTGGATACAATACTTGTGCTTTGGTAGCTCGTATTGCTCCATCTGCTACTGATGCATTGCCTGATAAGTTTGCTAACGCAATGCAAGAGGAATGTATCGACCGTTGGTGTCGTATGTTCCCACTCACTTACAAGAAAGTTGTTAGGGAGATACCTGACCCTGACTACAAAGCCATGTTAGAAGAGGACGAAGACTATAGCGATTACTATAGCGATGACGATAGCGAGACATCAGAAGATTAATAGCTATCTTTTTCTACTATGAATATCAAAATCATTTATTCAAAAGTAGAATGAAGCTAGCAATACCACCCCGGGGGGTGCGAGGGGCTGCATGGGACTGTTCGTTCGAGCGCCACTTCGAAAATTCTCCGGGGGGATCTGCTGATATTTGAGTTTATACCCGGGGCTTTCCCAGTGAGGTTGATTCACTCTAAAGCTCCATTGTCTCGCTAGGTTCGTCTCCTTATCCTTTAAGTGATAAAAGGTTGGTAATACAAAGGCTTTACAAGATCGCTAACTAAAAACGCCAACCCATAAGTCACAGCGGTATTAGCTTAGTCTTACGCCCAATAAACTACGGCTAAAGTGTGTCAGTGGAGCTTTAAAGTGTAGTTAACCTCACTGTAAAGCAAATAGAGAAGGAAGGAAAAGTGTATGAAAGAAGCCAAGAGAGTGATACCAAACACTCCGGTATTCCCGCCAGCGTCTTCTGATGAGGAACGGACAATGCAGATGGGCTCTCTTGCAATGGACTTAGCAGAAATGAGAATGCGTGAAGGTATTGCTTCCTCTGCTGAAATATTATACTTTATTAAAGCAGCCTCACCTGAAGCAAGACTTGAACGAACTAAGTTAGAAGAAGAAACAAAATTAATTCAAGCAAGAGTAACAGATATAGAACGTTCAAAGAATACTGAAGAACTCTATAGTAAAGCAATTGCTGCATTTCAAGAGTATCAAGGAATTGAGATTGAAGAAGAAGGTGATGAAGATGGTTACGGACCGTATCAGAACCTATACTGAGTTAATCCAATTTCTAACTTTTGAAGAACGATTTGAATATTTGAATCTTGGCGGAATAATTGGAGTCGAAACATTTGGTGCATTAAGTAGTCGTTGGATGAATCAAAATTTTTACAGATCAAATGAATGGAAACAATTAAAGAATCAGATACTTATACGAGATAACGCTTGTGATATGGCATTGCAAAATTATCCAATCGGTAACACAAGAATTTACATACATCATATGAATCCTATTACCGAAGATGATATTGTTGAGAGAACACCTTTTCTCTTAGATCCAGAGTATCTTATATGTGTTTCATTTGAAACTCACAATGCGATTCACTTCGGTGACATAAATGTTTCAAGATTAGCAAAAGATCCAGTATTAAGACAACCAAATGATCAATGCCCTTGGAAGTCAGATTATCAAGTAGCACCACATGTTACTGCAAGAGGATTTGATCGAAGAAGTAAATAAGAAAGGAGAATACCATAATGCCAATGCGTAATAATGAAATGTTATACAATGTATTTGCATACCATAAAAATCATATACAACATTATGGTACTCTTGGACAAAAGTGGGGTGTTCGTCATTGGCAAAACTCAGATGGTACTTTTAATGCTGAAGGTAAACTGAGATATTTTGGAACACCTAAGAATAGAAATACAAATGGAACTGTTTTTATTAGCGGTTCTTCTAAAACACAATTTGACAATAGTCCATATTATCGAGAAAAATTACCCGATCAGATACAAGAACAAATAAGGAAGTATATGAATCAAGGTAAGACAATTCTTGTTGGAGATGCACCTGGTATTGATAGACAAGTACAAGATTTCCTTAAAGAAAATAACTATAAAGATGTAGAAGTTTATAGTCCAGGAAAAGAAGTAAGGTATAATGCTAATCCTGAATGGAAAACTAATCTTATCGATGTTCCCGAAGCACCACAAGGTTCTAGTGAATGGCTTGCCGGTAAAGATAAAGCTATGTCTGATCGAGCAGATGAAGGCTTAGCAATTGTCTTAGATGATGGTTCACAAGCCACAAGAAATAATATTTCAAGATTGAATGAACAAGATAAAAATTGTGATGTATTTCAATTAAATAAAGATGGTAAAGATGGATGGACTAAATATGGTGACTTTGATGAAAATACATTGAAGAAACTTAAGAGTGAAGGTTATGCAAGAGATTCATATGAAAACGAAAGTGAAACAGATAATGGTTACTTAGATAATGTAGCTAATTGTATGCAAGAAGACTTCTCATATGATGACTCAGATCATAAACTTCAATCTCCATCTCAAACATTTAAATACAAAACTGGTAATTGTCATGATCAGACTTTGTTTGAAAAAGAATTATTTGAACAAGCTGGATTAGAACCCAAAGCGATCTTTTTAATGGAAGTTGATCCTAATACTGGACAAGGCGGTGTTACACATAGTTTTGTGTTCTTTGAAGATCCTGACACCAAACATATTACAAAATTTGAAAATGCTTGGCGAGATAAAGCTGGAGTTGAAACATTTTCATCAATTAATCAAATGAAAGATTATATGGAATGGGAACATAAGAATAAAAACAACTTTGGCAATTCAGAAGTTTATCCTAAAATAGTTTGGGGTAACTTTGAAGGTCAGCCAGGTGACGATTTACAAGACATTGTTACTAAGAGCCTTTCTTCAAAGATTGGAGCAGATTCTTTTATTAAGGATTTAGGTTTGGGAAAGAAAGTTCTTAGTGCATTAGTCAAAACAAAAGACAAAGCCAAAGAAACAGCAAAGGAGATTTATAGTAATGGGAAGACGAAATTATTATCAAAATATGGAAGAAACAACTGAAGAAGTAGTCAATGAGACACCTGTTGTTGAAGAGGCTCCTGCAGTTGAGACTGTTGTAAATGAAGAACCTGCAAAAGTAGAAGAGAAGAAAGAAGAGCCTGTAGTTCAGAAAGCAGTAGTTGAAGAGAAGAAAGTTGAAACTCCTGCACCTGCACCCGTACCTGCTCCTATAAAGAAAGGTGTTAAAGAGGTTAAAGCAAAGGGAACTGCAACTCTATAAAGGAGACTTATTATGGATGAGAGTATACTAACATCAATTAAAACTCAATTAGCTCTTATGCCAGAAGATGAATCATTTGACAGAGAGTTAATAATATTTATAAATGCTGCGTTCGCTAGACTGACACAGCTTGGTGTTGGTCCAATGCCTCATTTCCAAATAGCAGATGATAGTACAACTTGGGATGAATATGTCACAGATATTACACAAGAAGAAATGGCAAAAGTATATGTTTATCTCAAAGTAAAAAGATTATTTGACCCACCTGCTAATTCAACACTTGCAAAAGCAATTGATGAAGAAATAGCAATGTATGAATACTTATTAAAAGTTGAAGCGGAGGATGATGCAGAATATGAGTGAAGAAATGTTAGCAGTAATGCAAGAAGATGATCAGAATTCGCTTGAACATTATGGTGTAAAAGGCCAAAAGTGGGGACAGCGAAATTACCAAAATCCTGATGGTACTTATACGGATTTAGGAAAAGAAAGAAGACGAGTAAAATTTATCCGAGAAGAGAAGGCTAAGAAAGAAGCTGATGCTAATGCGCATCAAAATGGTATTGAAGAATCAATTGATACAGATGTAAAGATTGGTGGCAAAGCATATAAGGATATGACTCGTAAAGAGCTCCGTGCTGCAAAGAAACGTGCAAGACATAACGAAGCTGAGCGTAGAGCACAGAGAGAATTTAATAGAGATAAAAAGCAAGCATTAGAAGATGGTGACATTGCTTTTATTTCAAAAAATATCAGCAAATTTACTAATGAAGAGATTGATGCAGCAATGGTTAGATACAAGAAAATGCAGGATTTGAAGAATCTTGATAAGGCTAACCAGAAAGATGCAAACCATTACATTGACAAAGCTTTACATTACTTGGATAAAGCAAGTCAAGCAAGTAAGTCAATCTCTAATATTGCAAATAACTTCAATGATATGTCTAAGAAGGCTGCTGAGAAGAAGAAAGCTTGGATAGATTATGAATATACCAAAGATCCTAGCTTAAAGCCTCTTACTGAGAAAGAGAAGCTTGATGTTGAGAAACAGAAGACTATTAATAAACAGTCAGAAGAAACTCTTGCTAAGATGAGAGAAGCAACATTACAAGAACAGGAAAAGACCAAGCAAGCGAGAATAGATTCTGCTAATAAACGTTCTTCACAGCAAGCTGAACTTACAGAGATTGAAGAAAAAGCAAGAAAAGCTCGTATTGATAACGATATGCTTGAACAAGAAGTAAGACAAAAGAAATTCGAAGCTGATCAGAAAGCAGTTGAGAGAGACCAGAAGAAATTTGATCTTGATATGCAGAAGAAAGCTGTAAAGGATCTTGAGAAAGCAGAAGATGATCTTAAGAAACAACTTAAAGACAGTATCAAACGAGAAATGACTTCTGAAGAGAAAGAACTCAGAGCAAAGTTAAAAGAAGTTGAAGAAGAGAAGAGAGAAGCTGAACGTAAAGAAAAAGAAGCACGTAGAGCAGAAAAAGAAGCAACTAATAGAGCTAATGCTGAATTAAAAGAATATTTACGTAAGCTTGATGAGCAAGAAGAAAATGAAAAAGAACAGAGAAGATTAGAAAAAGAGCAAGCTAAAAAGCAAAAAGAGATTGAACGTACGATGCAAGAAGAAGCAAAGAATATTGCTAAACAGAATGAAGTTGAAAAACAATTAAATTCTATGACAAATGATGAATATTGGAATTTAATGTATTCTGGTCAGTCAAAGAATCAATCTAAACTTGGCTCATTCTTCTCTAAGAAAGATAAGGATAAAGTACATAAAGATAATAATCAGGACTTTGATCCAGATGATAAAGGTGTTAATATTGTTACAAGAAAATACCTTAATCAGTTAAAAAATTCACCTAAAGATTACTTCAAAGAAAATCAGGTTCAAACAGATCAGTGGAAGAAAGATCTGAAGAAGTATGATGCTGATGTAATCGATAAGTGGGTTAAAGATATGAAGAAGAAATATATGAAAGAAAGAAACATGGATTCCAAAGCAGCTGAACAAAAAGCTGAGGAGTATGTTGATTCTTGGTTAGATGCCTATGACGAAGGCTTATTCTAATAAATATGAGGTAAACTTATGATATCAAATACAGCTACACCGAAATATTATGGGCAATTTCGAGAAGCTGTCTTAAAAGGAGAAATACCAGTTTGTCAAACTATTTCTATGGAGATGAATCGTATAGATAATCTTATAGCAAATCCAACAGTTTGGTATGATCCTGCTCCAGTAGAAGGTTATATTAAATTCTGCGAAAAAGAGTTAACTTTGACAGATGGTTCGGATTTAGTCCTACTTGATTCATTTAAATTATGGGCTGAACAAATATTTTGTTGGTATCACTTTGAACCAGCACAAGTATTTGTTAAAGGCAAGGATGGACAACCTGGACATTATGTCACAAAAAATGTTCGTAGACGACTTACACATAAACAATTCCTTATAGTAGGAAGACGTGCATCAAAATCATTATATGTAAGTACAATACAAAATTACTTCTTAAACATTGACAACTCTACAACTCATCAAATAGCTGTAGCACCTACAATGAGACAGGCTGAAGAAGTAATGTCGCCCATAAAAACAGCCTTAGCAAAAGCAAGAGGACCATTATTTAAATTCCTCACAGAAGGTTCTATTAATAATACTACTGGTTCTAAAGCAAATAGAGTTAAAGTTGCATCTACAAAGAAAGGTATTCAGAACTTCCTTACAAATTCACTCTTGGAAGTAAGACCACTTTCGATTGATTCGCTTCAGGGTTTGCGCTGTAAAGTCGCAAGTCTTGATGAGTGGTTATCAGGAGAAACTAAGGAAAATCCTATTACCGCTATTGAACAGGGTGCAAGAAAGATTCCTGATTGGTTAATACTATGTACTTCATCAGAAGGTACTATCAGACATGGCGTTGGTGATACAATCAAAATAACACTAATGGATACGCTTAAAGGAGAATACATTGATCCTTTTACAAGTATATTCTATTATAAGTTAGATAACATTCAGGAATTAAATTATCCAGAATTATTTGTAAAGGCTAATCCTAATATTGGTTATACAACATCATTACAAGATTATATACAAGAACGCGATAGAGCAGAAGCGTACCCCTCGGAACGTAATGACATACTCGCCAAGATGTTTAATATACCAATGGAAGGTTATACGTATTACTTTACATATGATGAAGCAACACCTGGCCCTTATCAAGAATTTTGGAATATGCCTTGTGCAATGGGTTGTGACTTATCGCAAGGAGATGACTTCTGTGCTTTTACATTTTTATTTCCTCTTGGTAATGGAAAGTTTGGTATTAAGACAAGAAGTTACATAACCACTTTAACTCAATCAAAGTTAACATTGGCAACACGATTAAGATATGATGACTTTATTAATGAAGGAACTTTAGTTGTAATGGATACAACTGTTTTGGATTTAAATTTAGTTTATGAAGATCTAGAACAATTTATAGCATCGAAACAATATGCTGTAGAATGTGTAGGATATGACCCGTATAATGCAAAAGAATTTATTGAAAGATGGGCAAGGGATAATGGACCTTATGGTATTGAGAAAGTTATACAAGGTGTTAGAACTGAATCAGTACCCCTTGGAGAGTTGAAGAAACTGGCCGAAAATCGTATGCTTCTCTTTGATGAACAGCTTATGAGTTTCGCCATGGAAAATTCTGTTGTATCAGAAGATTCTAATGGTAATAGAAAACTTTATAAGAAAAGACATCAGGATAAGATTGATAATGTATCGGCACTAATGGATGCATTTGTTGCATACAAGTTAAATAAAGATTACTTCGAGTAAAATCAAAATAGAAGGAGATAATGATGGATTTCAAGAATAGAATCAAGCATGCCTGGAATGCATTTATGAATAAAGATCCCACTCCAACGGTGGATTTAGGTCCAAGTTCATATTATTATCCAGAGCGAACGCAAACAAGAACACAGACTGATCGTTCAATGATTACATCAATATTTAATCGTATTGCGATAGATGTATCTACAGTAAGAATATTACAAGCAAAGGTTGACGAATTAGGTAATTATATAGAACCCATGAGAACTCCTTTGAATGAATGCTTACAAGTTAGTGCAAATATTGATCAGACTGGACGAGCATTAATACAAGATGCAGTTCAGAGAATGTTTAGAGATGGAGTTGTTGCATTAGCTCCAATTGTATCAGATGATAATCCTAATGAAACTGGTACATTTGATATATACGATATTCGATGTTGTGCAGTAACACAATGGTATCCTCGAAAAGTCGAAGTAGAAGTTTACAATGACAAGAAAGGAACTATTGAGAAATTATTACTTGACAAAGAGATCGTATGTATTATTCAAAATCCTATGTATGAAATAATGAATGCACCAAGTTCATTACTTAATAGGATTTTTAAGAAATTGAGTTTGCTGGATGTAGTCGATAATGAGAATGCATCTAATAAACTAAATATGATTATTCAAGTACCTTACTCAACAAGATCTCAGCTTCATCAAGATAATGCTTCGAGACGAAGAAAAGAGATTGAAGACCAATTAATTAATAATCCTTATGGTATTGCCTATATGGATGTTAATGAAAAGCTTATTCAATTGAGTAGACCTCTTGAATCAAATCTCCTCGAACATATCAAATATTTGATGGAGACTTATAAGAATCAACTTGGTATCACCGATGCAGTTTTAAATGGAACTGCGAATGAAACAGAGATGAACAACTACATCAAGAGAACAGTTGAACCTATTTGTGCTGCTCTCTGTGATGAAATGAGACGTAAATGGTTAACACAAACTGCCCGTACAAAAGGACAATCCATTACGTATTACTCTGATCCATTCAAGCTTATACCTATTAATGAAATTGCTAAGTTTGCAGATGTACTTTCTAGAAATGAGATTATGACATCTAATGAACTTAGACAGAAGATGGGTATGCCTCCGTCAGATGATCCAAGGGCTGATGAGTTAAATAATGCTAATATGCCTGACTACGATCAAGAAAATCAAAATGAGATGATTCCTATGGAAGAAGAAACTAATCCTGGACAAGAAGAAGTTTACTTCGATCCTAATGCTCAGAATCAGGAAACTGAAGAAGAGCAAGGTGAAGAGGAAGTTTATTATGATCCTGAAAGTAGCACTAAGACATTTAGCTTGTTTAAATAAAATATTACGAGAGGAGAAAACCAATGAATCAAGACTACGATTTTGCCGGTTGGGCAACCAAAAATGACATTCTTTGTGAAGACGGTCGTGTTATTAAGAAGGATGCATTTAAGGATTGCGATGGTAAACAGGTACCGTTAGTCTTCAATCATGATCACAAAGATGTTCAGAACTTTTTAGGACATTGTGTATTAGAAAATCGTGATGAGGGTGTTTACTGCTATGGCTATATAGACAAAGACACACCTGCAGGTCAGCAGGCTCTGAGTCTTATTAAACATGGAAGTTTGAATTCTCTCTCGATTTATGCTAATAAACTTAAACAGATTGGTCATGATGTAATTCACGGTCTTATTCGTGAAGTTTCACTTGTACTTGCTGGTGCTAATTCAGGCGCTGTAATAGATACAGTATTAGCTCATGCAGAAGATGCAAGTGATATTGAAGGCGATGCTATGATAGTTTACGCTGGTGAAGAAAATCCTATTGAGCATAGTTTTGATGATTCCGAGCACGAAGAAGAAATAGAACATTCAGCTGATGAGTCAGAAGATGATGAAGCAGTATTTGATTCTATGACAGATGCTCAGAAGAGACTTATGCTCAAAATGATGGGTATGGCTGCAGAAGATGCAGCAAATTCTACAGTTTCCCATTCTTCAAAAGATGCTGAGGAAGATGATGAAGATGACGATGACGAAGACGATGAGTCAGAGTTAGAACATTCTAAAGAATCTTCTGAAGAGAATGAAGATAAGGATAAAAAGAAAGCTTGTTCACACAGCTTCTTACTTTTTGGTAATGATGATGAATTGAGTCATGCTTCAAAAGAAGAAGACGAAAAAGAAGAAACCAAAAATGAGGAAGATGATGAAGACAATGAAAACCTCGAAGATGCTGAAGAATCCGATGTAGAAGAGGATGACAAAGACGACGAGGAAGAAACAAATGATTCAAACAAAAATAATGAGAAGGAGAAAAAAGAAATGACTCACAATTTATTTGAAAATCAGGCACAGAACGATGTTCTTATCCACAGCGCTGAAATGTGCAGCGAGATGATGGCAGATGCAGTTAAGTTTGGTTCACTTAAGGATTCCGTAATGGCTCATAGTGCAGATTACGGTATTGATAACATTGATTACCTTTTCCCGAATGCAAAGAATTACACCACTACTCCTGAGTTCATTAAGAGAAGAACTGAGTGGGTTAATGAAGTTCTTTCAGGCGTTCGTCAGTCACCTTTCAGCCGTGTTAAGACTATCTTCGCTGACATCACCGAGGATGAGGCTCGTGCTAAGGGTTACATCAAGGGTAACCGTAAGGCAGAGGAAGTATTCACTCTGTTAAAGAGAGAGACCACTCCTACTACCGTTTACAAGAAGCAGAGAATTGATCGTGATGATATTATCGATATCACTGACTTCTCAGTTATCGAGTATATCAAGGCAGAGATGAGAATTATGTACGATGAGGAATGTGCACGTGCAATCCTTGTTGGTGATGGACGTAATCCTCTTAGCCCTGACAAGATCAAGGAAGCTAACATCAGACCTATCTGGACAGATGATGATCTGTTTACAGTTAAGAGAGCAATCGCTGTTACTACAGCTACAACTGATCAGGCTCGTGCTAAGGCATTTATCAAGAACCTTGTTAAGTCAAGAAAGCTTTACAGAGGTTCAGGTAATCCTACACTCTTCATCGCTGAGGACCTTCTTGCTGATATGCTCCTTATCGAGGATGAGATGGGACGTCTTATCTATGATGACATCAACAAGCTTAAGAACACTCTTCGTGTTAACAAGATTGTTGAAGTTCCGATCTTTGATGGTCTTATGAGAATAGACAATGGCGATACCAAGTATCTTGCAGCTATTCTTGTTAATCTTAATGACTACAGAACTGGCCGTGATCGTGGTGGCGAGCTCAGCTTCTTCGATGATTTTGATATCGACTTCAACCAGCAGAAGTATCTTATGGAGTCAAGATTCTCAGGTGCTCTTGTTCTGCCTTATTCAGCAGTTGCATATGAGTTCGTTTACAATCTTACTCTTGATATCCAGGCAGAGGACAGCACTACTGTTGTTCTTGGCAAGCAGGTATCTGAGCTTCAGGAGAATGTATTCGTTAATGAGAACTCTGTACAGGGTATCCTTAACTATGTAACTGGTTATACTCAGTTCTCAGATTCACCTGAGCTTCAGGAAGGTCACTATCTTGCACTTAAGTTCGAGGCATCTGATGGAGCAACTGTTACTATCCAGACTATCGGTGGCGTAGATGATGCAAGAGTCGTTACTCTTGATCAGGATATGAATTCAGTTACTTATGTTAAGTCTACAAAGGAGAAGCTCAGAGTTACTTGCTCACTTAACGGCGACGTTATCACAAGAACTATCACCTTCAGTGGCTTAAAGCTTCTTGCTGAGTAATAAATCACTTTGCAGAGCAAACTAAACTACTCGCACTAAAATAAAGTGTTCGTAATCAAAATGGGGTGCTGCGGGTAAGTTACCCGTGGTGCCCTTAATTTTAATGGAAGGAGGACGAGATAATGAGATACTTTGCTAAATTAGGTTATAGATATACTGAAGAACAGAAAGACTCTGAAGGCAGACCTAATGGTATCTATAAAGAGATTTATATTGAAAGACCTTACAAAGCAGAAGTAATGTCATCTGGTTATCGGAACCAACAAGGCGAAGGTATTAATGATGACTACAAAATAACAAACAAGTTTAGTGTATTAGCTTGTGATGCTTTTACATTATCTCATCTGAATTCTATTATCTGGATTGAATATTTAAATGTCAAATGGAAGGTGACTTCTGTTGATATACAAAGACCCAGATTAATAATTTCAATAGGAGGTGAGTATAATGGCGTTGAGCAAGAATAGAGAAGATTTACATCAAGTACTTCTGACTTATTGTCCTAACGTATATTACCAACCTCCAGAATCAGTGAAACTTAAATTTCCATGCATAATTTATGCTATGGCTACTTTAAGTCCACAGTATGCTGACAATAATCCATATCTCTTGCATGTATCTTATGATATGAGGTATATTACAAGAGATGCAGATGATGAAACAGTATATAATTTGGCTCTATTGCCAAAGTGTAAGCATGGTAAAATGTATGCAAAAGATAATTTGTATCATCATTCTTACACAATCTATTATTAAAAAATACAGAACAAGGAGGAAAAACAACCATGGCTAAACTCACATGGGATGAAGCGGCCAATCGTTTATATGAAACTGGTGTCGATCATGTAGTTCTTTTCCCTATGTTTGGTACTACCAAAGCTAATAGTGCTTACGCTAAGGGTGTTGCTTGGAATGGTGTTACAGGTATCACAGAGAATCCTGAAGGTGCAGATGCAAATGATATCTATGCAGATAACATGAAGTATTTGTCACTGATTTCTGTTGAGAACTGGAAGGCTACTATCAAGGCTTACACTTGGCCCAGAGAATTTAATAGATGTCAGGGCGAGCTTGAGTATAATGATGGTACTCATATGGGATTGTTCTTTGGTCAGCAGAATCATGAAAGATTTGGTATTGCTTGGAGAACAATTCAGGGTAATGCAGTTAAGGGTGATTCTTATGGTTACAAGCTTCATGTTGCTTATGGTCTTACTGCAGCTCCTTCAGAGAAGGATCATGCTACAGTTAATGATTCTCCTGAAGCAACAGAGTTCTCATGGGAACTTAACTCAATTCCGGATGCATTTGTAACAACTGAAGATCCTAATACAGGAGAAGTTCTTGCACCTACTTCACATATTGTAGTAGATAGTGTATTGAATCCTACTGGATATGCAGCTCTTGAAGCAGCATTATTTGGAACAGTAAGTGCAGATGCATATCTTCCTACACCCGATTATTTAGCAACTTTAGTATCTTAATGAAAGGAGAAAGACATCATGGCAGCTTTGGTTTGGGATGCTGATAATGAGAGACTGTTTGAGACTGGTGTGGATCATGTAGTCCTCTATCTTATGAATGATGACGGCACATATGCTGAGGGTGTTGCATGGAATGGTGTTACCGGTATTACCGAGTCACCTGAAGGTGCAGATGCTAATGACATATATGCTGACAATATTAAGTATCTTTCTCTGATCTCAAAGGAAGACTGGAAAGGTACTATTAAAGCTTATACTTATCCTAAGGAATTCAATCAGTGTATGGGTAACTTTGGTGTTGGTTCAACATCTTCAGCTCTTGGTTTCAAGGCTCATGTTGGACAGCAGAAGAGAAAGAAGTTTGCTCTTTCTTGGAGAACCCGTCTTGGTAATGATACACTTGGTGATAGTTTTGCTTACAAGATTCACATTGCTTGGGGTCTGAGTGCAGCTCCTTCAGAAATGGATCATGCTACACAGAATGACTCACCTGAGGCACAGGAATTTAGCTGGGAAATCAGTTCGATTCCTCCTCAGACAAGTGAAAAGATTCCTTATGATGGAACTACCACTGCAGCAAACAAGATTGCTGTTCAGCCTTGCGCACATGTATTTGTAGCAAGTAAGATTGTTACATTTGATCAAGTAACAGATGTTGATAATGAAGATCTTGCTGCTCTTGAAGCATATCTGTATGGCACTAATGAGTCTGCAGTGGGTGAGGGTGACGATACTCCCGCAAAGGTTCCTACTCTGACAGAACTTATTCAGGGTTATCCTACAGGCAACTACGGATCGTAATTTTACAATTAAATAATTATTATAGGGGGAGCTTGAAATACAGTTTCCCTCTATAATTTTTTTCATTAAAATATAACTGTTCACTGCGTTCAAATTTCAAAATGAATATAAATTGGGCTTTAAATATTAGGTTCAAACGAGACTTCTCACTTCGTTCAAAGTACATTTTCTTCATTTTTGTTCGGAAAAAAGTAGTTCTCATTTCATTCAAACTAAAAGGAGACAAGGAGATATATTATGTTAAAGAAAATAATTAAGTATACAGATTTTAATGATAATGCAAGAACACAGGAATTCTATTTCTATCTTTCAAAGAGAGATATTCAAGCACTTGATGCTAAGTATCAGGAAGATGGCGGACTTTCTGGAAGATTTAACATTATAGTAAATGATAGAGATGCAAGAAGACTTCTTGAAACAGTTGAAGATCTTATTCTTTTATCATATGGTGTTAAGTCAGAAGATGGTACAAAGTTTAATAAGAGCGAAAAAGTAAGAGAAGACTTTAGATGGTCTGCAGCTTATGAAACTCTGTTTGATGAATTAACAGATATGAAGGATAATACTGATAAATTCTCAGATTTCCTTAAAAAGATATTACCTAATGATGTTCAGGCACAGATTACAAAAGCAGAATCTGAAGGTAAAGTAGAAATGCCTGAGATCCTGGCCGAGGCTATTAAGGACACAGAGGCTAATAAATAATGCTTGCATTAACAGTCAAAGCTTTTAGTGTGTTTGATGAAGCAACTGAACAATTTATTTCAGTTGACAAACCAACTAGTCTTCTCTTGGAAAATTCTCTTTATGCTATTGGTGAATGGGAAAAAAAATATAAGAAACCATGGTTTCCAGATAGTAGAGCAAGTGCTTATGCAAAAAAGAAAGAACAACAAGAAAAAACTCCTGAAGAAATATTGTATTTTATAAAATGTATGATACGATATAAAGATAGAGAGTTAATAATAGATGTTAGCGAGATAGATGAAAAATTACTTTATGGTTTAACAGAAGAAGATTTAAAGAAAGTAACAGATTATTTACAAGATAGTCAAACTGCTTTATCGTCTATTCCTGAAACTAAACCTGATAAGAAACATAAATCAGATCCAATTAGATTAACATCTGATAGAATGTATGCATGGCTTGCAGAATTACAAATACCATTTGAAGCTGAGTATTGGAATATTAATAGATTAATGAATGTTATACAAGTAGTTAATTATGATAATACTCCAGATGATAGAAAGAAGAGAGCTAAACCAATGGAAGTAGCTCAAGACTACGCAAGAATAAATGAAGAGCGTCTGAAAAAACTCGGCACGAAAGGATAATTAATTATGATACAGATGACCAGTAAGGGCGAGTGGAAGAAAACCAGGAAATGGCTTGATAAAGTCGGAAAGCACAAGTTATACTTAAATGAAATGAGAAAGTATGGACAGCGCGGAGTTGAAGCCCTGAAGAATGCTACACCTGTCCTTACTGGTACAACTGCTGAATCTTGGTATTATGACATTAGTGAATCCGAGAAAGGCAAATATAAAATTACTTGGTGCAATAGTAATGTTGAAGATGAATGGTATAATGTAGCATTATATATACAATTAGGACATGCTACAGGAGCTGGTGTTTGGATTGAAGGTTTGGATTACATTAATCCAGCATTAAGATCTATTTTTACAGATCTTGAAAAAGCTGTATGGCAAGAGTACAGTACAAATTAAAATCTCTTGAAAGGAGGAAATCAAAATGGTCGATATAGATGAAAGAGTCGTGTCTATGAAATTCGACTCAAGCGACTTTGAGAAGAATACTAAATCGACAATGAGCATCTTAGATAAACTTCATGAAAAGTTATCATTTAAAGATGTTGCTGATAGTGATTCGCTGAACGCCATCACAAATAATGTACAAAAGATGGCAGATAAAGCTTATACAATCGTTGATAGGATGATTGATAAGATTAAAGATAATATAGCTAATAAGCTTGTTAATTTCCTTCAAGAGAATACATTAGGACAATTTAAAGCAGGTTTTGATAAGTATGCTGATATGACTACCTCTGTTGCAACTTTAAGTTCACAAGGTTATGCAATGAAGCGTATTAATGAACAGCTTGCGAGACTAAATTACTTTACAGATGAAACTTCATACAACTTCACTTCAATGGTTAGTGAAATTGGTAAGTTTACAGCTTCAGGACAATCACTTGAAGATGCTACGACAGCAATGATGGGTATTGCAGAATGGGCAGCACTTTCAGGTAAGAATGCAAATGAAGCATCAAGAGCAATGTATCAGCTTTCACAAGCTCTTGGTTCTGGTACAATGAGACTGATAGACTATAAGTCAATTCAGAATTTGAATATGGATACAATCGAGTTCCGAAAGAATGCTATTGAAGCAGCTATTGCAGCAGGAACTCTTAAAGATAATTTAAATGGTACGTTTACATCATTAGTTGATAATAAGACAACATTTGCTATTCAAAACTTCGCCGAATCATTAAGTGGTAAATGGTTTAATAGTAAAGTAATGATGGAAACATACAAGAAATATTCTGATGCAGTTGATGAAATTAGAGCAATATATGAAGAAGGTACTTATACAACACTTGCCGGTGATGAAAAAGATATAAATACAACTGCAGATGCTGTTAAACTTGTTAAAGAAAATAATGAAGAACTTATTAAAAGGTTTAGAGAAGCTAATAAAAAATTAACTAGTGATCAGATTGATGACTTTCTGAAAAAATGGAAGAAAGTTGAAAAAGTCACTGGTATGACAGTTAAAGATTATGCCAAAATGCATGAAATTTCTGAAGAAGAAGCCAAAACTATGATGGCTGCTAAAGAGAAAGGTTATGCAGAATATTTAAAAGAGTATGCAGAAGTATTTAAAGAAACTGAACAAAGTGCAGAAGAAGCTCTTGAAGATTGGCATACATATGTTTCAACTTATGGTATTAAAGCATTTGAAGCAGCTCAGGAAGCAAAGACATTTAGAGATGCTATTGAATCTGCTAAGGATGCAGCAAGTACTGTTTGGACAACTATTTATACAGAAGTATTTGGTAATTATGAAGAAGCAAAAGAGCTTTGGACTGATTTGGCAAATGCTTTATATGAAATATTTGTAAATCGTTTGTGGGATCTTGAAGGTATCTTTAATTATTGGAAAGATGGATACGAAAAAGATGCTGAAAAGCAAATAAAAACTCTTAAAGAAGAATATGACAAGTTAACTGCTAATGGTGCTCCTGCAGATGTATATGGTAGACAACGTGTCGAAGAAATAAAAAAAGAAATGGCTGAAATTCAAGCACAATTGGATACTGGTTTATTAAATGGTAGACGAGTATTATTTCAAGGTTTGTATGCGTTTGGTGGTGGTTTAAAAAGCGTTATACAAAATTTTAGAGATGCTTGGAATGGATTATTTGATGAAAATGAGAGTGCTAAAAAGTTATTTAATTTAAGTGAACGTATCAGATATGATGGTTTTAGATTCTATGATATGCTTACTAATAAAGAAACTGGTTTAGTTGCTACTGATTTTTATAAAAATATTGCACAAGGTATAAAGAATTTATTTGCTCCATTTAAAGGTGCTATAGAAGTAATTAAAGCTGTTATTAATTCATTCTTACCTGCTAGAAAAACAACTAAGGATATACTTGTTTCATTATCTGAAGCATTTAAGAATTTTACAGAGAAACTTGTACCTAGTCAAGAAACTTTACAGAAGATTGCAAAGATATTAAGAGGTGTAGTTTCTGTTATACGTTTAATTGCAAAAGCAGCATATGGTTTATGGACTGCTATAATTAAACCAATTCTTAGTGTATTGTTTGATGGTTTAGGAAGTATAATTGGATTCTTAACAGATATACTAGCTTCAATGGCAGATGGTTTCTATGGATTTGAAAATGCTATAGGACCAATGGAAGCTTTACAGGTTGTTGCTGAAGCTGTTCAATGGGCATTTGAAGGAATTCTCGAAATACTCAAATCAGTTGCTGGTGTGATTTGGGATATATTTGGACCTGCAATTAGCTTTGTAGTTGGTATATTTAAAGATTTATTTAATAAAGCTAAAAATTTATTTAGTGGTGAAAAAGGTAATGTCTTTAAGAATATTGGTAATGGATTCAAGAATGTTACAAGTAGAGCTAAAGATGCTTGGAAGTCAACTGAAACCTTTGCTGATGTTTTTAATAGATTTAAAGAAGGTAAAGGCATAAGTAATGTTGTTGAATTACTTGGTGCTTTACTCGATAACTTTGTTACAAGAATTGGTAGAACTGTAATCGCAATATTCGGTCTTGAAGATGTTATAACAAATGAAAATGGTAAAATTGGAGCAGCATTCAGTGATCTTAAGAGCTCATTAAGTGGTGTTGCTACAATATTTAAATGGATTTATACAAATGTTATACGACCTACATTACAGGTAGCATTTACTGGTCTTGCTAATTGCATAAGAGATATTGGCGAAGCTTGGAAATCTGGCGACGTTATGAGAATTATGCAAATATTAACTCAAGCATTTAAGACCATCGGTAGTTTTCAATTATTTAAAGTATTACAAGCTTTAAGTAGATCATTTGGTTCTGCTGGTATTCTTAGAGTATTAAGAAATGGTGCCAAAGCATTAAAGAGTTTATCAAAATGGTTGGGTGCAAAAGCAGTAAATGAAGTATCAAGTGCTATCTTTAAGTTAGTATTAGCATTTAGTATGTTACTTGGTGTGCTTACTGCAATGTCTTTCTTACCTGCAGAAAACTTAGAGAGAGTATCGGGTTTATTGTTAAATGCTGGTATTGCTCTTGGTGTTATGATGGTTGCAATGACTACACTTTCGATTGTCGCAACTAAGACAAGATGGGGATTAGTAGGCATAGCAGGTTCAATGATTGCAATAGTTGCAGCTACTTGGACGTTTATATTTGTAATTGAGAAAATAAGACAAGCTATAGAAAGATTTAAAGACGAAACTGAAGGATTCGGTGGAATTTTAGTTGCTATAGCTCCTATTATTGCAGTATTAGCAGCGATGTTTATTGTATTTAAAGCAGCTGCAAAGATCGGTAATAGTGGTGGACTATTAGCATTTAGTGCCGGTGTAATGGCATTAGGTGTTGCTGTATTTGCTATGGTATTTGCACTTGATAAGATGGTTACTTTCTTACAAGATAATACTGCTGAAAATGTTATTTCCGCTATTTTAGTAACTGTAGCTATTATGACAACTGTTGCTTTAGCTAGTGGTTTAATGTTAAGATTAGTTGGTAAGAGTTTCCAAAATATTAGTAAATCAGCTGGAGCAATTGCTATGGCTGTTGCTATAGTAACTGTAGCATTAACTACTGCTTTAATTGTTATACCATTACTTGAAGAAATGGTTCAAAATAGTGATAGATTCCCTGAATATGTAGAAGCTTTGGCAATATTTACAGCAACAATGATATCAATCAGTGGTTCTTTTGCATTAATGACAAGTAGAACTAAGGGTGGTTTCCACATGTTAGCTGCTGGTATTGTATTTAATATATTTGCTAAAACTATTTCAAATATAATAATGCCATTATTAGAATCTCTTAAAGGTTTAGATTTTACTGAGTATCTTGGTGGTATATTAGCATTAGGTATGATGATGGTTGCCATTTCATATAGTATTAAATTAGTTATGGAAGGCGTTGCTGAAATAGTTAAAGCTATTAGTAAGATTAATTGGAAGAGTTGGTTTGCTATAATATTAAGTACTGGTGCTGTTATAGCTGGTATTATGTTATTAGCAAGTTATTTGGAAAATAATAAAACTGAAGTTAGTGCTGGTGTAATAATTGGTGTTATTGGCACTGCTTTAGCTGTAATACTTGGATTTGGTTTATTTGCAGAAATGTTAATGAAGATAACAAATCAAAATCTGAATAATAGCATTTCTCAATTAGCTGCTGTATTTAAATGGATGACTGCTTTCATTACATCAATAGTAGTTGGTTTGGCTGGCACAATGGCTTTATTAAAGTTATTATATGACGGTAATGAAATGGAAGCATTAAGTCGTATGGCAATATTTGCTGGTATTGTTTTAGCTACTATTGGTCTTACATTATTGATGTTTGGTAAATTTATTAAATCGGTAAGTCAAAAATTATCACTTATACCCGATGCAAATTTAACAAAAGTAAGGAATTTATTAATTACTATATTTGCTGGTATGGTTGGTATAATGCTTGCTTTAGTAACATATACTATAGTAATTGATGATACTTTCTCAAGATGGGAAGAATATGCAGCTCCATTAGCGACTATTGTTGCTACGATGTTAATTGTAACAGGAGGAATCTTAGCAGAAATTGCAGCATTTATTAATTTCTTACCAACACTTGAATTTAATAAGAGTGCTGTTACTATTGTTATTTCAACATTAGCGGCTGTATTATTAGATATATTAGCTATTGGATTGATATTAATTCCTTCATTTGAAAAGATGAGAGATGTTGATTGGAGAGTTGTATTATCATTACTAGCTGGCATTGCTCTGATTATATTCTCCATATCAATGCTAACTGTCGCGGCTGCAAGAACAACAACTTGGGAAAAGACTTTAGAAGCATTAGTAGTAGCATTAGGTACATTGGCGGCTATTGCGGTATTCCTTCCTGCTATTGCAAAAGCATTTGAAGCAATGAAAGGTATCGGATGGACTGAGTTTGCAGTATTAATGTTAGGTTTCTTAATTCCTTTTGTTGCTGTACTTATAGCTGTTAAATCAATGACAGAAATTGCTCCTAAATTTGCTGCAGCTGCTGGCAATATTGCTTTAGGATTTATTGCGATTGCCGCTGCGATTGCTGCAGTAGCTATTGCTATTGGATTACTTAAAGAAATGTTCTCACCTGGTAGTACATTAATTGGTCAAATGCTAATGAAGGGTGAAGCAGAAGGTATTAAGAAAGGCTCTAAAGAAGTATATGATGAAAATGAAAAAGCTCAGGAAGGATTACTTGAACAAACTGAAGAGATTGACCAAATAAATTCACCCTCTAAGAAATTTAGATACTATGGTAAGATGATTGATAAAGGTCTTGCTCAAGGTATTACTAAAAATAGAAGAGTTGCAATTAAAGCTGCGACTGCTCTTGCTATATTTACTAATGATGGATTCTGTGAAGAACTTGGTATTGCATCACCTTCAAAAGTATTCTATGAGAATGGTCGATTTGTTGTTAGAGGTTTCATTAATGGTTTAAATGATGAAAGTAATAAGAACAAGAAGGCTGGTGCTGATATGGCCGAAGGCTTTACTGAAGGTATGGACAATATGATGGATGGAATGAAAGATAAATGGTCCGGATTATGGTCTGAACTTGGCATGGATGAAGATATTAAGAAGGCTATTGAAGAAGGTACTGAAGGTGCTGGATCAGTATTTGCTAATGGTTTACTTGATGAATTAACGGGTGAAGATAGCACTATTGTAAGTCAATTAAGTGCCGCTGAAGCTCAAGAGTTATCAAGACTTAAAGGCATACAAGCTGAGCGAGATAAAGCACTTAAAGAATTTGATAGAAGTTGGTCTGGTCCTCATGATGAAAGTTATACATCTACAAAACAAAAATTATCAGATAGTTACGGAAAGAATCTTGATGCACAAATTGCGGCTCTTGAAAGTAAAGCTGGTCAAGTAACTAAGAAAAATAGTGGATTATCTGGTTTATTTAGTAGTATATTTGGCGATACATTTACTAATCTTGGAAAAGACGGAAACTTTATAGATACTCTTAAAGGATTCGGAGATAAAATTGGTAGTGGTATTGGATCAGTATTTAATAAAGATGGAAGTGCTTATAAGAGTCTTAAAGAAACTGGTCAATCATTACTTAGTGAATTCGGTATAGATTTTGGTGGTAATGGTAGTAATACTAGTGGAACTCCAGCAGATAATGTTGGTAAACAAGTTGGTACTGGTATTGGAAATGGTTTAAATACTTGGTTAAATGGTAAAACATTTAATGACACTATGGAAACTGCTGGAAAAACAATAGGTAATTCTATAAAAACTGGTATTGATGAGATTTTAGATAAATATAATCCATTAAAGAATCTAGAACTTATTGCTGAAACTGCTTATGAACGGTTAAAGGCTGCTATAACAGGTAGTGAAAATCGTTCAAGTACAATGAGCGCATTAAGTGATATTTTGAACAAAAAAGCATCAGTTTATGGATGGGAAAATGATGAAGTTACATTATATAATGAATTTTTAAAATTATATAATAAAATGGGTAGAAATGTACTTATGGATAATGCTCAGATTGAAAAAGTTTTAACTACAATTTATAATAATGGTAAGTATGGTAGATTAAGTGAAAATAGTAAGATTGATTGGGAATTAGATATGTTCGGTGATTTTGTTTATAATGGAATAACCGATCTTGTAGGAACAAGTTATATTGAAGAAGAATATGAAAAAGCTAAAGAAAATTTATTAAAATCAAGTATTGATTGGGGAACTTTATTAAAATCTAATGATTATTATACATTCCAAAATTATTTATTGGAATTATTGCCGATGGGAACATCAAATAGTGTTATTAAAAATTGGTCGAATGCATATACTAGATATACCAATGGCGCAGATACCACATTTAATAGAGAATTACAAAAAATATTTGCTGACGAGAAATTCAAAGAACAATTCTTATCTTCCGGAACTGATATTATTAAATTCTTATTCTGGGGTATGAAAGTTGGATATTTGGAATATGAAGATGGTATATTAAATACTGCTAATGGCAATGCTGCTGATATTATTCAGGCATACTATGATAATTTCAGAGAGCATTCGCCTTCCAAAGTTGGTATTGACATAATGAAATTCTTTATGGAAGGTCTTAAGATTGGTATCGATGATAATACAAAATCGGTTCTTGATAGTGTAGGAATAAGTACTGATTTAATAACCGATTCTACAATTACTGGTCTGAATGCAATGGTTAATGCTCTTGAAGAAGATGTTCAACCTCAAATTACTCCAGTAATAGATGCAGATGCTGTAAATAATGGTATATCATCTATTAATACATCATTTGCTAATCTAAATCCTACAATGCAAGCAACTATTGATTCATTCCATGATGATGCACCAAATTATAATGGACAGTTAGCAATATTAGCTAATGCAATTAATGGAACAAATACACTTGTTAATAATCTCATGAATATGTTAGCAGAAGGTGATATTGTTACTGTTAATGTTACCGGAGAAGTTGATACAAATAATCTGTATGAACTTGTAGTTAACACAAATCGTGAGAAATTTAAACAAACTGGTAAAAACAAATTAATGTCATACTAGGGAAAGGAGGAATAATAATACATGGCAAAAGGTGAAATAGAATATATTAGTTATGAACCTGGTTGGAGTCAAACAAAAGGCTATTTCTTAACTGGTATTGTTCAATTTAAATTTAATTCAAAATATTATTTAACTAAAAATAGTGTTAGAATATATTATAGACCTTTAGCATCTCAATCTGATGCTGATTATGTTGATATTGTTCCTCCAGACTCTACTGAAACTGGAACAAATATATTAAAAGCTGATAGTTGGCAAAAACCTTATACACCAACTTTACAAGCTCAAAAGAGTTATGAAGATATTTCAGCTTTGATAAATAATGCTGTAAAAATAGTAAAAGGTCTTAGTAATGATAAATATGTTGTTAAATTTACTATTTCTAATCTTACTGGTAGTACACTATATGTTACTGCAGCTCGTTTAAGGTTATTTAATTCAAAAGGTGATTACAAGACGTATGTAAGAGCTCCAGAAAATGAACAAGGTAATTTTGGTTTCACTACTATGACTTCACCAAATTATATTTTTGAAAACCAAACTTTATTTTGTGTTGCTAAATATAGTCTTGGAACAAATAATACTTATACAACTGATTGGGAAGATTTTACTGATTGCATAAAGTTACCTTCATATGATGTAAATTCCGAAGATGTGAATGAAGATTGGGAAGATGCTGACTATAAAACTCATCGTATAGCTGTAAGAAAGAAAGTAAATGGAAAGTTTGAAATGATTTTCCCAACAATGACTCGTTATAAAGAATTTCTTAATTATATTGAATTAAGTAAGCAATTAAATGGTGATGGCATAGCATATGTGGAATTAAGATTACAAGTTAATAACATTCTTGATATACAACCAATGTTAGACATATCTCAAACGAAATGTGTTAATTACATTGGTAAGTTCTTTATCAAAATAGATAATAATGCTTGGGTTCAACCAATATTTGGACATTATGATAAGTATAGTCCATTAAGTATTACTATACAAGAAGCTTAAGCATTTTATTTCCCCGTTTTAGAGCTGGCTCTGTGGAATTTCTTCGAGGGTCAGCTCTTTTGTTTAATTACGAAGCTTGCTGAGAAATTCAGTTTGCTTGCAAAGTATATTATTGATAGGAGGTGATCAGGTGAATTGGGTTATATAAGATTAAACGAAAACCCACATGGGATTCTTGTAGATGATTGTGTTATACGAGCAATCTCTACAGCTACTGGACGAAGTTGGGATGATGTATATTTGGACTTAATGTTGGAAGGTCTAGAACATAAAGATTACCCTAATAAGAACGTAATTTGGTGGAACTATCTACAAAGAAAAGGTTATAAACGATTTATTATTCCAGATACTTGTCCAATGTGTTACACTTTAAAAGATTTTGTTGAAGACCACCGTCATGGTATTTATATTGTCGGCGATGGAAGCCATGTAGTAGCAGTTGTTGACGGATATTACATAGATAGTTACAATTCTGGTAATATGTCAGTCTTGTATTACTTTACTACAAAATTTTAAAGGAGGATTTTAATGAGAAAGAAGAAAGAAGAGAATTTTGATCCAAGTTTATGGATTACATTATTTACAACATTAATGACAACAAATAATAATTCTTCAAATATTGTATTAGAAAAGCAGGTAGCATATTTACAAGGAAAATTAGATGTGTTAGAAAAGGTAATATTAAATGAAGAACCAAATACAGTTTGATAATATTAATTTCTCTAATCCAGCTGATGTACCAATAATACTACGTTTATTACTTGCTAGTAAAGATGAAGAATCTGCAAAACAATTTAAAGAATATTTAGAAAAGGAGAAAAATATGAATGAAAAAAGAGAAAAAAGAATCATCTTGTGAAGGTTGTATACATTTATATAATTATCCAGATGGAACTAACAGATGTAATTATCCAATGAGTATTGAGAAACTTTGTTTGGAGAGTTATGATAGGATTTATAAAACTGAAAGGAGAACTAAATGAATTATCCAAATCAATTTTACCCACAAAATAATAATTTTATGTATCCACAGCAATATAGACAAGAACAATTAAATCAAGTTTATGCGAATTCGTATAATTCAAATTGTATTTTTGTAAAAGATAGAAATGAAGCAGAAATGTGGCAAATAGCTCCAGGTAATAAATTAATATTTGAAGATCAAAATGGAGTATATTTTTATGTGAAATCGCTTGGTTTTAATCCAAATGATCGACCAATTTTTAAAGTTTATAAACGAGAAGATTATGTTGAGCCCGTCCAACAAAATGTTGAACCTGTTGAACAGAATCCTCTCAAAGAAGAATTTGAGAAATACCAGAATTCTACAAAACTTGAAATGGATAATCTCAGGTCAAGTTTAAATGAATTAAAAGAATTAATTAATCAGAATTCTAAACCAAACTTCAATAAGAATTATAAGAAGGGAGGTAAAGAATGATGAATAATATGATTCAACAACTTTTTCAGGTTATGAAAATGCGTGGTATTACTATACCACAGAATGTTAATATGAATGATCCTCAGGCGATAATTCAGTATTTAATGTCTAATGGAAAAATAAGTCAGGAACAGTATAACACAGCTTATAATCGAGCAAAGAATAACTATCCTGGCGCTTTTAATAATTCACAATAATTTAGGTTTCAATATTTATTGAGAATTGTTTTAAGCCGGCCTGAAAAATATTTTTCATAAAACAATTCAAAATAGGTATTAAACATATAACAAAAATAATAATACTTATGGAGGATTTTAATTATGATTAGTACAAATGATAACATGGTAATGCCTGTAGCACCTTTTATGGGATATGGAAATGGTAACAATTGTGGCTTTGGTAATGGTGATTGGGGAAGTTGGATAATTTTGTTTCTGATCTTTGGCCTTTTCGGAGGTTGGGGAAATGGAAATGGCTTCGGCGGAGGCAATGGAACAAATGGTCTTTATCCTTGGCTTAATAATTCCAACCAGATCAATGATGGTTTCAGAGATCAGATGCTGAATACTACAATTAATGGAATACAGAATGGTGTAGTATCAGGATTTGGCGATGTGCAAAATTCACTCTGCGCTGGATTTGCGGGGGTTAACGCGACTGTGAATGGGGCTCAGAATGCAATTGCTAATCAGCTCTATACAAACCAGATTTCAGATCTTGAGAGGAGTTTCGCTGCTCAGACTGCTAACTCACAGGGACTGATGAATCTTCAGTCTCAGTTAGCTCAGTGTTGTTGTGATAATCGCTTAGCGACTGTAGGAACGCAGAATATAGTACAGTCCGAAGGGAATATGACAAGAACAGCTGATGCTAATAACACAAGAGATATTATTGATGCACAGACGCGCGGAACTCAGGCAATACTTGATAAGCTCTGCCAGTTAGAACTTGATGGTGTTAAGGCTCAGGTTGAATCAAAGAATGACGAGATTGCAAGACTTCGCCAGGATTTATCAATGAAAGACCTTGCAGCATCTCAGACTGCACAGAATGCATTTATTGCACAGGGATTGAATAGTGAAGTTGACGCTTTGTACAATAGGTTAAAGAATTGTCCAGTACCTTCACAGCCTGTTTATGGCTCGCAGCCAATATTTACATGTCCTACTAACTATTATAACAATAATGGTTGTGGTTGCGGATGTGGCGTAGCATAATCAAAATAAGTAGTAAAATGTAACTAGTAAACAAATGATTTAAAATCCTTATTAATCTAATTGGGCAAGAAGAAAGGGGTTGAAATTTTTTATGATAGCATTTCGTGATTTAACAGGTCAAAAATTTAATATGTTAACCGTTCTTTACAGATATGAAATAGATGCTCCAAATGGAGATTCACGGTGGGTCTGCTCGTGTGAATGTGGCGGTACAACGATAGTAACTGCATCAAATTTAATATATAATGGTGTTAAAAGCTGTGGATGTTTAAAAAGAACGAATCATTTTAAAATACATGGTGATTGGAATAGCAAACTTTATACTAGATGGCGAAGTATGATACGACGTTGTGAAGATCCCAATTTTCCATCTTATAATAATTATGGTGGTCGTGGTATACAAGTATGTCCAGAATGGCATAATTATGAAAATTTTAGAGATTGGGTAAATAGTACTCAAGATGATCCAAGTTTAACATTAGATAGAATTGATGTAAATGGTAATTATGAACCTAATAATTGTCGTTGGGCAACACAAAAAACACAACAAAATAATAAAAGAAATAATATTTATGTAACATATTTTAACGAAACTCATTCATTAAAAGAATGGTGCGATATATTAAATTTACCATATGATCTAGTTTATCGTCGTATAAGTCGTTTAAATTATGATTTCTGGAGAGCAATTTCAACCCCTCTTCCTGACCATTATTATGAAGATTGTTATGACTATGATTATTCAAATGAATATTATGAAGATCCATATGAATATGACAATTACATATATGATGAGTAAGGTAGAAAGGATAATGAATGGCAGCTGAATACGATAGTACATCGGCTCAGAATGTTTCTGCAAACAGCGCCGTACTTTTTACAAATGCACCAGTTCCTTGTAATGAAAATTTAGTAATACATCGAAATGGTTCAGGTATTTTTAGATTAGCAAATAGGTTTTTCAGACAGAATCTTTGTTCTTGCTGGAAGCGTAACTCAAATTATAATGTTTCATTTGGAGCAAATCTTAGTATCCCAGAAGGTGGAACAGTTGAACCAATCTCTCTTGCTGTCGTAATAGATGGCGAAATTGATGAGAGTGCGATTATGACTGTTACACCTCAGGCTACTGGAGATCAGTTTAATGTTAGTGTAGATGTATTAGTACAGGTACCTTTTATATGCACATGTAGTAATGTATCTGTACGAAATATATCGACACAAGCAGTAACAGTAACAAATGCAAATATTAAATTTGATAAAGCATGAAAGGAGAACTAAAAAATGAATGATCTTTGGAAAGAATTAGAAAGAACTTGTGAAAGAGCAACACATGAACTTTCACAGTTAAATGACAGATTAGAAACTAATAAGAATATGATGTCTCCGGCTGACCTTGAGGTGATGTTCAAGCTCATGGATATTGTAAAAGATACAAAATCCACTATGAAGAAAATCATGGAAATCGAAGACCTTGAACAAGGATATGATAAGGATTATTCCGGAACTTATTATTCTCAACCTATGTGGGATAGACGATACAGTGGCAACTCTTACCATGGTCAGTATACCATAGCCACTGGTGATGGACGAAATGATTACTCAGGTAGAAACATGAGAAGATCATATTCCAGAGGCGACGAAACAAGAATGGAACTTGAGGAAATGTTAAACAATACTCGAGACCAGAATGAAGCTGAAGTTATTAGAAAAATTCTGAATAGACTATAATATAAAATATTCATAATCTCTCTAATACTTTCAACTAATTGATTAAATAGGCCGGCTTTAATCGGTTAGATATTTACAACTGAATAATTTTACAACTTAATACTTTGACAAAAGGTAACTCGGTGGCGGAATGGGTAAACGCTTAATTGTACGCACGTAAGATTTCTACCAAATTCAGGTCGTGTAATGAAATCATGTAAGGTTCAAATCCTTACCCGAGTTAGAATTATAAAAAGATATTTATACACAAAAACATAAGGAGGGATCTATAAGGTATGAAACCGGTTTATTACAAGAAAAATGGTGTGGTTAATAAGGTGGCTGGTGTATCAGTACCAATCCCTTATCCTGCAGATGATGTTAGTTATGATAATACTACAAGTCAATTAGAAGCAACTGATGTACAGTCTGCAATTGATGAATTAAGTCAAAAAGAAGCAGGTGTTCAGTCAGACTGGAATGAAACTGATAATACAAAATTAGATTATATCAAGAACAAACCTACTATTCCTGATCCACAAATTCAGTCAGATTGGACGCAGTCAGATGATACAGCAAAAGATTTTATAAAGAATAAACCTAGTATTCCAGCAGCTCAGATACAATCTGATTGGTCACAGTCAGATAACACACAATTAGATTACATTAAAAACAAACCAAGTAATTTAGTACAAGATGCTTCTTATGTACATACGGATAATAATTATACATCTACAGAGAAGACAAAACTTGGAACTATTGCAGAAGGTGCAGAAGTAAATGTACAATCTGATTGGAACCAAACTGATACTGATGCTGACGATTTCATTAAGAACAAACCCACTATTCCTGATGCTCAAATACAGTCAGACTGGAATCAGACAAGTGGTACAGCAAAAGATTTCATCAAGAATAAACCTACATTAGGAACTGCAAGTGCTTTAGACGTAGCAACTAGTGGCGATGCAAGTTCTTCACAGGTTGTAAAGGGTGATGATTCTAGATTAACAGATGCAAGAACACCTATAAGTCATACTCACACATTATCTGAAATCACCGATGCTGGTACTGCAGCAAGTAAGAATAGCACAAGTTCAGTCACAGCAGGATCTACAGACTTAGTAGAATCAGGAGCTGTCAAGACTGCTATAGATAATGCTGTATCAGGTGCTTATAAACATGCAGGTACTAAAACTTGTGCAGAATTGATTTCCAGTCTTCTGATCGCAAGTAATAATGGTAATGTATATAATATTACAGATAGTGGCACCACAACATCAGACTTTATAGAGGGTGCAGGAATCCCTATAAGAGCTGGCGACAATGTTGGTATTGCTAAAATTAGTGATAGTATATACAAATTTGATTTGTTAAGTGGTTTCATCGACACAAGTAATTTTGTTACTAAATCATCTACAAGTGGTTTAATAAAGAATGATGGAAGTATCGATACAACTGAATATGCTCCCGCTAGTTCTATACCAGCTGCTCAGATACAGTCGGATTGGAGTCAATCAGATAATACAAAATTAGATTATATCAAGAATAAACCTACATTAGGTACGGCGGCTGCTAAGAATGTTCCTGTAAGTGGTAATGCTAGTACTTCGGAAGTTGTTTTAGGAAATGATAGCAGACTTACTGATGCTAGAAATGCTGCTGATGTTTACGAATGGGCTAAAGCTAGTGCAAAACCCAGTTATACCAAATCGGAAGTTGGTTTAGGTAATGTAGATAATACAAGTGATTCTACCAAAAAGAGTAATTTTACTGGAAGCATTGCAAGTGAAAATATGGGCTTTGTTACAGGTGGTGATGCTTATACTGCATTAAATGGTAAAGTAGATAAAGTAGATGGCAAAGATTTATCATCTAATGATTATACTACTACTGAAAAGAATAAACTAGCTGGTATTGCAAGTGGAGCAGAGGTTAATGTACAATCTGACTGGAATCAGACTAATACTTCTTCAGATGATTACATCAAGAACAAACCATCAAACTTAGTACAAGATGATTCTTATGTACATACAGATAATAACTACACTACTACAGAGAAAAATAAATTAGCCGGTATCGCATCTGGAGCAGAAGTAAATGTACAGTCAGATTGGAATCAAACTACTACAGGTTCTGATGACTATATCAAGAATAAACCCACTAAACTCTCACAATTTACAAATGACAGCGGTTTCACAAAAGTTGAATCAAGTACTACAAACGGAAACATCAAAATAGATACCGTTGAAACCCAAGTATACGATGATAGTGAGATACAGAATTTAGTAGACACTTCCTTAACCGAAACAGAGTATGCTAACCCTCTTAGTCTAACAACTGATAATGCTCAAAACGCTGTTGATACTAAGATAAAGATAGAACCAATACAAGATCTTCACGGATATGATAAACCTTGGGTAGGTGGTGCAGGGAAGAATAAACTTGAAATTACTTCAATAACTAAAATCTCTGGTGGCATAACATTTACAGTTGTAAAAGATGATGCTAATAATATTACAAAAATCAATATTAAAGGTTTATCTACTGCAGAAACATATTATCTTTTAAATAATCAATCTTTAGAAAACGGAGAATATGAGGTATCTGGTGGTGCTGAAGTAGGTAAATACTTTATATATGTAAATGGTAATAAAATAGGTGGAGGACAAACTTCACTTGCAGTCACTTTATCAAACACAAGATTTACTGTTGATAGTTCATTATATACAAGTTATGATGTTGGTATTGGTGTATTTAACAATGTAAACTTAAATGCTGGGTATGACTTATATCCAATGATTCGTTTAGCTTCAGAAAGTAATACTTTTGCTCCTTACTCTAATATATGCCCCATCTCCGGTCATGATCAAATTGACATTTTAGGGTGCGGTGTAAACATCTGGAATGAAGAATGGGAACTTGGTGATTACAGTAGCACAAACGGCGAACCGGTATCTGATAGTAATAGATTACGTAGTAAATCTACTGATTACATTCGCATTGCACCTTCTGCTGGTTATATTAAAGTTGGCAATGGTACAGTAAAAGCGTACCTCTGTTTCTATGATAAAAACAAAGCACATCTGTCAAGCATTACAGCAAACGGTGTATTTAGTATTCCGCAGAATGCCGAGTATATGCGGTTCTGTTTAGAGAGAACATATGGAACAACATATAACAATGACATTATTATAGCATTAGGTAGTGATGCCATTCCCTACTCCCCCTACCAATCCTCCAACAACCTTTCTCTCGCCCTCCCCTCAACTGTCTATGGAGGAGTGCTTGATTTAGAGAGTAGTGAGTTACAAGTTACTCATAAAGTAAGATTGTTAACAAATTCAGATACTTGGTATATTGATGCTAGGTGGAATAATTGTTTTTATACTGCATGGACACGAGATGGTTATGCTCCGTCTAGATTTGGTTTAGACGCGATATCATCTCAATATCATTCTATAACTGGGGATGTAGAAGAATTACAAAATGGTGATTTCATATATGATAGTTCTGTAATTTCTGGTTCAAATAATTCTATGGTAGTAAAAAATGAAAAATATACTACTGTTAATGAATTTAAAGATAGTTTAACTAATAATCCAATTCAAATCTGTTACGAACTAGCAACCCCTACAACCATCCACCTCACCCCTTCACAACTCTACTTACTAAAAAATCAAAACAATCTCACAACATCACAATACACACAAATTAAAGTAATATACAGAAATGGCATCTTTGCTTTATTAGATCCAGCTACAGAAACAACTGATGGACTGATGAGTGCAATGGACAAAGTAAAATTGGATAGCATAAATACAGAGAATGTATCACTCGATCTCTTATCACATGCTATTGTTTTACAAAGGATATAAAATAATATGAACGAACATCGTGAGTACATCAGTTTTGTGTAACAAAAGTGTACATTGAACGAAGTGAGATGTCCGTACAATAACTCGGTGGCGGAATAGGTAGACGCTTAGTCCAAGGTATGCGACAGATCTACATAATGAAACGTGGATTCAAGACATTATGATGGAGATACTAAGATACTATACAGGTGTGCAAATCCCTGTCCGAGTTATAGATTTTTTAACAGAAAGGAGACAATTATGTCACAGGATTACTTAGACAAACTCATAGAAAAAGACGAAACGGGGACTCAAATACAGTCTATCCCGTTACATGATACAGAGTTACGAGGGATTACTATAGACGACCCTATCACAGTCGAAGGTAATCCAATCAATTTCTCCACAAAGAATGAACAAAATGCTATTCAAACAGTGGTTGACTTAGAACCTATACAAGACCTTCATGGATATAGTAAACCCTGGGTTGGAGGAGCGGGGAAGAATTTGTTGCCTTTAACTATTGAGGGGATAAAGAGTGCTAATAGTGGGGCTACTTGGATAGGAAATTCCACAGTTTTAGCAAATGTGACAGTTACGATAGTTACAGACAATGATAATAATGTAATAGGAATAAAATTTAATGGTACTGCCAATTCAAATATTTTATTATTTACCCAATCAGTTTACATAAATGGTAATTATACTATATCTGGATGTCCGTCTGGTGGTAGTAATGGAACTTATAGATTAGATGTTCGTAACGCATCAAACAGTTCTGTTATAATAGAAGAATATGGCACTGCAAAACAATTTACATACGAAGGAAATGTCATAGGTCTTATTAGAATAGCAAACGGAACAAATGTAAATAATTTAATTTATATTCCTCAATTAGAAGTGGGAGATACTAAAACTACTTTTGCTCCCTACACCAACATCTGCCCCATCCTCCCTCACGAGGAAATCAAAATAGGGGGATGCGGGAAGAATTTGATTGATACCAATTCTGCAACGCAAGGAAAAGATATAAATTCCAGCGGAGAAATTGTAAATGCTTCAGATACACATTATGTTACTGATTATATTCCAGTAATCGAAACAAAGACTTTGCATCAAAACAGAATAGGTAATTGGGCAGCGATCGGAAATGCTTTTTATGATAAGAACAAAAACTTTTTATCATTTATAAGCGGCGAATATCTAATTTCACATAATTTGAATTTTACTGTTCCTGAAAATGCAAAATATGTAAGATGCACTATTACAGATCCTATTAATACGATGCAACTCGAATACGGAACTTCAGAAACATCTTATACCGCTTACAAACAATCCAACTCCCTCACTCTCCCCCTCCCCGAGGATATATACGGCGGAACCCTGAACCTGGAGACTGGGGAGATGAGGGTAGAGAAGAAGATTGCCGATTTTGGTAATTTTACTTGGTATTATGATTCTAGCAGATCAGTTATGTCTTCTAATCAAATAACGGATACTGCAATTGGAAGCGGTGTAAATGCTAATTTTATTAATACGGCATTTGAACGAAATGATGTTGCTATTGCATCTATGCCAAATAATACTAGTAAAATTACAAATGGATATTTTTATGTAAAGACTAATTTATGGACTGATGATTCAGTATTTAAGACTACTATGACAGGTCAAAAACTAGTCTATGAACTCGCTGATTCTTACAAATATACCATCCAACTAACCCCTCATCAACTTAAACTCTTTAAAGATGTTAATAATCTGAACTCATCAGACTATACAACTTTAAATGTAACCTACCATTCTAACTCAATTGCATCCCTAGCACCAGCTACTGATACGACTGATGGTCTCTTAACAGCTATGGATAAGCGTGCCCTCGACCGTACTGAAGAAATCATCGAAGGTAACCCTATAGCATTCGAGACCGAGTCCACTCAAGTGGCAAAATCGACTATTGTAGATATTGAACCTATACAGGACTTACATGGATATTCTAAGCCATGGGTTGGGGGAGCTGGGAAGAATTTGTTACCGATGACAGTTGATGATATAAAAAATATTTCTACTAATACAGGTACGTGGGACAATAATGTTTATACAAAAAATGATATAACATTTACTTTTATACAAGATTCTGATAATAATGTTACTGGTATTAAAATTAATGGAACACCAACTTCTGATACATTTCTTTATTTTCCTTCAATTAATGCAAATGGCTCATATAAACTAAATGGTTGTCCTTCTGGAGGAGAATATGTCAAGTATAATATATCAACAAAAGTTGATGGTGCATGGACAACTACAAGTTATGATTATGGATCGGGTGCAAATATTACAGCAACCTCTTCTATAGAAATTGCTATAACTATAAAAGTTGCTGTAACTAACCAAATGTGGTATCCTATGATACGCTTATCAACTGTAACAGACTCAACCTTTGAACCTTATACCAACATAGCATCTATCTCTGGTAGGTCTGCTATTACTGTTGATGTTTGTGGAAAGAATCTTGTAGACGTTAATAATATTAAACGCATACATCCAAAAACTGGTGATATAAATGATAAATGGATAACTTTTGATCAGTATATTCCATATGTTCCTGATGTTAGTTATGTCTTTACTTCGATTATAGGAATATCGACAGTATACGCCATGTCTTTAAATGTATATGATTCTGATTTTAATTATATAGTTGAAGAAGCCAAGATTAATATTAATCCTAATAATATATCGTTTAGTATAGCAAATAAAGAAGGAAGTTATGTAAAAATTGGTTTCTACCATTCTAGTTCTTTATCTGGCTACACAATGACTAATCCTCTTTTATGCCCTACAAGTAATACAGATGGAGTATATACCCCTTACCAGCAATCCACCTCTCTCCAAATCCAACTTGACGAGACTGTCTATGGTGGTCAATTAGATGTTGAAAATGGAGTTTTAGTGGTAGATAGGGAAATGAAGGTGTATGATGGAACTAATTATACTCCAACTGACCATTATACTGGAAATATTTATGTGAATATTGAAAATACTGCGAAATATAAACCAAGTAACGAAGATTTGTGGATGTCGTGTAATTGTGCGAAATGGGTAGCTAATGACATAACGACAAGAGGTAGTTATTGTTATAATGGTTCGCTAGGTGCATACTTCACTAAAAATTCAACTTTTGCATCAGCAAGTGATTTTGCAGCCTATGCACTTAACAACAATATTCAAATGGTAATACCAATTCTTACCCCTACTACAATCTCTCTAACACCCGAGCAAGTAAAATTATTATCAGGTGTTAACACTATTACAACCAATGCTGATAAGATTACATTAACTTATCGTAATGGTTCTGTAGCAACATTAAATGATTTGGAATCTCTGTATGCTAAACTTAAAGCATACATTGATTCTCTACATTCTAGTTAATAAAAAAATGTTAATCATCCTCTCATTATATAACACTATAAGTTAGTGAAGTATAATGGGAGGAATTTTTATGAATAATAAAAAAAATCAGGAGGAATCAAAATGATTATAGTAGATAAACAGGAAATAACTTTAACTAGAGGTGATACAGCATATCTACGCTTTATTCCTCTTGTCAAAGATTATCAAACTAATACATGGGTTGAAAAGATATTAGAGGAAGGTGATAGAGCTTTTTTCCGCATTAAGACAAATGCAGCAACCGTATTAGAGAAAGAATGTTTAGTTGAAATTGAAAATAATAAAGTAAGATTAACAATAGATCCGGAAGATACAATTCCTTTAGACTTCAAGACATATTACTACGAAGTCGAATTAGTTACGAATCTTGATGAACACTTTACATTTATTGCTCATCAAAGATTTACAGTAGGAAAGGAGGAAGAACTACATGGCTAATCTTGGTGGTAGTAGAGGATTAGTTCAGGCTGAATTTGAGATAAGTGGTGAAGTACAGAAGACTGATGGTTCTTTGTATGTTGCAGTCATCTCAAAGACTAAAGCTGAATGGGCAGCAATTCCTCAATTTATGTCTAAAAATAGAGTAATCTATGTTTATAGTGATTATAGACAGGAATTCGATGCAACTACTGGCAAAGTAATCAATATTCCAGGAGTCAAAATAGGTGATGGTGTATCATATGTTATAGATTTACCATTTATGACAGAACCGGTTACTCAAGCAGATATTGACCGATGGAATTCAAATGTTGGTCTGGACGCAAGAGTTGATGAAGAAAATCATAATCTGATATTCTTTTATGGAACAGAAGAATAATTAATATATGGAGGAACATATCATGGCAAATTCTATTCTTTATACAATAACAATGCCCAACGGACATACATATGATCTTGGAGATGCATATGCAAGAGAATTAATAAAAGAATTATTAAACTTTCATGAATGGCTTGGAATCACTACAAGTCCTATAGAAGATGGCGATACAACAAATCCCATTTTAATTAATGGAGTAGAAGTTACAGCTGTAGCAGGTGATGTTGTTTCAAGAAGTACTGATCATGAAGATTTTGTAATGTCAAGTAGCGGTGTATGGCAGTCATTTGGTCACCTTTCAGGCTTAGGTGCATTGGCATTCAAAGATACTGCAAGTGGATCATACACTCCTCAGGGTTCTATTAGCGGAACAACATTAGGTACAAAATCAATAAGTCAGGTAACTAATACTGGTACAATGCCTACATTTACAGTGCAGGGTACTAACTTAGTTATCACGGGTGGTACTGAACCTACAATTGAGAGTACTACAGTTGCTGATGGCACAGTTGCAACAGAAGGTACATTCACTGGTACACCGGCTACAATTACTGTTTCTTAAAATATTTAAAGAAAATACCAAAAGGAGGTACACATAAATGCCTAATCCTATTCTTGACAAGATAACGGTTGACGATATAGAATATGATCTTGTCGGTAATGGTGGTGGTCATGTCATTGAGAAATCTGATGGAACTGATATGACCCAGAGATCAAATCTGCAGTTTGTTGATGCTCAATTAACAGATGATTCAACAAATGATAGAACTAAAGTAGAAAATGTAAAAATAATTCAAAATGAGAGTGAATTAGCAAATCTTCCTGATGGTATTTATATGGGAGCTCAAGATGAAGCAATTCCATTTTCATTTGAAGCTGAAGATATAAGTTATGATAATACTACAAGTCAACTTACAGCAACTAATGTACAGGCTGCTATTGATGAATTAAGTCAGGATGTGCAGAATCTGACTGATTTACTTATGAAACTTATTAATAATTTAAGTAGCTAAAACTAAAAAAAAGATAGGCTTAAACAGCCACACGATTACTGTATCTAAGTCTATCTTTTGATTTTTACCCATTATCTCTTTCTCCCATTATATAAAACTAAATTTTAGCGATATGTAATGAGAGGAGATTATCAAAATGGATAGAAATACTGAAATACCTTTAGATGAAATTATAGAGTTAATGTTAAATGCTGAAAGTGATGAAGAGTATGAATTATACAAAGCATATTACTATGAGCATTACATTAAACCTAATAAGAAATCTAAAGACAAAAATGTATGTTAAACCCCTTAACATAACACAATTGCTCAAGAAATGGATATGGCCATTATGTACCAAGGGTTCGATTCCCTCTTGAGTAATTAACTCTATAGATAGTAGTCTTGTAGTATGAAATGAAGATGAGAATAACTTAGTATTAAGTACAAAGACATTTGATGTATAGGAGTGCTATTTATAGAGTTCAAATATAACCATTTGGAGAAAGGTTTAGGTGATGATCTAAATACTTACCAAATGGTTTATTTGTTGGCACTGTTAATATTTTATATTAGGAGGAAAAAACTATGAAAATGCCAAAACTTCCAGACTCGGTATATAATTGGCTTAAGTGGATTTCGCTTATAGCTTTACCGTTGTTCTCAACTTTCTTATCTACGATTTTATCTGCTTTAAGTGTAGATCCAAACACGATTAGAATAATTTGCACAATTTTAAATGCAACTGCGGCATTAATTGGCGGTTTAATTGGTGTTTCTACAATCAGATATAATCATGAAAAAGATGAAGCCAATAAGATATTCGAACAGCAGAATATCACAAATGGTGATACAAAATGAACCCTGTGATACAGACGTTTGCTGGACTCTTGTTATTACTTATTTTACTATTAGTAATGTCAGCTATAGCAAGAGTCAGCGAACAGTTTGAAAATGATAGAAAGGAGGACAAAGATGACAACTCTCGAGGTAGGGAAAACATACAAAAACATACAAAGCGGAAGGACAGTAGTGATTCTGGGAAGACTGGACACTCTGGCTAAAGAAGGTTGTTTATTGGCAGAAGATAAAATGTATGGTGTAATTTTACCAATCTTTAATGAAGATCCTAAGAATTGGGAGTTATTACCTAATTCTCCTTCTGTCAAAGATATTATTAAAGAAAGGGGAATCAGTAAGCATGAATATAACACCTCAACGTGATGCTAAGCCTTATTATGTCGAAGTGAGAGATAATCTTACGCAATATGTCTGGAATATGAATTATCCAACTATTATTACACAAGATACTATCAATAAAGCATATAGAGATTGGTATCATAATACAAATGGTAATGTTGGTAAATATAACAAAGCATACTATGATAAGAAACTAAGAGAAGGAGAAGGTAAGCCTGGTAGTGACTGTTCTGGTATGCATTATGGATTAAGTGGCTATGATAAAACAGCACAGGGGTATTACGATGAATCACCAGAAGACAAAAAAGGAACCATTGATAGTATTCCTATTCATGATCTGGTTATTTTGTACCGTGGTCAATCTAAAAGCAAAATAACTCATACTGGTATTTATCTTGGTAATGGAATGACAATACATATGGCTAACTCTACTGATAATTGTATATATGAAACTACAGATGCAGGTAAATGGAAATGGTGGAGTTATGCTAAATTTATTGATTACTCCAAACCATTAGGAGCAAAACCAATAATCACCAGAGTAATCAAAATAGGTAATAAAGGTATTGATGTTAAACTTTTACAAGACCAGTTAATTAAAAAAGGCTATGATCCTGGAAAGATTGACGGTGATTTTGGTTCAAAAACCTATACTGCTCTTAAACATTTCCAAGCAGACAATAATATAGCTGTTGATGGTATTGCAGGAAAACAAACTGTTAAATCTTTGGGGATGCTGTGGAGAGGCGGTTCTTATTAAGAAGCGAAACTCAGGTTTGCTTGCAAAGCTCTGAGGCCCATCATATTAATTCACAAAATATTCTTGTCTTACTGGATTGATTATATTTTACAAATTGTATTTCATAGCGTAAAGAACCCCATAGAATATGCCAAACATGGTAATCACCTCCTTAGTTAAAAATTATCATGAAGGTGAGACAAGATATTTTATATTAAAAACACTCGAAAGGAGGAAAAATATTATGAACATAACCATGTAGAAAATCGCATGGGATTTATTCATAAATATTTACAAACAAATATTATGAACAGAACCATACCAAAAAACTGCATGGGATTTATTCATAAATATTTACAAACAAATATTATGAACAGAATAATGTTTTATAATAAACTAGATAAGTTTAAGAAAAACCTAGAAGAAAAAAATAGTTTAGAACATAGATTTAGTGATCACGATGGTGTTGATAATAAACTTGATACTAATGGAAATAGACCCAGAGAAGTTCATACGAATGAATATAAGGGCACTTTTAATAATACTAGACGTGGTAATTTATCTAGAGCAACTAAACCTAAGTCTAATTATGGACAGAGTTATTATACAAAGATTGATAAATATTATCCTGATGGTACTGCTAGATACTTCTATTCAAAAGATGAATATGAAGCATATCAAAATGGGCAGGTGAAAGGTAATAGTGCTAAACATCTTGATCAAATGATGAAAGAAACTGCTGAGAGAAAAGTTATCGAAGATAAAAAGAAACAACAAGAAGAAATCTATAGAAAGAATAAAGAAGCAGATGAAGCAAGAGTTAAAGCAGAACAAGAAAAATATGCTAAATTACGTGCTGAAAATAACAAACAAAAACCTAAGACAAGAGAAGAAGCTGAAAAAGAAGCTATAAAAAGAGAACAAGAAAGAATAAGAAAAGCTGATATTGAAGCTAACAAGAAACCTGAAACTAAGGCACTTGAACAAGCTGAAGATGAATTAGTAAAACTTAAAGGAAAACAGAATCTTGCTAAGAATCGTGGTTTAGATGACAAAAACAATAAGAAAGAATATGATAAGTTGACTAAAGAAATCGAAGCAAAAGAAAAAGAAATTGCTTCAATAAGAAAGAAGATGGCTGATGAAACATTAGCGAATAGAGATAAAGAAATTAAAGAAGCTACAAAAAGAGAGCAAGAAAGAATAGAAAAAGAAGCTACTGAGAAACTTGAAACTTGGAAAGAAAATATTAAAGATAATATCAATGATTATGCTCTTGAAGTATATGATAATATTAAGAGATGCGCAAATGATAGAGATGTTTCTTTTAATGTAGATAATCCATTTGTAGATTTATTTAAAGAAGCTCTTAAGAAATATGATCCAGACTTTGATGGAGATATCGCAGCATACGTGAGACCTTATCCTGGACAAAGTATTGCAGGTATACTTGGCAGTGAATTACTTAAAGATGATAAACATACCAAGATTGCTAAGAAAGTTCTTAATGAATTAGAAGATAATTTAGATAAAACTATTGATAAATATACTATTAATGATGAACAATATGATGATTTCTTAGATCATCTTAAAGGAAAACAGGAAAAGAATAAAACTGCAGCTATTGATAAAGAAATGGATAATGCAAGAAAATCACTTGAAGCAATGTATAATGGTGATGAAAACAGTATTAATCTTGATAAATCTCTTAAGAAAGTACTTGAAACTAAACTTAAAGAAATTGACCCTGAATATGAAAAAGGTAATCTTTATAAATATGTAAGACCTTATATTCTTGGTAAATGGTGGAAAGATGATGAATCATATGCTAAAGTTACGGAAGCTCTTAATGAACTTGAAAAAGAATTAAGATCTGCAAATAAACATGATGATGCATATGGTGATTTTGTTGAAAAAGTTTCAAAAATACTTGCATGAAAGGAGAGTGATTAAGATGGATACATCAAGTATTGCAGTAATTATTGTGGCATTAATCGGCGCAATAGCAACAATAACATCAAATATTGTAATGAACAACAAACAGTCAGCAGCAATGGATGCTAAGTTGGATAAGCAGCAAGGAATTATTGAAGAACGACTAAGTAATTTAAAAGAATCAGTCGATAAACATAATAACTTTGCTCAGAAAATCCCAGCAATCGAAGCAAATATTGAAAACATTGAAAAACGAATCGACAAATTAGAAAGTAAATTAATAAAGTAAGGAAGGAGTCAAAATGGATAGAAATACATTCTTTGATAATCTAAAAAGTTATAATGCTAACTCCTTACATAATAATATTACTAACAAACATGCTAGTAATAGATTCGAGTTTTATGATTCATTACAACACCATGGAATGAGAGGAAGTAAAAAGAAATCAAAATAGGGGGTTAAATAATCATGGATAGTTTTGAATTTTATTATAATCTTGATTCATATAATAAAAACTCCTTGAGACATAAATCGGAGTCCTCTCTTAAAGGTACACAAAAAGAAAATGTTAAATACTTTAAGAGAGAAGGTACTCCTGGTAATTACAAATATTATTATACAAAAGAAGAATACGAAGCTTCTAAGAAACCTGAAAATAAAGTAGATGTTGTAACAAATGTTAAACCTACTTTACAAGCTAATAAAACTTTTAATAAGAAAAAGAAAGTATCTCATAAGTCATTATATACACCTATGCAACAAGCTAAGAAAATAAATAATGCTAAGATGAATAAACAATATGATAAGAAATTTGTAGATGTTGTACAAGGTAAAGATAAAATGACATCTGAGGAAAGAGTAGAAGAATATAAAAACTATTTACAAGATCCTGAGAATTACAATGAAGATACATATATAGAAAACAGATTAACAAAACTTGGTGAAGGTGGAAATGTTAATCTTAATCTTCGACCTGAGATTTCTACACAAGAATTAATAGATGCAAAATGGCCTGAAAAAGAAGTAGGCGAAGGATACGCTACAGTATTTTCAAGTACATTTTCAAATGAAGGTGACACAGAATTTTATAACTTTACTCCGATTGTTATGGATCCTAAAACTGGTGAGTATCTTGGTTGTATGGATCCTGAAGAATTTAAACAGTATTGTTATGATGTAATTGATGGTATAAGAGAAGATGATAAGAATTGTCAAATAGGTGGAGCATTTACTGGTGAAAATGCAAAAGATTTGGCAGAAAAAGCAGCTATAGAAATTCATGATTTACATGAACAGCAACATGTTAATGAAGAGAATAAAAAGAAAAATAAATCAAACAATTCAAAATGAGGGGGTCCTGGTAAAAATATGTTACAAAAAGAATTCTATACAAAATTAGAAATGGCAAGACAAAAGCAGGACTCCTTACAACATCATGGTATTAAAGGTCAGAAGTGGGGTGTAAGGCGTTTCCAGTATATGGATGGTTCTTACACCCAAGCTGGCCGTGAAAGATATGGTTATGGTCCTGCAAGACAACCAAAACAAGAAGATGATAAAGTTGGTGTTATGATACCTATTCCTTCAGCTGCAGTTCCACCAATATTGGCTGCTGGTGCTGCTATTTTAGGAGTAGAATTAGGATTATCTACAATAGGTGATGCTATACATAATGCTAAAGTTTCGAAAGATATTAAGAATTGGGAGGCAAATCGAGCAAAAGAAGAAACTGATCCTAAGACTGGTCTTAAACTTAAATCTGATCCAAATGCTTCTGTTAAAGATGATATGAAAATGATTAACAGAGAATATGGATATGGAATGTTTGCTAAGGCGATTTGGGATATTGATTCAAAGAAATCAATGGGTCATACAGAAAATTGTATGCTTTGTACAACTGCTTTGGATCTTAAGAGAAGAGGATATGACGTTAAAGCCGGTTCAAGTAAAGATGGATACTATGCTAAAGATGTTGCTAATTGGTATAAAGAAAAGAAACAACCTACTATGGGCAAATTTAATAGCATTATAGAACAGCTTAATAAACAACCTGAAGGTTCTTATGGAAACTTTATGGTATACTGGAAAGAAGGCGGTGGGCATTCTATGTTTTACAGGATTGAAGGTGGTAAACCTGTAATATATGATGCTCAGTCTAACAAGAATTATACAATATATGAAATTTCAAATCATATAAATAATTCAATTCCAGGACATTGTTTCTTAAGAACAGATAACTTAACACCGGATTACGATTATTTAAAGAAGAATAATATTATAGCCTGAACGAAGTAAAAAGCTCAGCCTGTGATTGATTTTGAGCAGGGTGGCATAGAACGAATGTTTAGGATAAAGAATTTGGTTTTCAGAATGAAAAGCAATTATTATTGCATAGGAGGGTTCAAAATAAGTATGAATAGATATGAATTCTATGGAAATATTAATACATACAGAAAAAATCAATCAAATAAAGAAAATGAATTAACTCACTACGGAACTCTCGGTCAAAAATGGGGTGTTCGTAAGTGGCAGAACTATGATGGTACTTTTAATGAGGCTGGTAAGGAAAGATATTTTGGAACTAAGAAAGCTAAAAATGAAGAAAAAATAAATTCAAAATATCAAAATAAAGATGGTTCTTTAACACAAGAATATATAAATAAAATTCAAAAATTAACTAATGAAGGTAAATTTGATGAAATTGAAAAACTTAAAAAACAAATAGATTTTGATAAAGTACAAGAATGGTCTAAGAAAACAAATCCGAATTTATATAAAATGCCAGATTTTAGTGATCCTTCAGAATATGAAGGAGATTTTGAATCATATGTTGAAGATAATTGGGAAACTGCAGCTAAGAAAAGAGGGTTCGATCTTGATGATATTTTAACAGATGAACAATATGAAATAATTAATCAGGATATGAAGGATTATTTTAATAGTCATGAAGAAAAAATAGGTTCTGTCTTTAATAAAAATTTAAGTGAAGAAAAGAAAGATAAATTACGAGAAAAATTATATTCACGTGATAGTGAAATGCTTACTATAGATCAATTATATGATGAAGATGAACAGAAATATTTATTAAATAAAAAAGTTTCTAAAAAAGTTAATAAATTAGTTGATTGTTTGACTAAAGGTGATTTTGATGAATATAATAAAATATTAGAAGATGTTGACCCAGAACATTTACAAACAGTAAAGAATGCTGCACAAGATTTAGCCAATACAAAACAATTAAGAAATGTCGATACATCTAGATTAACTGAAGTTTCAAAAGATATTTTTGGAAATGATAATATATTAGGTGTTCAAAGTATTCTTGCAATGACAAATAGTGATGACATTAATGCACATTCATCAAATAGAGTGTATCCAGTAGATATACGACAGTCAATTATAGATAATAGTACTCTATTAAAAACTGCTATATTAGAATATGAAAGAGGCTATAAAGATGGATACGAAAGAGATATACAAATTGCTTCTGGCGGTGATGAACGCCGTGCAAAATATATGAAACAGTTTGTTGATGATGTCGAAGCTGTTAAAGAATACTCTAAAGATTCTAAAGAAATTAATGATGAATTACGTAAGTTAAAAACAAAAGAATCTTGTGACGATAAAGCTTTTATTAATTATCATTATACAGAAGCTTTATATGATAATATGCGTAAATATATAAATGATGATTTTCCTGTAAGACTTAAAAAAGGAACAAATGATGCTAAGAAAATGGTTAATAATCTTTATAAAAACTTTGAAAAATATTCAAAAGAATTTAAAGAAGATTTATATTATCAATTATTAGATTACTATGATGATGAATATATTTCAAAATCTGAATTTATGAAAGAAATAGGAAAAATCAATGCTGTTGAAATGTATGGTAATGGTAATATAACTTTTACTTATACAGTACCAGGTGAAATGGGATATGATATGGTTAATATAAATGGCAATATAAACGATAATGGGAAACTTACAATAGATGATGCTGATTTTATTGATTAAAATTTTTTAAAAGAAAAATCAAAATGGAGGAATATTATGGGCAATGACTTAGTAGGTCAGGCTATTGAAGCTATGAAAAAATATAGACCTGAAAAAACAGTAATAAAGATTTGGAATAAAGGTAAGTCATGTCTTATACTTGCTGCAAAGAATCCTAAAGAATACCAAATGGAGATGGATCCTTATTATATATTTGCTGAGGGTGCTATCTCCGGTATCTCTTATTTGGATAATGCTGTCAAGTTAAAAAAGATAATGAAACCAGAGTATATAGCATACACTCGAAAGGAGCTTGGAAATGAATAGCTATACTATACAAAAAGCGTATAGCAGATCCATTCATTATGAAAGGAGTAATAAATGAATAGAATAGAGTTTTATTCAAGTTTAAATAAATATAAAGATATTCAAGAGAAATCTGATAATGAATTAAAACACTATGGCATAAAAGACCAGAAATGGGGTGTAAGACGTTGGCAGAATCCTGATGGTACATTTAATGCTGAAGGTAAGTTAAGATATTTCGGTGCTCAGCCTAAAGAAGGTAGTGTAACTGCACTTGCTGGTGTATTTGCTCTTTGGGGTGCAGAATTAGCTTTGTTAGTTGGCGGACCAGTGACTGCATATGCAATACAAGATGCTAAAACTACAAATAAAATAAAGAAATTTGAAGCAAATTTAGCAACAGAAAAAACAGATCCTGAAAGTGGATATAAATTAAAGAATGAAAAAATGTCTAAAAATACTACAAAAGAAGACATGTCATATGTAAATATGGAACAACAATATGCTGGTATGAAACAAAAGAATAGAGATGCTAAAGAAGGAACTAGTATGAATTGTTCTTTATGTACTACTGCAATGGTTCTTAGACAAAAAGGATATGATGTACGTGCTGGTAAGACTAAAGAAGGTACATCATATCAAGAACAAGAAAAACGTTATAAAGGTGGCAAGTTTACATTAGGAACATTCAAAGATATTATAAAAGAACTCGAAAAACAACCTGAAGGTTCTTACGGACATTTCTCTGTTGAATGGAGAGAAGCTTATGGTGGAGCTCATAGTATGTTTTATAAGATTGAGAACGGCAAACCTGTAATATATGATTGTCAAGTTAATCAAGTTGTTAAACCGAAAAATTTATATAAAAATGCTTCGCCTCTTGAAGATAAGACTAAGTTTATGAGATGTGATAATCTCGAAGTTAATTGGGATTATATAAAAGAGAATAAACTTGTACACTAGGAGGAAATAATATGAATATAATAGATGAAATTAAAGATGCTTTCAAAAAATATAATCCTGATTTATATGTAATAGCAATATTTATTGCAGAAAAAGATTTATATTTTGTAGTTGCAAAACATACTCCCGATAAAACAACAGTTGAAGAAGATCCTTTCTATATGTATGGAAATGGAAAAGTTACTGGTGTTACAATAACAGATTCTGAAGAAAGAATGAATAATGCATTTGAAATTATGCAAGCAAAGAATCGTATTTATGAAATTGATTGAAAGGAGGGAGTCTTCAAATGAATAAAATAGAATTCTTAGCAAATATAGATAAATATAAAGGCGAAGATCATTCTACTTTCCTTCAGCATTACGGAATCTTAGGACAAAAATGGGGACAGCGTAGATGGCAAAATCCTGATGGCACTTTTAATGAAGAAGGTAAGCAAAGATATTTTGGTCAGAAATCAAACAATATAAGTTCTGAAGAAAAGATTGGTGGTTATACTGCAGATCATTTTCACAAAAATATTTATTTAAAGACTGACAAGAATACTCTTAAGAAAATTAAGAAGTATCCTGATATATATGATACAGAAGGTTTAACTGATGATGAAATATTAAAAGCTGTTAGACGTGTTCCTAAGATACCTAATGCTAGAGCATATGGTAGAGAAATTAGAGAAGAACTTTATAATACTCAATTGAATAAGACAAGATCTAAGTATTACGAGACAAATACTAAAGATATTCTTGAAGCTGAAGATGTTGAAGAGCAAAAGATTGGTGGTTGGACAGATCATGGTAAAAAGATTGATGAATTATATCCTAATGATAATGGACATTTATATAGTGATAATCTTTACACATCTGATGAACAAGAATATTTTATGAATGAAAAAAATGCTAATAGAATAAATAAAATGGCTAAGTATGCTATGGAAGGTAATACTAAAAAGTATGATAAATTAATGGATAAAATTGATGACAAATATAAAGATACAGTAAGAAGAGCAGTTCTTGATATTGAAGATGGTATAGATAATAAAGCTAATAATAAAAAAGGCAGAGAACTTTCTAAAGAAATAGGACTTGGAGAAGTTGATTTAAATGCAATATTAAGAAATCGATATAAAGATGATGAACGAATGTATTCAATTAAAGATCGTGATATGATTCGTAATAATATGGATACTATAATGACAGCAGTTAAGAAACTTAAAAATCAAGATATTAATGGATATTATGATGAAGTTGAAAAGATAGCTCGTACTGGTGAAGATAAAGATACTATTGATAGATTTGTAGATGACTATATTAGTATTAAATCATATATTGATGAAGGTAAAAAACTAGATAAAGAATTAAAAAATATGAAAAATATTCAAAGTAAATGTAAATATCCAATTGATTATGATACAGACGCAAGAGACTTTATGTTCTCAGAATATACAAAAGACTATAGATCAATTCAAGAAAAGATGCAAGATCCTAAAATACATAGAGACGGACAAAAAGTTATTAATAATCTTAATAAAAACTTTGATAAATATGTTGATCAATTTAAAGATAAAGTTGTTGAAAATCTTTATGAAGATTATAAAGATTGGCATGCTGATGATGACAAGATACTATCTAAACAGCAATTTAAGAATGCCATTGGTAAAGTAAATAGTGGTAGTATTGATGATACTGGATATTTACAATTATATCTTGAAGATAATGGTTTATTCTATGGACATGTATTTACAAGTCTTGGAGTTATAGATGATAACGGTAATCTTAAAGTTGAAGATGTATTCTTAGAAGGTTAAGGGAGGACCCTAAATGACTAACAAAGAAATTCATGAAATGATTAAAAAATATGAATCAAAATGGGGACGACTTGGGCATACTAATATTATGAGACCTGAATTAAATCACTCAGGAGAAGAAGGAGGAACAACAATGTCAAGCATGACTAATGATTTAATAGCATTTAGACAGAAAGTTGCTGCAGGTAGAGAAGCTAATAGACTTGCTCATAAATCAACTGTCAATGTTACAGATATTAATAGAAGATATTTTGAAGAGATTACCACAAATGGTACTTTGATACATGCTGGAACTAATCAGCAAAACTACAAATACTATCAGAAGATAGATCTTGGTAATGGTCAGTCAAGATATTTCTATACTAAGGAAGAATGGGACGCTTACCAGAATGAAAAGAATGGTAAGAAACAGTCTACCGGTGGCGCTGAGAAAGTTCGTCAGATGCATAATGAGAAAGAATCTAATCTCCAGGGCATGATTAAAGATGGCGATTACTATGAAAAAGGTGAAGATGGTAAATTCCATAAGACTGATAAGAAATGGGATGATGTTAGAAAGCAGGCCATTGAAGAAGCTGATAACAAGATAATTGATGCTGCTAAAGAAGGTGGATATGAAGCTGCTAAGAAAGCTATCTTTGATGATGATCGTATGCTTGAAATGTTTGGCCAGTTTGAAGGCGGATTTGAGAATCATGGCTGGGAGCTTAATGATGATGACTCGATTACTGGTATGGATGATAATGATGAAAAGTACTTCAAGGAAATGGAAACTTGGCTTCGTAGCTTCAAGGATTCTACCGGTATAGATATTTATAAGAATCCCGATTTCCAGAAGTCTGTAATGGATGAAATTCGTAAGAGATATAATCTTATGAAGAATCAGGCTAAGGAAAGAGAATCAAAAATCGAAGGAACTAAGAAGTATGCTACTCCTGAAGGTGCTGGTAAGAAGTCTGAAGAGAAGAAAGAAGAGACCACTAAGTCTGAAGAGAAGAAAGAAGAGACCACTAAGACCGAAGAGAAGAAGACTGAATCTAATAGCGGATCAGACTTTGATAAGAAGTTGAATGAAACCATTACAAATGAAGGTTCTGATGCCACAGCTGATTATATCATTAATAACTCACCTGAATTTAAGGCTTATGCAAATGCTCTTCGTAAGGCTGTTGCTGATGGCAAGATTAAAGTATATCGTGATGGCGGAATGACTGGTAAGGAAAATAAAGAACTTGCTAGCACATTTGATCCGTTACTCGAAGACCTTGATGCTTTATTACAGAAAGCTGCTAAGAATCCAGACTTTGATCGTAAGGGTGTTGAGAAGCTTATCAATAAGGAATTTGAGAATATTGCTGCAGCTGCAACAGAGGATAAATATGGTGTAAGAGACAATACTAAGAAGTTTGTAAAACATTCCTTAGAAGAGCCTGAAATCATGGATGAGTATTCAGCATTTATGGAAAGAGTTAAGAAGGGTAGAGAAAAGAATAAACTTGCTCATTCTATAATGATTTCTCCTTCTGATTTAAATGCTAGATACGAGCAGTCCATTAAAGATCATTGTTTCTTAATTCATAGTGGCAATTTCAAGTATTACAACAAGATTGACTTAGGTAATGGTAATACAAGATATTTCTATACTAAGGCCGAGTGGGATGCTTATCAGAGAGAAAAGGGTTCTAAGACTAATACTGATCAGAAGCTTTCCAAAGAAACTTTAAAGCAGATCGAACAGCAAAAGCAGAAGAAAGCAAACTATGATAATAATGCTGAAGCTGCTAAACATGAAGGCGACAGATGGCAGAAGAAAGAAGAGCCTAAGCCTAAAGTTACTGTTGAAACAATTGTAGTTGATGTAAAGAAAGATCCTAATTTTACAAAAACTGTAGATACTGTTAAAGCAGCAATTGATAATGGAGATATATCATATGTATATGATAAGCCCATTGTTAATATTGATAAGAAAACTGGTAAACTAAGTGAAGCTGGTATGAAAGCTAATGAAGCTTGGCAGAATCTCTATAAGTCATTTAATGATTTATCGTCAAAGAATAAAGAAAATGGTTTATCATATGAAGATGTTAAAGGCGCTTTAATGGATGCTTTTAATTCTGAATTAAAGAAAGCTCAATCTTCAAATAAGTCTGGATCTGATGATAAGCCAAAAGATTCAAATCCTGATAACTTAGGCTTTGATAAGATGAAAGAAGGAATGACTCAGGAAGAATTTAATAAGGCATTGAAGGATGCTAGAGATTCTATTGATTTCGATAAGATGACAAATGAGATATCCGAAGTTATCAATGACCAGTTCAAGAATGTGGATCAAAGCGTTCTTGATGGCATTAAAGATCAGGTAACAAAAGAAACTGAAAAAATGTTAAAGAATAAATTAGGTTTCTAAAAATCAAAATGGGTACCTGGATAATTTCTGGGTACCCTTATTTTTTAAAAAAGGAGACATTGGGCAAATGAGAAGCTTTCGCGCAAAATCAGCGTTCAAGCATTCCAAACCTAGCCGGAAAGGAGTGCCTAGCTTATGAAATGGAACTACGATGATTCTATAAGAGATGAATTTAGCAAGGGACCGCATAGAGATATTCTCATAGTTCCTCATGCTACATATGTTACTCCAGTATCTGGTGGGCCTCCTGAAATAAAATCTAAGGTCCCTCAGTATATGTGGATTCCAATGCCTGTACCGATATGGGATGCTAAGGAAAAGAAGATGACGATTGTTACAATCCAACAGCCTTTTCCTAAGAAAGATCCAAGTACAGGTGAAGTATTAAGAGAAGATGTAGAGTGGGTTATCACGAATGATGATATTATTAAAGAAAAGTTTAAATATTCTCATTCACTTAATTCGGAATCCAACTTAACATTCTCTTCTTGTAATGCTGCAATGGTACAATTTACCATAAGAAATAAGAAACAATATATACAAGAATTAGATGAACAGGGCGAACCTACAGGAGAATATTACTGGGAACAAGAAATACCAAATTTACAAAACTATGAATTTGTAGAGAAGGACCCTGATGGTAATAGTAGAAAGATAGTTGGTGAATTATCTGGTAATGCTTGTATTAAAGTCTATACATACATAAATGGTGACTCAAGTACATTAATGTATTTAGGAATGTTCCAAGTTGAAGAAGATAAGATGGTTGATAATGGGTATAACCGTCAAATTACTGCATATGACTTCATGGCATTCTTCAGAGATTGCGACATATTCTATTGGTATAAGCATCTCTGGACAGGTATAAATAAACTGGACAATGACTTTGAAGACTATACAAGTGATAGTGATGAAGAAAAGAAGAAACCTGATGATTATGATGCTGAAGTTAACTGGGTAAGAAAACCGGCAAAAGATTTATATCCAAATAGAGATGGTAGATGGACTATAGGTGAAGCATTAAGGGATCTATTTGAAAACTTTGCGGCTTATGATATGATTACTTATGATGAGGAAGAAATCGAAGTAGAGGATCCGGATACTCATGAAAAGAAAAAAGTTAAGACAACTGTAGCAAAATTAGGTAATACCGTAACAAACCCAAATAACTATGGACGAAATTATGAAGAAGGAACTGGTTATACAGGATTAGGTATGCCTGTAATGTTAGATCCTGATTTATATGATAATACAAAAGAATATAGTATACCAACAGAACCAGGTGCAGATCAATATGAATGTTATGGTTACATGGATGCTTTAGATATTGAATTTTATCAAGATCCGAATATAATGAAGTCAGAATCTTTAAGTATGGGCAAATTCCTTGAAGATATTGGATTATTAGCTGGTAGATATCCTTATATCAGAACTGATCACTTACAAGATGATGATTGGTTTGATCCTGCAACTAAAACAGGAAATCAAAATAGATATAATAATTATGAGAAATGTATTTTAACATTTAAACCTCTACCATCAAGTAAAGATGATAGCAAATTACCTACTGATCAAATGTTGGATAATACAGAAATCAGTAAAGGATTTAGTCATGAATCTTATACTGTTGATGATATTGAGATAGTTAAGATAAATTTCCAAGATAAAAGTAAGATTGAATATTCAAGACTTACGGCAAGTCAGAGAAAAGATAAGAAAACAGGTAATGTACAAACATTTACTTTTAGTGATAATATATTTGTTTCATACCTTGTCGAAAAATCTGATAATGAAGAAATTAAAAAGAAATTAGAGAATTATAAAGCATTAAAATTAAAGATATTTGGTAAAAACAATAAAAAAGGTAATATGAGTTCTACAGCATTATTTGCACAGGGATATTACAATATGAAATATAGAAGTTATGTCCCTTATGAACTTACAACCTATGCAGACCCTGTACGAGATGTCGGTGATAGAATAAAGATAACTTATACCGATGTCATCACAGGAGAATATGTAAGCTTTTTCTCATATATTCTTGAACGAGAAATGAATGGTATTCAGAAATGCCTGGATACTTACAAAGCTCAAGGTGATGGTCTTAATCCAGTATTTAGTAATTACCAAAGCGGTTCAAAGTATCAAAGTGGTTCAAGTTATGCTGCAAGTTCTTTCGGTTATAATGCTGTATATAGTGGAACTGGTTCCGGTGGATCAAGTGGCTCTGGTGCATTAGGAATTACTCCAAGTGACTTAGTACAGTATTGGCGAAACTTTGGTATAAGACTCTTAGATGAACCTAGTGACTGTCAAGCGAAGTTTGTTAAGGGAAGTGAACAAGGAGATCCTACTGCAGAACATTATATATACAATATAAGTGGTGGTGAAACTAGTAGTATTAAAGATGGTAATACTACTAATCCAATATTATATGAACCTGGTGATGGTACTGGTACAAAGGAAGCGACTGTAACTGCCGGTGATTATGTTGATTGGGTAGAAGATTATCAGCACGATGATCTGATAGTACCAAGTTTTATTGACTATCCTTTATATGTTTATACATTAAATAGTGAATGGAAATATGTTGGTAATGGCTATACAATGGGAGATGGCGGTTGTAATTTTTATGATAGTTCTAATGCTGAAATTATATTAAGTGATGGAACTATTGTAGAAGATGATACTGATATTGAAGGTAAAGCAGATGATACTCTAATTATTAAATTAAAATCTGGAACTCCGTATTATAAATATAGATATACTAATACAAGTTTTTATAGATATGCATCTGAAGATTGGGGTTTACCTTATACTACAAAAGAAGAATTAACAACTTCTGCAAGTATAAAAGTTGAACCTGGTGATACTATATGGGGTGCCGGGCAATGGTATTGTATTTATCAATATCCAGGAGTATGGGTTATTGCAGGTCATTATCCACAACTAGATATTCCAGTAACACAAACAACTAAAAAATACATCTCACTCAAATGGTCTGATCCTCAAGATATTATAGACTGGAAACCTACACCTGCAACATGGGAAGGTACAGTAATTGTAAGGAAAGAGAACTCAGCACCACTTCATAGATGGGACGGAGAAAAAGTTGTTCGTACTACTACAAGAGATAAGTATAAGACTAAAGCATATAAAGATGAAGATATTAAAGCAAATAAAGTATATTACTATGGATTCTTTCCATATTATACAAAGATTGCCGATCCTGATCATCCTATAAGATTTTATACATTCACTAAGTCTATTAGAGTTGAGACTGGTATAGTTGCTCATCCTGCGACGATTACTAATTTGATAGTTTCTCATTTGGAGATTACTGTAGTATATGAAATACCATCTATTGCTGCTGGAGTAAAATATAAATCAGTTACATTAGTTGGTAAAAAGAATGAAGCACCGGTTGACGAAACTGATGGTGATATTATTTTACCATTGGAGGAATCATCTACTCAAGCAGTTATTGATGGTCTTGAACAAACTACAAGATATTACTTTATAATATTCTCTAAGGATACTGATGATGTTGTAGTATCATCTAATTGTATGGATGCTATGACTACATATCCTCCAAAGATATTTGCTGAGATTATAGAAACTAGAAATGATCCTTATGATAGTGATTTCTTTACAGAGAGTATAGAAGCTGTTGGAATGCCATCAGAAAGTAATTTCTTTACTGAAATTATTAATGTTACACAAGGATAAAAAGGAGGCGTAATATGGACGGAAATAGCGGTATTTATGAAATACATGAGACTAAAGAAGAAGAAGAGTGGGGCGAAGAAGTAGTCTTAGAAAGTAGAGAACTTGATCCTACTGGTTTGTTTATTGAAGAGATACAAGTAAGAAGATTGGGCGGTGGTAATAATGCTAACTGATAATTTTTTAAGATTATTTAGTAATACTATGCAAAATCAATTAACAGCATATCAAGATTGCGGTGCGGGTAGCTATGGCATTTATCAAATGAATGAATTAATTGGTTGTAATGATGTAATTAGAAGAGGAAGAGATGATACCGGTTCAAGAGCATTAGGTTGGTATGTAATGATTGGGACTGGTAATACAACTCCAACAAAAACCGATATACATTTAAATAATATTATTGATTTAACCCCAACAAGTACATCTTTAGTTGTAGGTACTGATAATATTTTGAAAAAAGTAATACATAAATTTACTAATACTACGAATGATGCTTTAGTTATAAAAGAAATTGGTTTAGGATATGGTGGTAAAGTGCATGCGTCATGGCCTAATAATTATTTTATGTGTGCTAGAAAATTATTGGATACTCCCGTAACAATGCAACCTGGGGAAACATATCAATTTTCTTATACAATAGGAATTAAATCAGGAGGTTGATAATATGGTATTACATAATTTTGCTTATTCATTTGGTGGACAAACTTTATCACAAGTTTCAACAAGATTAGATTATGGAGCTTCAAATGTATCTTCAATGACAGATGTAAATATGGCTAGTATATGGAATATATTTGCTGCAGCTGGTAGAGATAGTACTAATTCTGCTCATTTATATTTAGGCGTTGGTAGTGCTACAGATAATGTTACATATGAAGATACTAGATTACATGAACCAATTACAAGTTTAACAGTTGTTTCAGCATCACAGGTTACAGCAAGTGGAAGAATTATAAAATATGTAGATACTACTTTTAGAAATGATACTAATGCTGTAATTGGTATAAATGAAATAGTATTTGGATTTAATCTTTCTTCAAATGATAAACGTTGTGGTTTTATTATTGCAAGAAAAAGATTGTCACAAACTATTAATGTTAATCCTGGTGAAGTATATTCTTTATCTTATAGTATACTTTTAAATTAATTCAAAATGGGTACTTAGAATAATCTCTAGGTACCCTCTTTCTTTTAAAAAGGAGAAAATTGGGCAAATAAACCCATCACAATCTTATATCGAAAGGAGATTTCTTACAAGATGAGATGGAATTATAATGACGAATACAGAGACGAATTCAGTAAGGGACCTCATAGAGACATCTTGATAGTCCCACATGGTACTAAGGTAACACCTGTAGCTGGAGGACCTCCTGAAATCACTTCTCGAGTTCCTTTATTTAATGATGATGGAACACCTCAGACATCTGGTGGTCATTTTGTTATGTCTGATGTTGATTGGGTTATAACGAATAAAGATATTGTGAAAGAACAGTTTAAATACTCTTATTCACTTAATCCTGCAGAGAATATAACATTCAGTTCTGCATCATCAGCTATGGTACAGTTTACCATAAGAAATAACAAAGAATACAATCCCGATACAGATACTTGGGAATTAGATATACCTAACTTACAATATTATTCATACTATGATAAGAATAATAATTTAATAATAGGTGAGTTAGAAGGAAATTATATCATTAAAGTTTATACTTATATCAATGGCGATTCATCTACACTCTTATGTTTAGGAATGTTTCGTGTTGAGGAAGACAAAGCAGTAGATAATGGATATAACAGACAGATTACTGCTTATGACTTCATGGCTACATTCCGTGATATGGATATATTTAATTGGTATAAGAGATTATTTGATGGTATAAATAAATTGGATAATGATTATATCGATGCTACAAATAAAACAGGCGAGGAACAAAAGAAACCTGACAATTATGACGCTAATATTAACTGGGTTCGTAAACCATCAAAGAAACTTTATCCAAATAGAGATGGTAGATGGACTATTGGTGAAGCATTACAAGATCTTATAAATAATCTAGCAGCATTTGATATGATCGTATGGTCTGATGATGGAAAGACTGCTATGGTCGGAGGCACATCTACGAATCCTTCAGCTGTTGGTAGAGATTATGGCGAAGGTTGTGGATACTCAGGATATGGTATGCCAATAGTAATTGATCCGAATATATTGGATAGTAATGCTAAACCGTATACTCCTACAGAACCTGGTGAAAATGAATATGAAGAATATGGATACATGAAGATTCTGGAATTGGAATTTTATCCCGATCCAAGTGTATTAAAGTCTGGATCATTAAGTATGGGTAAATTCTTAGAGGATATTGGTATATTAGCTGGTAGATATCCTATGATCAGACCTGATAAGTTAATAGAGGATGAAACAGCAGATTACTTTGATCCAAGAACTGTTACTGATCCTAAAAAGACAAGATACAATACTTATGAGAAATGTATATTAACATTCAAACCACTTCCTACAAGTAAAGATGATAAGACAGATACTGGTATACCTAAATTACAACCTGAACAACAATTAAGCAATCACGAAATAGTTAAAGGTTTTCAGCATGCATTATTTGATGTAAAGGATGTTATGATCGTCAAAATAGGTATGCAAGATGGTGAGAAAATTGAATATAAGATATTAAATAAGACACAGAGAAAACAAGCTGAGACTAATGATTTACAAACATTTACTTTTAGTAATAATCTTTTCTGTTCATATCTTGTTGATTCAAGCGATGATGAAGAAATCAAGAAACTCTTACCTGAATATAAGAAAATTAAAGAAAAATTATTTGGTAAAGAGAAAGATAATCACAATATGACATCTGGTGCATTATTTGAAGATGGATACTATAATATTAAAAATCGTTCATATGTACCATACACATTAACAACATATGGAGATCCTGTGCGAGATGTTGGTGATAGAATACTAATTAACTTTGAAGATAAGATAACTGGTGAAAAGACTCAGATGTATACTTATATTCTTGAAAGAGAATTAAGTGGTATACAGAAGATGATGGATACATATAAAGCTAATGGCCAAATCACAAGTCCTGTATTCAGTAACTATCAAACTGGTAGCACATATCAAAGTGGATTTGGTATGAACATACAAATGCTTGGCTATAAGCATTCTTATGGTAAAGGAAGTGGCAGTAGTCAAGGTAAAATAGTTGGTGTCAGTCCAAGTGACTTAGTAAGTTATTTAAGAAATGTTGGAATTAGATTACTTGATGAACCTTTAACTGCTAGTGCGAAGTTTGTACAAGGTGGAGAAGGAAGTAGTACATATAATTGTTTAGCAATACAATCTTTTGAACATTCTGAATATCCAGATGCAACCGTATTATATGATGGAGATACCACAAATCCAATAACAATTTGTCCGCAAGATAGTTATGTATTACAAGAAGTTACTGCCGTAGAAAATGATTATGTTTCTAATAGTTGTAATTTTGTTGACAAAAATGAATATTATGATACTGAACATAATTGTGGTGCATATTCTTCAATGTATATTTATGATGCTAATAAATGGTTATATACTGGTCTTACTAATATATTAAATGATAGTAGTACAATTGCATATGAAACTAATATGATAAAAAATATTGATGAAATTTATCAAGGAAGTACTCAAAAGAATATACAAATAAGACGACGTATATATTATGATGATACTTCGGTTGATTATGCAGAAATAAATAAGTATAAAGTTGATAGCATTCATTCATGTTATGGAACATGGTTTGATTCTTTTGTTGGATATCAAAATTATTATTCCGAATCAGCCTTAAGCGAAGAAATAAATATTGAAGCAACATATGGCACATTAATTTATGGTTTAGATAATGCATATACTTGGATATATCCTGGTTTATGGGCTGAAGGAGATTATACAAGTTCTTATCCTGAAGATTCTGAAGTTAATATCAAAAAACATGTTGCTCTTAAATGGGAAGACCCTGGTGATATTGAAACATGGGAACCTACTCCAGCTGATTGGAAAGGAACTATTGTTATTCGTAAAGAAGACTCTGCTCCTAAACATAGATGGGATGGAGAAGAAATAGTAAGAACTACTATGAGTAATAAAGATGCTTATAAAGATACTGCATATAGAGATGAAGATATTGAAGTAAATAAAGTATATTATTATGGGTTCTTTCCTTATTACAAAAAGAGAGAACAAGATGGACATAATATTAATTTCTTTAGATATACTAAGGTTATAAAAGTAGAGACTGGTGTTATTACTTATGCACCTGTGATTGAGTCTATTACTGTAGATGGTGACAATGCAACTATAACATATGCAATCATTGCACCAGAAGGAGTGACCTATTCTTCGATTAAGTTATATGGTAAGATAGGTTCTGATCCAGCTTGTGATGATACAGATGATATTGTTGAAGATATTGATAGGAATGAGACAAGCATTGTTATTAGTGATCTTAGTTATGATACAGAATATTATTTTGTAATACAATGTGTTGATATGAATGAAGCTGAGACTAATAGTAATGTTATGGGATGTAATACAGAAAATCCTGTGCCACCTGATGTAAGACCTTATATTGAAAAAATAAATACAACTACTTGGGGAAATAATGCTCAACATTCATTATTATCTTATCAAAGTGCTAGTGGTAATTCGAGTGTATGTAATATTGAAGATGTTTATGCATATTGTGTACTCTCTGGAACATTTAATAATAATTATGATAAGAATCATTTTTATGTTTGTAATAATATTAGTATTATAATAATTACTGATCCAACAATACAAGTAACATATAATATTGATATGTCTACAACTCAAGATGTAATTGTATGCTCTGGTAGAACTGGTTTTGGTCCTTATACACAAAAAGGTAATTATACAAGTACAATGAGCGTATGGTCTACCGATAGTGTTACAACTACTGGTTATTGGTCTAATCAAACAGGTGCAAGTGGTTTTACTGCATCATTTAATAATATGACAGAATGTATGAGTTATTTATCAGATCATTTTAGACGTATTAATAGTTTAATAGTTGACGGTATTAATTGGATATAAAAATAATTAGTAAAAATCAAAATAGGGGTATCTAGGATTCTAGGTACCTCTAAATTTTTTAAAGAAAGGACAAATACAAGATGCGTTGGGCGTACGATGATAATACACGAGACTTATTTGGTAAGGGAATACATCGGGACATCTTGATAGTTCCTCATGCCACTAATGTTATAAAGGTTGCAGGTGGTCCACCTGAAATCACTTCTAAAGTTCCAGAATTTAAATGGAATGAGACAGGAGGAAAAGATCATACAGGACAATACGAACCTGTAAAAGAAAATGGACATTATGTTTATCAGGATGTTGAATGGACTATTACAAATGACGATATTGTGAAAGAGAAATTTAAATACTCTAGTTCATTGAATTCTGATGACAACTTAACATTCTCTTCTTGTAATGCTGCGATGATACAGTTTACAATAAGAAACAAAAAAGAATATGTTCAAGACGAAGAAACACAAGAATATTATTGGAAACCCGAAATTCCAAATCTATTCAAATATGAATACACACAAAAAGATGGAAATGGTAATACTCAGAAAATAGTTGGTGAGTTAATGTCAAATGCATGCATTAAAGCATATATGTATTTTAATGGGGATTCTTCTACATTAATGTATTTAGGCATGTTTAAAGTAGAAGAAGACAAATTAATTGACAACGGATATAATCGACAAATCACTGCTTATGACTTCTTAGCATGGTTTAGAGAAATAGATATTTTTTATTGGTATAAACACTTATTTGAAGGAATTAATAAATTAGGAAATGACTATGAAGATTATACCAATGATACAAACAGCAAAGAAAAACATACACAAGCTGAATGGGATAAGAACTATATTAGAGAACCTAAAGAGAAATGGACTATAGGTGAGGCATTAAATGACTTGATAGACCATTTTGCAGCTTACGATATGACAGTATTTGAAGAAGAAGTAGTAAATGAACAAACTGGTGAAAAGAAAAATGTAATGAAGTTAGGTGCCACCTCTACAAATCCTAATGATTATGGTAGAGATGACTATGAAGAAGGTAATGGTTATACTGGATTGGGTATGCCTATTATCTTAGATTCTAATGTTATGACTAAGGGTGCTAAACCTTATATGCCTACAGAACCTGGACCTAACGAGAAAGAACAATATGGTTATATGAATATCCTCGAATTGGAATTTTACCAAGATCCAAAGATAATGAAGTCTGAATCATTGTCAGCTGGTAAATTACTAGAGGATATTGGATTATTGGCCGGAAGATATCCTTATATAAGAACTGATGACTTTGTTGATGGTGATTATATAGATCCTAAGACTATTACACCTACTGAAGAAGAAAAGCATCCAAGTAAGTACATATGTTATGAAAAATGTATATTAACATTCAAGCCATTACCAAGTGCCGAAAATGATAAAAATGTTGATAAAGTTCCTGAATCTATGTTTGATAATCATGATATAGTTAAAGGATTCCAGCATGACTATTATCAAGTGCAAGATATTACAGTAATGAAGTTTGAATTAGATGATGGTACTGAAATAAAATATAGCAAACTAAATAAAAGTCAGTTAGTTGCTGAACAAAAATCAGAATTACAAACATTCACTATTACAAATAATATGTTTGCTAATTACTTAGTAACTAAATCAGATGACGATGATGTTAAAAAGATGTTAGACAAGTATAAAGTCATCAGAGAGAAATTATTTGGTAAAGATAGTACTGCTGGTAATATATCTCCTGATGCTTTATTTAATCAAGGATATAACAATATTCGAAATCATATCTACACACCATATCAGTTAACTACATTTGCTGATCCTGTCAGAGATGTTGGCGACCGAATCAAAATAGATTTTACTGATATGATCACTGGTGAGCAATCTCACTTTTATACCTACATCTTAGAAAGAGAAATGAACGGTATACAGGCAATGATGGATACTTATACTGCTAAAGGCACTATGAAGAATCCATTATTCACCAATTACCAAACTAGTTCCAAAGCAAAGAGTGGTGGTGATACTGGTCAAACTAGTGCTGACTTAGATATTATGACACCATTTGATTTAATTGAGTATATGCGTAACTGTGGATATAGAATGCTCGACGAACCCAGTGAATGCAGTGCGGTGTTTGCTAAGGGGACAGAACAAGATGATGGTGGAGAAACACATATATTTAATAATTTAAGTGCCAATCCTTATTATGCTCCAGATGAATATTATCCAAAAGATGGAGATACTACAAATCCTTATAAACATTGTACTGATTGGGGAGCTGATTATGCATATTACGAAGATGTTACTGCAAATATTGGCGATTATGTACAAAATTTAAATTATGATTCATCTGATAATCCAGATCCAGCAGTTCCTGGATTTAATGATAGTCCATTATATGTTTATACCTTAAATAGCGATTGGAAGTATGTTGGAGGACGATTCAATAACGTTGGTTGTAACTTTATACATAATTGCGCTGGAGATAGTGAACTAACCCTAGCAAATGGTGATAACTTCGAAGGGTCTACTTGCGATGAAGTAATTATAAAACCTAAAGATGGTAATACAATATATAGATCTCATATTAAAAATACTAATTTTTATGAATATGATGTTAATCCAAGAGAAGAAGATGAATATTATGAAGCTTCCGAAGTATTTACAACAACATCTGCCACAATTAAAGTTACTCCAGGTGACGCTATTAGTGCTCTTATACCATATAATCCATCAAATCCAGATTTAGATTATGGTATATATCAATATCCTGGCATTTGGGTTAAAGGAAGTGAATATCCAAAACTTAATCTTCCAATAACTATCAAATCAAAACCCTACGTTCAACTTAAATGGTCTGATCCACCGGATATAGATGACTGGGAACCAACTCCTGCAGCGTGGGAAGGAACTGTTATAGTTAGAAAAGAAGACTCAGCACCATTACACAGATGGGATGGCGAAAAGGTTGTACTGAATAAAACTCGAGATAAATATAAAACTAAAGCATATAAAGACGAAGACATCAAAATGGGTAGAACTTATTACTATGGATTCTTCCCATATTATACAGCTGATGATAGTGATCCTGAGCATCTTATAAGATATTACACATTTACTAAAGTAATAAAGGTAGAGACTGGTGATAACTCTATTGCTTCGACGATTGATTCAATTGATGTAAATGGTAATACCGCAACTATCAAATATACTTTATCACAACCTGATAGTGCATCATTTGCTAGTGTCAAAATTTATGGCAAAATTGGCTCTAACCCGAGTTGTGATGAGACTGATGATATTGTGGTTGATGCTGATCCAGAAGCTATAACCAAAGATATTCCGAATTTGGAATATGATTCTACATATTATTTCTGCTTAGTTACAGTTGATAGTAATGATGAAGAATTGAGTTCGAATGTTGTATCTGTATTTACTGGTGAAAGTCCTATTCCACCAGAATATGATTATATAACTAGAGCTGGAACATATAATGTAAGAGTTATTGATGCTAATCATGGTAAACATTATTATGATTTAACAGAAGTTCCATTTATTTGGAATAGGAGTCAATTAAGTAATCCATTTAATAAAAATTTACCATTTACATTATATTATCCTGGTGAAAAATTTTATAATTGGTATTATAGTACAATAACTGGTATAAGATTTTATGATACAGCTACCATTAACTTAACTAAAGAATCTAATGATAGTTATACTGCTTCATATACCGGTTTTAATTATAAACAAGGTATATCTCTTAATAATGGATATAATTATGTTAATAGTCATGGATGGACTTTTGAATCAGAAATAGGTGCTTATTTATACGTAAGTGATTGGTCTGAACAAACTCAACCGGTAACAATGACAACAAGTTTCAATAGTTTAAGTGGTGCACTAACATATATTGAAGAACATTTTCGTCACGTTAATGTATATGTAGATGGTATATGTTGGGTTACAGCAACTTAAAAAATTCACTTTTCAAAATAAGGAGGAAACAATTATGAGAATTAGTGACAAAGTTTATAACATTTTGAAGTGGATTGCATTAATCTGCATTCCTGCACTTGTAACATTCTTATCTGTTGTATTAGGTGTACTCGATGTAGATCCTAAGACAGTTAATGTAATCGTTACAATCATATCTGCTGTTGGTACTTTGATTGGTACTCTTATTGGTGTATCTACTAGTGCTTACAACAAAGAAAAGAATGAAGCCAATAAGATATTCGAACAGCAGAATATTACAAATGGTGATACAAAATGAACCCTATGATATACGTTGATGACAATAAAATAATAGAAGCTGAATAATTAATTCAAAAATTCGAAAAACTGCTTTTAATAAAGCATAAAATGCAAGTTCTCATAATATTCAAACTTAAAACTAGCATTCTAAAAACTGGCATTCTCATTTAAATTCGTATACACTATTCCTTCTGGGAAATCAAAATGGGTAGCTGGACTAAACTCTGGCTACCTAACTTGGTTTCCACACACTTTTCTTACAGAAAACTGTACTTTTCACTTCGTTCAAAGTAAAAAAAAAAAATGAGAGCAGATATTTCCGCTCCCATCTGTTTTTGTCTTATTTACATATTTCTCTCAATTTGTCCGTAAAATACATGTTAAGCGGACTCATTCCCTGTCGTTTTGCGATGGTGTTCTGTATTGCTGTAGTACACTCATCACAGACATCTTCATACTTAGTCTGATAATCAGGATTTGTATTCGATCCTAATACTAAATAAGCTTGATAATGTGTGTGACCAGTTTCACTAGCAAACATTTGTTTACCGCAAATATCACAAGTACATATCGTATCTGTCCTAACCATAAGTATCTCCTTTCTTGTTAAAAGATATTTTAATAAGTTCCTATATTATAAGACATAAAAATAGCGAAAATCTTCATTTATATAATGGAGGTGAATATAATGTTTAAAAAGCTTATAGAGCATACCAAAAAGAGAAAGAAGCAACTTATTGATGACAGAAGTCAAGAAGAAAAAGAAGTTGATTTTGAATGTGCAATGAAAACATTAGAGAAAATTAACTGGGCTAAAGAAATTCGAGACTTCATGAGAGCGTAATTTGCTCTCTTTCTTTTTTTTTAATATAAATACTTTCTAGAATGCCCTTGTAATGCACTACAAGCCTCATTTAGGCCTATTTGGTATATTCTTGGTATAAATCTATGGTTAAATATGAAACAGGCCTTAAAATCGATTCTGGTGCATTCTAGAGCTACGCTAAATTATTTGTCTACACTTTACTAAAGTAAACTGATGCCTAAATAGTTACGCTAAATTATTTGTCTATATTATAGCAACATAAACTATAAAATAAGGAGGAATGTATATGGATAAGAAAGACAAAATAGTACTTGGTATTGTTGGTTGTTATTTTGTTGGAAACTTTATTTATGCAATTTCAGAAAGATATCAGGAGAAGAAAAAAGAGACTAGAAGGGCAGAGCAGAGAAAAGCTGATTCTAAACGTCTATCTGATATGCATGACGAATTAGACGAAAGTTTCAAAGATATGCACAAGATATTACAAGAACTAAGTGAAAGACAGCAAAAAGAAAATACAGCAAGACTTGTTAGATGTTTATACGCAATAATTAAACAGAGAAAGACACTCATGAAGAGTGAAGAAGAATTTGTCGTTAAAATGATACGACATAACAAAATGTTTGAAGAGGAACTTAATCCTGAGAAAGCAACAGATCAGGAAATAATAAGATATTTAGAAACAAAATGTAATTTTGATATATTCAATGATATACCAATGCTTACAGGTGTAAAGAAAACATATCAGTTTTATTCACTGAAAGATTTGGGTATTGAATCAATCTAATTATATTTTAGGATAGCATCGAAATTTGGTGCTATTCACTTTTCACTTCGTGTAAACCACAGTTCTCACTATGTTCGGTCTGTTTTTCGCAAATAATAATGTCTCTTTTATGAAGGAGGTACAAGACATGAAAACTGATAAAAAGATTGGGTTAGTATTGTGCGGTATTTTCCTTGGTATTAGGGCAATTTATGTAACTGAGAAGCTAGAAAGAGAAAGAAAAAAAGCTGAAGAGATACGTAAACAGAATCTAATAAATCAGGGAAGACAATGTTTACACAATAACTTTTATTATGAGGAACCAAGTAATTGTACTGAGATAGTTAAGGGATCATAATTTGGTCCCTTAATTTTTCGCTAATATTTACAAGTATATTATAGGAGGTGAATAAACATGAAAGTAAAAAAACTAATCGGAATATTACTTCTTGGTTCATCAGTAGCTTATCTTTTAGGTGATTATATTGGAAATAAAGCAATTGGTAATGGCAAGGAAATTATAATTAAAAATATTGAACCTGAAGAAATGAAAGAAGAACCAAGTAATGAAGATTAATTAATGTTTAGAAATCAAAATGAGTAGGTCTTTATGGGCCTATTCGCTTTATTTTATGGTATTATTGTAGGAGGTAAATAATATGACATTTAATGGATACAGATTTAAATTATTACATGAAGACAATAAAAAAGAAATCACTATTGAAGCAAAAGATGTTGATGATTTATACAAGTATATGTATAATCAAGGTTATGAATACATCGGTACAGGCGATTTCTTAGAAAGAGTTTTTATGAAACAGAAAAATGGTGCATTACCAGATGTAATATTATTTGAACGTGAAGGGAGCTAATGCTCCTTTCTTTTTTCGCTAATATTTACAAGTGTATATTGGAGAGAAAGAGTCGAGTATAAAGGGAATTTATACTGTTAAATGGCCTTAGGAGCAAGTAGCGCACCCCCAGTATGTAAGGGCGCCTGGTATCTGTGAAGAGGAAACTCGAAGGGCAATACCCCAGTGTAAAAACTGAGCGTTTAGTTGAAATAAACTATAAAGTGGCGGTCCAGCATTTCTCTTCTATATTTTTTTAGTTTGAACATAGTAAGAACTACAGTTTTCTGAAAAGAAAAGTGTTCGCAAAAAACTAATACCCTATTATAGGAAGAGAAAGGAGGTATAATATTATGTTAGGAACAATTTTATTAACAATATTATTAACAATAGGTATAATTGCATTATTATCAATATTATTTGTTATAATAAGTTGGTTACCATTCATATTATTAGATATCGAATTGACAATTGAAAAGTGGCGTCGAAAGTAGGCGCTATCTTTTTTACTCCTAAATTAGAAAGGAGGATTTAATATATGAATGCAATTTATGAATTATTAACTAATCAAATGTTAGTAGCGAATTTAGATGATCCATTGGTAAATAAATTTGAAAAAATATCCGAAGGATTCCAAAATGGTGATTTTATAGCATCATTTTCAGATTTTATGGATATATATTCAAATTATAAAAATGGTGTAATTCATCATGAAAGAATTGAAAAGTTAAGAAACATAAAACAGAAACGTAAATTAAATCGTAACAAAAGAAATTGGAGAGTCTAGTAATAGGCTCTTCACTTTTTTCGCAAAATTTTATAAAAACTGATACCCAAACAACTTCGCTAAATTGTTTGTCTGTATTATGACAAATAGTGTCGTACAAGAAAGGATAGAAAAATGAAGATAATTTATAGGAGAAAATTTAAGGAATTGAGAAAAGAATATGCAGACCTTGGAGAGTTCAAGTTAGACATCATTGAAGAGATGGCAAGAACTAATTCAGGTTATTCAGAGCAGTATTCTTCATATGTAAATTCTTGTAAGATTAAAATTGATCTGGACAAGATTGATGATTTAACTCTGACAAGAGGTTGGGAATACTACCTTAAGTACAGGAATTTGTTATTAAAGCGTGAAAGCATTCGTGGTGGTGCAGCAGTAGCAACTATGGGAGCATTCATGGTTTGGTTTACAAAGAAGTGTATTGATGTTAGTAAGAACAACGCAACTCTTGAAGAGGAATACAAGCGTGGCAGATCAGATGTTTACAAGGATATCGAGGAACATTGCAGGGATTGTAACTGTGGAGATTCTTGGATTGGAGATACATCCGATGGTAAGCACATGATTCTTAGGATCTCCGATGAGGAGACAGAAGACTATAAAGAGTTTCAGGAAAGTTTAAAGGAACTTGACGAGTACGATGATGAGATCTAATTAGAAATAATTGGAAATCAAAATGGGTAGTAGAGAAATCTGCTACTCACTTTTTTCAGATTGAACGAAGTGAGAACTGCAGTCTGAATAGAATGAAAACTGACATCCAAACAGCTACGCTAAATTGTTTGTCTATATAGTAAGAACTAATGTTAAGCACAGAAAGGAGAATAACATGATTGTTAATTTCACAAATTACAGAAGTTACTCGAAAATTGCTTTAAGGTCCGAGGACATTAGCCGCATTGAAGAGGATTATTTTCATGCAGTTATTGTTATGAAGTCTGGAGAGCGTATTCCGGTATCGGAGTCGTTTCGTGAAGCTAGTGAAAGATTCAATAAGGCAGTATTAACAGAAGGTACTGAAGTAGGAGCAGAAAAAGCTATTGAGGATCGAGAGAAGGAAATTCGTATGAAGAAGTTATATAATAAGGTTTCAAACCGATTAAATAACGGATATCGAATTTAATAATCTCTATTCAAAAAGGGGCGTAATTTGCTCCTTTTTACTTTTCTCATCATACTCGCATTTTTTTATACCTATATATTGAGTGGAATAGGACTCGCACAGAAAGAGGTATAATATGAAGAAGAATACTGAGAAGAAGAAGTTAACAAAGAAGCAGGTAGTTAAGGGTTTAGTAATTACAGCAGTAGCAGTTAATTTGATCGGTGTACCTTTATTAACATTTGAGTTATATAAGGAACACAAGCGGAATAAGCAGCTGAAGGAATTATTAGCAGATCTTACACCTGTTGATGAGACAGCTTCAGAAGACGAGTATTTCGAGGCATAATGCTTTTTGAGTATCAGAGTTAAACACAAAACGATTGGAATCAAGATATTTGGTTCCTTTCGTTTTTATTTAAGTTTTTGAATATCGTGAAAAAAGTGGCTTCTAATATGGAAACTAAATTCCAAAATTTTATCTAGGAGGAAAATAAAATGAAGAACAAAACAAAAGGATTTATTGAAGGATTTATAACAGCACCCTTGGTGGCACTTGCAGGTTATTTTGTATATAAGACAATTAAGCCTGATTACCTCAAGGATTATGAAGAAGATACAGATTTTGATGACTTCAGTGATGACATTGATGATTTGGACACATTTGATGATTTAGATGATATTGAGGAAGAAGAGAAAGAAAGTACAGAAGTCAGCAATGACGAAATAAAAGAATAATAAAAATCAAAATGGGTAGTGGAGAAATCTGCTACTCATCACTTTACAAATGTAAACTGATATCCAAACGCGAAAATTTACTCAACACTTTACAAATGTAAACTGATATCCAAACGCGAAAATGTTTGTCTATATATTGGAGCGGAGGCTCCTTAAATTTTATATTTTGGGAGGATTAAGTGTATGAGTAATGCAGAATATGTGAAATTTGACGAGCAGAAGTAAATAACTTTAAGGGAGTATCAAAGATATTTGGTACTCTCTTCACTTTTAGTTTGAACATGGTGAGAACTACAGTTTACTGAAGAATGAGGTAAAGTGAGGAGGAATAATATGAAAGAAGAAAAGAAAACTAAATTAAAGAAAATTTTAAAATGTACAGGTATTGCATTAGGTAGTGCTGGCATTATGTATTTGATATGTAAGTATTTGCCTGACCCTGTTGAAAAAGATGAGAAATCTGCAGAGTATGAAAGAGGCTATCACAATGCGTTGGTTGATATGGTAGATTATTGTGAGAAGAATGGCAAATCAGTTGTAATCGAGAGAAGAGATTCACAAGATAAACCATATTTAGTAGCAAATTTAGTAAGTGAGAAACCAGAGAACGCAGTAGATTATCCTTATTTAATGTTTTGAGGTAATATATGAATAAACGTTTAGTAAAAGTAGGCATGGTCATAGAATGTAAACATGCTCCAGATGTAAAGTATTTAGTTACAAAAGTAGATAAGAAATTAAAAATTATATATGTCATTGGTAATATGTCTCTAAGTTTTAGAAAAATACCTATTGACATATTGTATTGTTTTAATGTTTATGGTAGATATACAAAAGAACAATTAAAGGAGATGTTTGACCAGTGACAAGAACCTATAAACTATTCAAAATAAGTAGTAATAAAGAAAAACTTGTAAAAGAATATCCTACAATGCAAGAAGCTACTTACAAGGTTAAAAGTATTCTTGGATTAAAGGAATTTCAGAAATGCCAGTATATTCCTTTATATGACGGTAATTTACAAGTTGGTATGGAATTTATACAAGACGGTAAAAAGATATTTGCGATTAGGAAGGAGATCATATGGCAGAACGAACAAATGTAAATACTGGAGTTTGCGACTGAAAGGAGAAATAATGGGTCTTAACATAATAGAACTTTCTGATGTAATGCAATATATTGATACAATAGAAGATAAAAGAATACATGATTTATTACATAAAATGCGATTTGAATACAGTGAATATACTGAAATTGGTACAGTAGAAGATTGCAAGAACTATAAAAAATTATGTGATATACCAATGAGTCAGGTAAATGTATTATTACAAATGTCTAATAAAACATTACTTGATGAAATACAAGCATTAAATAAAGAAATTGAAATGCTAAAAATATGTAAAGGTAATTCTCCTCGTAAAAATTATAATGCACAATATTATGAAGAACATAAAGAAGAAATAAGTAAAAAGAGAAAAGCTAAAAGAAAAGAAATAAAGGAGAAATAATGGCTAATATAATTGATAAACTTATCGAAAGATATAATGACAAAGTTATAAATATATTAGGAAGTGAGTATACTATTGTATTTAGGTCACATAATGACGATGACCAATTAAATGATTGTGCTGCATATTGTTCTTATCATGAAAATATAATAGTTCTTGATTATGAATCAAAAAATTATATTGGTAAAAGTGATTTATATATAACTAATTGTATTAAACGCGCATTACGACATGAATTAATACATACATTTTTGGATGAATCTGGTTTATTCTGTAATGCAAATGCTTTTAAAGGTCCTTGGCCAGTGAATGAAGAAATGGTAGATTGGTTCGCTTTACAAATGCCAAAGATATTTAAAGTATTTCAAGAATTGGATTTGTTGGATAATGAGTAAGTTCGCTAATTTAAATGCTTCCTAATTGAAAGGAGGACTTAGTTATGGACAAAATAGAAAATGATTATATTACAGTTTGGGATCCAATAAGAAATAGAACTATATTGATTACCAAAGAGGATTGTAAAAGATTTCAGGAAATAAATAAAGGTCTTGAAACTGAATGCCCAAATTTTGAAGCGAAGACAAAGGAGCAGTAATAATGGCTCCTTTCTTCTTTTTCGCTATAATATATATTCTCTTTATAGGAGCTTATAGTTAAGTTTAGAAAGGAGAATATTATGATAATGCATAAAACAACTTATAAGTGTGACATTTGTGGAAAAGAATCTGAAAAACAATCAGAAATGAATGGAAACATAACCATAGATTTTGAAGATACATCATTTAATGGTTATACCCATGATATTGAATACAAGCAGGTTTGTCCTGAATGTGCACACAAAGTATCTGGTTTTATTGTAGATTTAAAGATTAAGAATACTCAATGTATAAATATGGAAGAACTTGAGCAACTTTGTGATGAATAACATCAAAATGGGGTAGTGACAGAATATGTTGCTACTCTATTTTTTAAAGGAGAATAAATATGAGTGAAGTAATTGCAATAGAAACAGTAACAGAAACCGTAACACATGAAATAAAAATGATAAATGCTCTTAAATGTGATGTATGTGGTAAAGAGTTTACAGGAAAATATTGGGAATTAAATACTTATCATCACGATTGGGGTAATGATAGTATTGATAGTAATGAGTATTTTGATTTATGCAGTGAGAATTGTGTAAGAACAAAACTTGAAGGATATTTTAAAGAATGTAAACATAGTATTACTCAGCACTTTGATTTATCACAAGAATTATTTAAACCTCATAAGGAGAATTATTTATGAAAATAATTATTGATACTGATAAAATAGATGGTTTTAATAATTTACAAGATATTCCAAAAAATTGTAAAGAATGCCCTTATAGAAATGATATTCCTAGTGATAGTACAGTCGATTGGGATTGTGATTTAATTGGATATGGTTATAAATATAATGATGGTATTAGAAAAAGAATAAAAGATTGTCCTATTATTGAAAAAGTAAATTAAAGGAGAATACATAATGATAGATGAAACATTTGATAATATAATTGGAGAAATCAATTTTGCAGAAGATAGTACAAAAAATTTTGAAAACAGTTTAAAAATATTACGCTATAATATTAAAGAAATGAAAAATAATGGTTTCCTTTCTACAAAAGATATTTATAATTTATTAGATGATTTTCAAAAATATTTAATATTTGATAATGAAACTAGTACTATAGATACTAGAGTATTAACAAAGCAACGTATGGTATACAAAACTAATGATATTGAAACATCACGAGAAGCATTAGATTTCTTTGTCAAAGCATTTAAAGAAACTATGGAATTTGAAGTAGAAAAAAGAGGAATCAAAAATGAGTGAATTCTTACAAGGTCATAGAGCACCTGATTTTTATATTGATTGGGATTTACCAACTTTTTCGCATGATGAAATAGATGAAGCAATAAGGGGTGCATACAAATTAATGCAGTATCCTTGTTATTTTGCTAGGAATCATCGTAATAAACGAATAAATAAGAAATGGCATAATAAGTATGGTATCGCAAAATATACTGAAAGAGAAGAAAGATATTTCAAAAATCATAATAAAAAACTTATTTATGTAAAGGAGTAAACATAATGCCAGATAAAGATCTATGTGGAACTTGTGCACATTTTAACAAAGATAATATAGTAACAGATAAATGGTTAGGCAGTATACATGTATGTGACAAAAGTCATATATGTGAACCATGGAATTTACATGATGGTTGTGAAGATTATGTATTAAATGTAGGTGAATTAAAACCTTGTCCATTTTGTGGAAATAAAGATATTACAATTGAAAAAGTATCACATAATGTAGGAATGGATGGAAGTTATGATAACTGGTTAATTAAATGCGGAGTATGTTTCGCAGAAATGAATATTCCAGCAGATATTTTTTATGGAAGAGAAGGTTATACAAAAGAAGAAGCTATTGCAATGTGGAATTGTAGAAAGGAGAAATAAATATGGATTATAATGATGAGATACATTCAGATGATTGGCATACAAGAGAAATACCAGATTCGCCAGTATGTATTAAAATAATCTCAGCAAAAGAAGCTAATGCTAAAACTATTAAAGCATTAAATGATTGTGCAACAAAAGAATTAAATAAAATAATGAGTGGTATTCATAATACAGCAAATGAAGGGTATTTTACTTATGGCGGTGATGGCTATTTAAATGAAATCACTAAAAAAAGACTTGAAGAATTAGGTTACAAAGTTGAAACCGGCTCGCAATATAATGAACCATATTATTCTATAAGTTGGGAGAAAGCAAATGAATGAAGAATATAGTTGTTTGGTCTGCAAACATTTTAATCCAGATAATATAGAAATAGATCATCATAACGCTATGTTACGTTTTTGTCAAAATGATGGTACCAAATTAAAATCTTGTCGTAAGTTTAAATTAAATGAAGCAAAATATAATGCAAAAAGATTTGTAGAGGGGTAACCATAATGCCATATTACAAGAAAAAAACTTATAAAAAAGGATATAATAAACAGCCTACTACTTATACACCATGTCCTGATACATATGCTTATCACGATATAGACGAGCATAAATATGAAATACTTGGACAAATAGCTTATTGGCATGTTGAAGATTATCGTTATGTTATACCAAATAATAATGTAAAACCTGGAGAAATTAATATAGTTATGCCAGATGTTTGTAATGGTAATACAATAAAGATATACGATACCGAATATATTGTAAATAATACGGAACAGTTTGTAAATGAATTTGGTGTAGCAATGAATCCAAATGATTGTAATAACTTCAAATATGACACAGTTAAAGTTGAATCAATACCATTTTATTAAAAGGAGAAAATAAATGACAGATGAAGAATTATATGAAATAGCAAATTATTTTATAAATAAAGATACATGTATGCATGCTAATTATTGTAAAATTGATTTAAAAGAAATGATTAAAGAAGATCCTCAGAAAGTAATAGATGATATACAAGATGAATTTCAATATTTATTAGGTATATGCGGTTGTGGATGTACTGATGAGGTATATAAAGGAATATATGCTTTTTTAAATATTGTAAATAACAAAACAAAGGATCCGCATAATAAAGAAAAAGCAGATCAAGTATATAGTTGGATAATAGATAATTGGGAAAATTATTTTATAGCAAATGTTTTGGATGATAAAGGATTATTAGATCATGGTACTAGTATTAGATGTTGTTGGATTACAGAATTGGGTGAATGGTATTTAAAGATATTTGACAAATCTTGTAAGGAGGATTAAAAATGGCTCTAGCACATGCACAAAAAGATAGTTTTTATACAAATAGTTATGGCGAAATGATGTCTCTTGATAAGTTTGCCTTAGCAGAAAGAAGATTAAAAGAGAAAAAGAAATTACTTGAAGATGTTCAAAATGAGTATGATTTACTTGAAGCAGATGCATTTAGAACATATAAGAAAGAAGTAATATATTTACTTTCATTAAATCCTGCTCTTATTAACAAAGCAATGAAATGGTTAAATATGCTTAAAAGTAAAACAATTAAAATTGATAAACGTAAGAAATATGAAGAAAAAGTTATGTTTGAGATTCTTACAGGGGATTTACGAAAGTTATTAGGTTATAAAGATATTGAGATTACAAATATAACAGCATATGGCTATGAAGGTTATGCTTATGGTATTTACTTTAATTGTATGAACCATAAATTTGAACTATATGTACCAAATATGGATGTAGTTGACATAAAGCATTACAGAGACTATAAAGAATATGCTTTTAAATTAGCATTATATAATTGTGACAAACCAAATATAGCAGAAAGTTTTGGAGCAACATACTTTGAATCAGAATTAAAAGATATTTTCGAGAAATGGTTAATTGATAATAATGTAATAGGTGTAGCATCATTACCGCAGGAGGTGGAATAAATATGGATTATAATGAATTGAAAGGAGAAGTATAATATATGAGAGTTATAACAGCACCTGAAAAATATATAAGACAACCTAATGATATAACAGTATTCTTAGCAGGTGGTATTACAAATTGTTGGGAATGGCAGGATAAAGTAATTGAGGCATTGCAAAATAAAAAAGAAGTAGATTTGAATAATCTTGTAATATTTAATCCAAGAAGAAAAGATTTTCCTATAGACGATCCTAATGCAAGTTATGAACAAATAAAATGGGAATTTAAAATGCTCGAACAATGTGATATTTTCTCGATGTATTTCTGTGCAGGAGAATCAGATCAACCAATTTGTATGTATGAACTTGGTAGAAATATTTGTAGAATGCAAATGAGATTTCCTACTGATTGGGATATAAGATTAATTATTACATCAGAATATAATTACAAAAGG